TTGTCCTTTGGGACAAATGTCAATGGCACTGTACGTCGGTGGTTTGCGAACTGGGGAAACTTCTTTTGGCATCTCGATTTGTGCCAGTTGAGAAATCATCGCATGACGCACCATATCGTCTCTTTTGTTGACAAAATCGTCAGCCAAGACTTTCGAGTTTAAATCACTCGAAAGAACCAAATGTCTCAGAGAAAAATTCTCTTCCAAACATTTTTTGGCATGATCAAGATTGTCACAAAGGACTGCCATGACAAATGCTTGTCCTTTGGGACAAATGTCAATGGCACTGTACGTCGGTGGTTTGCGAACTGGGGAAACTTCTTTTGGCATCTCGATTTGTGCCAGTTGAGAAATCAATTCAGGATTGAGCTCTTCAATAACAAGTAAGTTTTCTGGTGTGAGCACATATCCAGTCTCACAAAATGTTAGAACAGCATTCCAGTTTTCACACTTAACATACCTATCAACGCACTTTTGCATTGCTAAACTATCCATAGGGACTTCGTCTTCGGTGGTCATTGCTTTTGGTGGTTTTGTACTGTCAATTGCTTTTAGTGCGGTACTTTGGTAAATGAGTCTGGGTGTGATTTATAATTTCAATTTTTTATTAAAATTACAAGACACTCTTAATAAAAAAATTCACCTTTGTCAATTTATAAACTGACGTAGTATGAAGTGGTTTTTGACAATTCTATCATGGCGTTGCAATTTTCGGTATAACCATTTTGCCAGCAATAACAAAAGCAATCGTTCAAGTCAAACATATGATGTAAATCATTACTTGACTCAAAAATTGATTCTGCATGCTTGTGGATTTGAACATACAAATTCGCATGATCATGTGTTCGAAGAATGGATTGAATTCCATATTCAAATGCTTTTGCCAAATCAGTTGTCGTGAATTTATCGCGTTCCAAAGTTTCGTTAAACATGTAATGACATGAAAGACGCATTTTATGCAAATCTCTCGAGTCGCATGCACGCTTGAACTTTAGAGCCAATGGATGAATTTCTTTGTTGGTCATTTTGCTTAGAAACTCGTAGTATGTGATGTTGTATAAAGGAATATGCACGTAAATATATTTTCAAATTTTTTGATATGGGTTTTTGTTTTTTTTGGTGGTGGTGGGGGAGTGAATAAATGAATTATGGCACTGTGTTCATGGCATATGGGTTATGACATGGGAGTGTTGGGAGGCGGTTGTTTGGTGTTCACAGGAATGACATGACTTCTCCAATCATATCCCTCATGTCAAAGACTGGGTGTTTGATCGGTTTGCCAAGGAGTTCTCCTTCGAAAGGCAGAAAACCGGTACAGACTAAAACTTGCAGGAATGGCTTTCTTCTTTCGTATGCGAAGAGTTTGTTCATGATTTCTTTGTCGGTGCATTGACTTGCTGTGCAGCCATTAGTAATGAGACGTCTTTCTAGGGCTGTGCCGCTGATTATATCAGATTGGAGTGGAAAGTTGGAAACGTTTTGATCGAAGTTGGGTGCGTCGGTGAATGCCTTAGTTGTGTTTGTGGTGGGCGACACGATCCAATCAAGGAGACGTTGATTGAAATACCAAGCATTCTTAAATATTTCCGACATGCTAGTAACATTCGACACATCCCATTTAGAAATGTCTTGATTGAATTGTTCAGAATGACAAAACATACAAGACATGTCGGTGACATTCGACACATCCCATTCGGAAATGTCTCCATTAAAATTCTTAGTCCAACCAAACATGTCATTCATGTCAGTAACATTCGACACATCCCATTTAGAAATGTCTCCATTGAAAAGATTGGCTGATTCAAACATACTAGACATATCAGTAACATTCGACACATCCCATTCGGAAATGTCTCCATTGAATTCATCAGTAAACTCGAACATACTAGACATATCAGTAACATTCGACACATCCCATTTAGAAATGTCTCCATTGAAAAGATTGGCTGATTCAAACATACTAGACATATCAGTAACATTCGACACATCCCATTCGGAAATGTCTCCATTGAATTGTTTAGCATGACATAACATATTAGACATGTCGGTGACATTCGATACATCCCATTTAGAAATGTCTTCATTGAAACGTTCGGCTTGATAGAACATCGCAGACATGTTGGTGACATTCGACACATCCCATTCGGAAATGTGACCATATACCCTAATAGCTTTACTTGGATTTGACAGCCACGAATTGACTGCCTCACGGATAGTTCCGTCGGTGAGTTTCATTGTTTCGTTGGTGTTTGTTGTTGTATTAGATAACTAAGTAGTACATGATTGAGTGTGATTGGATTGAGTGTGATTTATTATTTCAATTTTTTTGGCGTGGGTTTTGGTTTTTTGGGGGTGGTGGGGGAGTGAATAAATGAATTATGGCACTGTGTTCATGGCATATGGGTTATGACATGGGAGTGTTTTTTTGGCACTGTGTTCATGGCATATGGGTTATGACATGGGAGTGTAGGGAGGGGGTGTTTGGTGTGGGGGTGCATTTGGTGTTCACAACTTTCGTCATTTCAAAGAATAATCTTCGAGTTAACGTCTGTTGTGAGCAGAGGATAGGTTGGCGATCGCTGCTATGAGCACGAATGCCATGACTGCAACAACGCATTGTCCAATGGGCGAGCCTTGAACTTGGGTAATCTGAACAGCCTGGACGGGTGAACTGACAACCATTGTTGGAGCAGACGAACTGATGCACACAAATGCAACAATCGCGGCAATGATCACAAGAACCAATGGGTCAATTTGACGCATCATTAGCTCAAATTGCGTTGACAAGTTTGGCTGGTGGGGAAACAACAAACATTTCTTTGTCTCGCAATTAGAAAAGCGCTTGTCGGGAAGAGGAGCTTGAACTTTGTATTCATCGACAAGATATCTCGGCTCATTGCTGATCACCGCAATCACATTTTCGAGCGTGATCATCATGCTAGTATGAGACTTGGGAACCACAATCATGTTGTACTCTTGCAATCTATGCAAAGTCTCAACGGCCTGAACAAATCCAAAATCGGATATGTTATCGATGATCGCCTTCGTAGTCTTGTGGCACAAAAAGACATCTTTGTCAGACATCTTTGCAATCTCTGCGAAAATGTCTCGGTAAACATAATCCATGTTGGAAACAAAGTTATCATAAACACCATACAGCATTTTGAAATCCTTGAGGGTTGGACGTTTGTAACGACCTGGCATGGCAAGCAACATGGTAATGTCTTCTTCTGACACATAAACGCGAGTTTTGGGCTCGGTCGGCTTGGGCACATCGCATATCATGACACGCATACGACCTAACGCAGAATCAAGTTCAAGTCGAACGACTGCTGAATCAGTCAGTTCATGAAGCTCGTTACCGTCAGAATTAAAAATTCGGACTTCGGCCCTAGGTTTGAATTGGATTGGTTCTCTGACCAAATTGGGATCTTCTTCCTTTCTCTCTTCTTCTTTCTGGGAACTCATACTGTAAACTGGAAAAATATAAACTGATGTAATTACAACGGCTAATAGTACTAGAAACACTATAAAGGGACTTGGATAGAAATATAATTTCAATTTTTTCATTTAATTTGATTTTGTCGGCGTATAAATGCACATAATAAAAAAAGTTTTGTGGGACATCTAAACATCACCGGACAAACCAGACACGACCGCAACATTCTTTGAATACTCCTTGTTTTCTTCAATAGATAGTTTGACATGGTATGGAGTGGTTTTGGTCAACTCTAGCATGGCCTTACAATTCTCAAAATATCCATCCTGCCAACAACATCGAAAGTAGTTGGTCAAGTCAAGCGCATGTGGCAAATCTTCGGTAAGAAAGATTGACTTGGCAAACTCGAGCATTTGGACAAGATGCTGACTTGAATCATGCGACTGAAGAAGGGATTGAATCCCTTCTCCAAAAGCTTGATCAAAATCATTGGCGATGAACGTGGATTTGGATCTGTAAATTTCCTTGAACATCAAATGACAATTGAGATACATCTTCTGCAACTCGCGAGAGTCACATGCATCTTTGAATTCGAGGTACAGAGGGCGGGTTTCGTTAGTGTCGGACATTTTCTTTAATACAATACAATAACTGATAGTACTAGAAATAATATAAAGAAACATAGATACAAATATAATTTCAATTTTTTTTAACATGTTGTTTTGTTTATTTGATTTTGTCGGCGTATAAACGCACATAATAAAACAAATTTCGGGACATCTAACAACAGGACAACAGGACAACAGGACAACAGGACAACAGGACAACAGGACAACAGGACAACAGGACAACAGGACAACAGGACAACAGGACAACAGGACAACAGGACAACAGGACAAACTTCAAACGGGACAACATTACAAACTTACTTACCTTCTAGCCATACTACATCATATCGTCTCAAAACGTCATAATGCTCTTCATTAGGTCCTGGCTTCGGAACACTAATTCTTGAGATTCGTTTGGCATTTTGCCACAGACAGTGGAAAACTCAATAGCTCCATATCCAAACGACTCAAGGAGTGACAGCATCTCAGGATCTGTCACAATGATGTTGCTTTCATTGTTGGCAATGGGAAGTAAATATCCCACATTACAACCATTTTGCAACATCATACGTACGATCTCAACATCTTCGCGCACAACTGCACCAATGAACACATCTCTATCGACCTTGCATCCATGAATCAGCATCATACGTACAATCGGTACTTCTCTAGATTCAACCGCAAGAGAAAGCAGGTCTTGGCGAATCTCACATCCATCAGGTTTGCATGACGATGCAGTGCCAGCAACACCATACTCTCGAACTATAGGAGCTCCCGTAAAAAGTATTTCATACAATCTACGATAGCTGACAAGTAGAGAGGGCATGGCGGAGTAAAGACAATTAAATCCATGCTGAAAATTGTTTTCTGCTATAAGATACACCGGAAAACCATATTCAAACAAGATACCCATCATCATTACGTTTCCTCGACGAACCTTGATGCCAACAATGTCGGGACACGCTTTTTCAAACGTGTAACCATTGTCAGCCAGCATAGAGATTATGCCAGGTTTGTCGGTTTCGATCCATTCATCTACAAATCGCCAAGAAACAACAGACAATCCATGTTCCTTCAGCATAGCTTCAGCATGATCCCTGTCTGTGCGAACACTTCTATAGAATTCATGCTGAAGTGTAGTGAATAGATCTTCCTCCTCATCTTCTTCGTCAACTATATAAACGTCATCTTCGTCACTACAGTCGTCTTCCTCAACAGCGTTGACAGTCTCCGTAGAGCTGTCCGATTTCTGTTCGGGAACTTCGTCTTCATCCTCTAAACGAGGAGCAAACGGAAAGTCAATCTCGTCATTGGTCTTGATGATATCTTCTTTAGTACATTTACGTGCCTTGGCACCTCCAGCGGATGAGTCCTGAGACCCGTATCCGCCCGATTCTACAGTTACTACAGCTGACATCTTAGTACGGAAAGTTGATAAATGGAATTGGGTATGATTAAATATTTCAATTTTTTTAACTAGCATATGATATACCATAATAATTGACATATTTAATCAATAAAATAATATTAAATATATTAATGGATGCATATACATCAAAACAGGGTCAAATTAACCTTTTGGCACCAATAGAAGAACAGACTGTATTTGATCAAAATAATACTAATTTTGATAATACTAAACATATAATAGCACTATGCATTATGAATTCAATATTGATTTTATGGTCAATAATGGAATTATCTACGTCATGTGCACTCGAATATCAGCCATTTTTAATATGTTTTACCATAGTAAGCATATTAATGCTTGTATTAATGACTTGGAGCAAAACAATTACTAATTTTTGTGGCAAATACATGTGTTTAACACTAAGTTTTGGTTCTTGGGGCATTTATCTTATATTATTTAATGGAGATCCTAGAGATGGTTTTATTGCAATTTTAATGATAACTTTCTTCTCGTGTATTGGAGTCTTGTACAACATGATTATGTTGTTAATTTTATTCGTACAATCATGTTCTTGTCAATAAATTAAACATAAGACTCTTCTGCGGGTTTTTCTAACATAGCACATTCTTTTATTTCGCAGCGACATAATGGACATTCGTTGGTCAATAATTCACTAACGCATTTATAACACATTATATGATTACATCCTAATATACTGTCTGATTCTTCGAAACATACAGGACATTCAATATCAACAGTTTCATCAATTTTAATAACTTTCCACGATTGTGGTATTATTTTTTTAATTATGTCGTCACAATCATCTTCATAATATGAACTAGAGTTTGGATCATAATATGAGTCATAATCTAATGGAAGATTAGCATGACCGTACCTAATAATAACATCACCAGTTTCGATGTCATGTGTAATATATATATCACCAGGTATATCATCCGAACTATCATCCGATCTATCATTCGATCTATCATCTAAATTATCATCCGATCTATCATATAAATTATCATCCGAACTATCATCCGAACTATCATCCGAACTATCATCCGAACTATCATCCGAATTAAATAACATGATATTACGCTGATTCAAAAATGCTGTGAATATATCGGGAATTTTTGGCAACAACCAGTTACGTATATTTGGCTTAATGGTAATTGATTTTAATGTTTCAGTTGTGATATACAAAATAATCCTAGGATATAATTTATCCAACCATCGTATAGTTTGCAAATCTTTTGATAATAATGACGCAATCAATTTCATTTTGTTAATAGTTTCAAGAATTTCGGGATATGTTTCAATTAAATATTTACCTATTTTCAAATTACTTCTATCAAGGGAAATTTGAAATATTCTGATCAGAATCTCTGATGTTATGTTTGGTATTATTCCAATCAAAAATTTAAGAACAGAAAGTTGATTGCCTAAGATTGCATTCTCTAATGCAACATATATTTGATCTCCACTAAGTATTTTTTTCTTTGTTTGAGCATTTAACTCATTATACATACTTTTACATATACCTGCATTACTATTTTTGCAATGTTCAGTGAATCTTTTGACACTCATTGTATAATATTATTATATGCATCTATTTCAAATTAATTCAATTTTTATCAAGTATAGCAATATCAACATACAAGTATATTATGACTGATCTATATGATTTGTATATGATCATGACAAATTATATCGAATGAGACAAGAATCATAATATGTTCGTTTCTGATATAAAATTTTATGCAATAAACTTATATATGGAATCAATTGAAATTCAATCATTTAATTTATGTGACACTGTGGTAAGAAATCAATCAATCGGAAATTTATTTATTATAGGAAATGATAATTCTAATAAAATCGAACTCCTACATAATTTAATATCACAAACTAGACTTTTAGTTGATGATATTGACATGGTTGTATTTACAAATGAATATAGACAAGAATCATATTTACCTGTTATTAAAGATGGCGAGCGTGTACATAATACATTAGACGTTGAACAGTTAGCTCAAATTGAACTAGAAAGACATGAATCCAATCCAAAACCATTATTAATTGTACTTGATTATCATACATACAGTATGGGTATTTCACGTTCATTAGTTAATTTACTGATGAATTCACGGCATTTAAAATTATCATTTATAATGGCATGCGAACTTGTTACTGGGATTAGTCCCAAAATTCGTGCAAATTTTGACTATGTATTTGCAACAACAAATTGCCGCGACAACGATCATCCTAATATATCAAATATAATGTTACGACAGATATATGATAGATTTTTTGGTGTATTTCCTACATTTAAATCGTTCAAAGATGTATTTTCTCAGCTAAATTTAAATTCATGCATAGTATACTCTGCTAGAGAGAATACATTTGATAAACAAATAATGTTCATGTAATAAAGAAAATGTTGTTTTTTAATTTATCATCAATATTTGATAATAAATAAATTTGGACGCATTAAAACTGTCTAGTGAGCTGTTTAATTTGATCTTTAAGATCATCATCAAACTTCAGCAATTCTGCATCAGCAACAAATGTTGTCGGTTCAAGCATGTCATTCTCGATGTAAAAATTCATCAAAAATTCCGGATAACGTTCTTTAACGTCCTCAATTGAAGCTTGGCCGGCATTGTATGCAACTTGAAAAAGTCTCACGGTGTCTGCTACCAAATTACGATGAGGAATGCGTCCATGCTGAAGCATAAAATGATCACGTTCCCATTCTTCATGAGTTTGCGAGCCATCTTCATCTTCAACAATCCCTAAAGCTAGGAATTGATCAAAGAATGTCAGGCATTTCTCAGTCCACCGAATAGGCTGAGCAGTCGGCTTGAGCAAAACCTTTAATCGGTTCCATGCGTCAAGACCATCTGCTCCACTTACACGAACTTTGGCCCCATAACAAAAGACAAGTTGCCATGGCGAGGGGGTGACTTCGAAAGATGTTTGCATTTTGATTTCTGAAGTCATTAGTAGTAGTTAGTTTCCAATGGTCATATGTAACATATTAAAATTCAATTTTTATATATCCTAGTTGAAAATGGTTTTGAACCAATATGTAATAAATTAATAGTGGGGTTAAAACGTATATTATTTTATAACTGTTTAATACACAATAACATCATCAATTGGCGTAGTACCACCCGCTACCTGAGATGTAATTCCTCCTCCAAATTCTCCAATAATATCTCGCACATCAATATCAGATGACCATGATCTTAAAGAATGCCCCACTGTATCGGGTACCCCTTCCTTATACTTGAAACGAGTAAGTATTGTTACACTGACATCTGGATATTTTTCATGCAACTGTTCATGTGTTAAATTCATCAATTCTGGAGCATTTGTTACACAATATGTAACTGTATTTTTCAAAGTTCCTTGTCTAGAATTCTTTAAGCAACGATCTTTAGCAATACCAATCTGAGATGTAAGAATGTTTTTTCCAGTTGTCATCAACTCGGCAAACTTTGTTTTTCCCATAAGAACTGAAAGAAATTTATCGTACAATGTATTCCCTTCAGTCATATTGTAAATTCCACAAAAGAAAATTTGTGTTTCTAGAGATTCCCTTGAAAAAATTTTATTATTTATCAAAGGTATCATATCTTCAATATATTGTATGAATAAATTTCTCAAAGGCATTCTTGGAATCACTGTCAAAACTTGTTCGAATAAATCGGTTTCACTAACAATTACATGATGATGAGATTTGATACGCGGTTCTTCAAAATAATCTCCAATAATGATTACTTGTTCATAATCATCGTACAAAGTAAGATCAACATCTTTAATTTTACTTGGCTCACATACAAGCTTCTCGAATGTGTCATCCAAAATTTTAACAAAAGCACATAGAGCACATTCTGGTGTATTAACTGATATAACAATTTTTGACATTACAATTAATAATACTATATATTCAATAATAATTATTTCAATTTTTTATAAAAGTTGAATTATTTTATTAATAATTGATGTGCAATATATTTAGTAATGGAACATAATAATGAAAGTCTTAGAAAAGCTGTAAAAATGTATATAATAAATCGCATTAAAGCTATAAAAATATACGGGCCTATTGAAAAATGGTTGACTGGTAATGTTACGGATATGAATAGTATGTTTTACAACGCTAATGCGTTTAATCGAGATATTGGCATGTGGGATGTTAGCAGTGTTACAAATACGAGCCATATGTTTTATGGTGCTTGGAAATTTAATCAAGATATTGGCAAGTGGGATGTCGGTAATGTTACTGATATGAGTTGTATGTTTTATGGTGCTGATCAGTTTAATCAAAATATATCACAATGGGATGTTAGTAATGTTACAGATATGAACACCATGTTTCTTGGTGTTCATCAATTTAATCAAGATATTGGCAAGTGGGATGTCGGTAATGTTGTGGATATGTGTAATATGTTTATAAATGCTCATAAATTTAATCAAGATATTTTGAAATGGGATGTTAGTAATGTAACAGATATGAGCAATATGTTTTGTGGCGCTCATGAATTCAATCAAGACATTAGTAAGTGGAATGTTAGTAATGTTACAGATATGTGTGGCACATTTCATGGTGCATTGAAATTCAATCAAGACATCAGTAATTGGAATGTTAGCAATGTTACAAATATGTATCGTGCGTTTCAGAATACTCAATCGTTTTTACAAAATATATCACAATGGAATGTCAGCAATGTTACAAATATGAAACAAATAATCAATAATACTGCATTATCTGCATTTCTAAAAAAACATAAACATAATGATGAATTGTGTTTTAATAAAACAATGATGAATCATCTTTTTGCTTTTAAAAGACGAAAATATTTCATGCATTTTCTAGTTGAAAATGGATTTGAACTATTTGGACAAAAGCTGTTGATAGAAAACGAACATCGAATCTTTGACACACATGATATAAATTATTATATTATGTCATTTTTGTAAAAATTGATATGTTTGATCATTGCATATTATTATTTGATTAATATTAAATGTCATTTTTAGAAATTCAAGAATTTAATTTAAATAATATGATGATTATGAATCAATCCGTAGGTAATTTATTTATAATTGGTCAAAATGATTGGAAAAAATTCAAACTTGTTAAGAAATTAATAACAATAATTGATGAACAAATTGAAGATGTTAATAAAATGATTTTTGTTAGTTCTAACAAACACAATATATACAATAGAATTGTACCAACAGAATGTTTATGTGATACAATTGATAATGATTCTTTAGATCAAGTTACAACATTGTGTCATGCTCCAAATGCAAAACCTATATTACTTGTCATAGACTGTGATGTACATAATATTGCATCTATACAACAAAAACTAAGTGAAATTATTATGTCATCGAGACATTTAAAACTTTCATTAATATTAACATGTGACAGAACAAGTTCTATGTCGCCAGAAATTCGCTCAAATTTTGATTATGTATTTGCCTTGTCAAATTGTTGTACAGAAAATCAAACAAGACAATTGGAATATTTATACAATAATTATTTTGGTGTTTTTCCCACATTTACATCTTTTAAAGACGTATTGTTTCAAATTGATGAAGCAAATTGTTTAATATATTCTGCAAGAGAACATCATCGTGACAATTTAATTAAAATATCAAATATTAATGAATAATTTATTTAAATTTATGTTGTCATAATTAACAATGACAACTGAAATTGATATTGTTGGAGTATGCGGAAGTAAAGGAAGTGGAAAGAATACAATTGCAGATCATCTTTTTAAACATCATGGATACATGGAAATCAGCTTTGCACGCACAGTTAAAAAAATCGTATCAGAATTATTTGGATGGCAATATAAAATGTTGCTAGGTGATACAGAAGAATCGAGAATTTTTAGAGAAACTATAGATGAATGGTGGACTCTAAAACTTGGTATGGGGAACATTACTCCCAGGTTTATTTTACAACATATTGGTACAGATGTAATGAGAAATCACTTTCATCCAGATATTTGGCTATTGACTGTTGAAAAAAGGATGTATGATATTATGAAAGAATTTGGAAATAATAAATTTGTTATTCCAGATCTTCGTTTTATGAATGAATTTAAATGGATAAAATCATTTCCAAATGCTAAGGTTATATCTGTTCATAGAGGTGAAGTTCCAGAATATTATGATGATATTAGAAATGGACATGTTGAAAATGTTGATGGTGTGCATATTTCAGAAATAACATGGATGACTTTTAAAGAAGATTATTGTATTCATAACAATTCTACAATAGATGAATTATGTAAAACAATTGATATAATTTTCAAATGATTAAAAATCATAAATTATTTTATTTAACAACACATTAATAATATTAATAATGAGTTCCGATGAATTTACTTTGCCAAAAAATATTCTTATTATTTATGATACCGAAATAACATTTACAAATCTTGATTCAAATTTAACTGAAGTACATTTTGAACCAAATTTATACAGAAATGTTAACATAGAAAATAATTTTGAGAACAATTTCGGTACATGTATTTTTATTGATCCAAATGAATATAAAAAGGTTTATTTTCCAAATGTCAAAAAAGTTATTCTTCATTTTGCTCCAACTCAAAAGGAATTGTATGATATTTTATTAGCATTTCGTAACATCAATTATATTTTATTAAAATGTGGTTATATAGGAAATACGTTTACGATAATAGAAGATTATATGAACATATTTTGTAAAGATTTAAAAAAAGTCGAACTTTTCGACATATATGAGCGAAATGTTGGTAAAAAATTAATACAAAATGGCATTGAAGTAAATATATGCATTAAAATATAACTCGATTCATGCTATAACTTGATATGCAAACATAGTTGTTGGATTATTGTATTTATTTATTTTTGATACATTATATTTAATTGTTTTATTTATTGCGATGCGTTTCCATTTATTACATGTTATTAAAAATTTATTTAGGGCTTTTGCAACGTCATAATGTCGAACATCATCTAGGACAATAATTCCACCATTTTTGATTAATTTATTAGAATGTTTTATATCATATAAAACATCTTTATAATTATGAGCTCCATCTATTAATATCATATCATATTTAATATTGTTATCAATCATTTGTTTTAATGCCGGATCAAATGTTACTTCAACTAAATTATGTGACAAATTAATACCATGTCTTTTATATGGCAATATAACATTATCAATGTTGTGTTTTCCAAATGATTTCCATTGTGTTTGTTGATATGGATCAATTGATGTTAGAATACCAGAACTTTCTGGATTTTGCACCAAAGTTTTTCCAATGCTGTCAGCCAATATCATGCCAGATACTCCTGTAGCGCAACCTATTTCAAGAATATTTAATGCATTTGTTTGTCTAGATAGTTTATAAATAAATATCATTTCGTACACATTTATTGCAGAATTCAATGCAAAGAATTTACCATCCCATAATTTACCCCACCGGACAATTATATTAAATATATATTTATTTTTGATATGTTTGTACAATAAACGAAGTTTGTCACCATATTTTTCATATATTTATTTCAATTCATCATTATCCATTAAATATATAATAATAATTATTTGACATTATGCTGATCAATTTGTAATTTTGCTAATTCAATTTTGGTTTCTGCTTCTTTTTCTGCAACGATAACAGTTGCTTGGGCAGTTTGAACCATTGCATGAGTTTCGTTCTCGGAAATACGCAAATTTATGCAAGCAATATTATGTTCTGTGTCTTGATGCTGATAAATATAATATATTACAACGCAAATAAATAACAAAAGGCAAATAAATAAACAAACAATAATTGCAGTTATATTTGAATTAGAAATCATTGATATATCTATTATATATTTAATAATCATAATACTATTCAATTTTTATGGATTGGAAAATGACACTCTTTTAATTTGTTCAATTTCAACTAATGTTTTACAACATGATTGAACAAAGTAAAGAACCATCATACAAATTAAAAATAATAGAATAACAATCAAGATTATTGCTGTATTAGAAAGTAACATATTGCTAACAAATTATATATCATTATCAAGTTATTTGGTCAATTTTTATTATGTAAAAATATGATAAATAAATAATAAATGCCGTTTGGTTTAAGTATCATTTGACTTTGTATTACGTTGTCTTAACCCTGTCGCATATAGATCTGTTGTTGGTTCTACTTCAGTCATATGACAAGCAGTATAATTTTCATCTTCTGTTTTTTCAATATCTGACAACTGAATACCTGTGTTGTTAGATTCCTCAACAATTTCATTCAATGTTTCTTTAACTTCTACGATTTCATTTGTGTCATCAATATTATCCATATCAATAATACATGTAGATATCATAGGCTGAGTTTTTTCAGCAATACTTTTTGGTAATTCTTCAATATTGTTCATCATATTGTATGTTGTTTGTGCAATTCTATCCGCAATTTCGGCCAAACAATCACTAGTGGTATCTTTTGCAAATTCAATAAAACGTTTTGAAACGGCTTGGAGTTCTCTGAATTGTTGTATAGAATTCGGATCAATATATACTCCACGATTAACATATTTATCAATTCTTGAATTAACTTTCTTTATATAATGCTTTACACTATTTAACAAAGTCATGAAGTATTTGTTCGTTGCCGGTTTTTCCATCTTTGATTTATATAATTCGATAATGTCGTTGATCATTCGAAACACATTAAATATATGCTCGGAAATACCATTATCAGATCCATATTTATAACATGTATAATTACCAGAAATACCTACTTTACAATAATCGATGTCATAATATGTCATAATATAATTGATTATGTCTAATTTTGGTTTAATAACAATTAATTGAATAATTGGCATTTTTGTTTCTGGTTTTAATACCTTATGTGTTATGATACGTTCGATATTTGCTCCAAGAATAGAATATGCATTGTAAGTGACAATGGATGTTCTAAGATATGCAGAGAACTTTAAAGAATTACCAAAATTCATTGCTTCCGCATAATTGTTAAAATATATGTCAATATCACCAAAACTATGTGATGTATCATATACACAATTACTAACAAATGATCCTGACAAAATGCCTTCAAACATAAATAGATTTCTCATAAACATCTCACATTCTTTTTCATTAAAAAACACTAGCAACTGTTTTTTCAAACGTTCAACAATTGATTCATCATTGATTATATATCGATCTGGAGATAATTTATGCATTTCATAATATGGCAACAAATGTGGGTTGCTAGCATATGTATCAACAATCTTATCACTAACACCTGTCATAATTAATGCGGTATATGGAGATATTGTCAAAAATGCTTCAGCATTCTCGTTAGCAACATTTGTTAAATACATAATGTTGTAAATTTGCAAATCATCCATGATAGAATTGTAAATTGTTTCATATGCATGATCATTTACTTTTAATTTTCGAGCAATTTTTGGATTAGCAGCAAAAACAAAATCATACATTTCAGACGTATATGTTGAAAATGTAGTAATACATGTATGATTAAGATGTAAAATCGTCCATTTAACATTGTCACTTGGATTTTTTAACATTTTGCATATTCTGTATATATCTTGTGGTTTGAACTTTGTTAAGCAAATCGAATATACAGCATCTATATGTTTGTAATCTTCTGGAACAAACTGAATTGTTTGAAATGGTCCATACATCAATTGAAACATGTCATTTTTTTCCTGGTCTTTGAAATTCTCAATTATTTGGTCTACTAAATGATGATCAACAATTTCTTCAACCATCATTCTTTTACCAAGAATAAACTTGTTTGTTTTGATTTTGCAATCCATTTCTAAAACCAATGAATCTGGTAGTAAAAATACTTCTCTGATAAATACTCCTACGGTTTCAGCATAACTTGCCCATGCAGAAATATCTATTTCGGTTGCACAATACAAACCGCCATAACCACAATTTGAATTCATATCAAACTTATCCTGATATATTTGTAATCCCTGACTATAGTAGAAATGATTATGAGATTCTGCCATGTTTAATATTTTAAACAATCTTGTTTTCTGAAGTTTCAAATGAAGTTCTTTCATCTCTCGATCGAGAATATTTGATGGTTCATATGTCTTCAACAAAACCTTATCCAATTCATGAACATATTGTAATGAATTATATTGTGGATCAGTAAAGTCCGAAAAAATATTATCCATATTTACATCTGGATATTTTATTTTAAGTCGATCGATATGTCTCAAATGTGACATTTCAATAATATTTTCAACTTGTTGTAATGCAATGTCCTGTTCCGATAAATGTTGTTCATCAGAAGTCCCATCAATAACATGTGTTTGAATACAAGTTCTTTCGACATGAACAATATTTACCAAATCTGCATTATCAGGTGATAGATCTGGAACATCTTTTTCAAGGTTTGTTTCATTATCTGTGCTAGGAACGTGTTCCTCCATGATATTCAAACCTATCAAATCATGATTTGTTTCCAATGGTTTGTCAATAATAATAGTTTCTGTATTTGTATTTTCACAATCTTTTGACTTTGTTTCATCATCGATCAACACAGATTGTTCCGAAAGAGGATTAATTACATCGTGTGTTTCGTCATGTGTTTCATTTAACAATGGAACATGTTCCGAATCGGTTGTATTATCTTCTTGGTTTGAAAATACACTATCTATAACTGTATTAGTAATATTAGGCCAATTTTGAGACATTAATAAACAAAGAACTATATTGCTATATAGTTAAATAATCAATTTTTATCGATTTAATAATTTATATTACACAATCGATGCAAACAATATCACTAAAAACGAATACATAAGAACAGACATATCATATGATCTTAAATATTCGAAATCATCTTTCGAAGAATTATAGCATTCATACAGCTTAAATGATTTTATTGGAATCATTAAAAATATAATAACAACCGATAAATAACATGTAATTAAATGCAACATATTATCTATTTTTATGATCATAGGAAAATATGATCGCGGTTCAATCTTTCGAAGAATATTGTGGATTACTGTTAAAATAACAATACACGTTGTATTCAAAAATAAACACATAAACATGAAGAATTCTACATTCATATATGTTTCGTGATTTTCTGGCATATATTCACACATCATGTCAAAAATATCATCTTTTGTGTCTTGTGAAACCAATTTTGATTCGATTATTAATTGAAAAATACCAATAATTATCAAAGCAACGCCAGTTATTTGTATAAGATGCATTATATGTCCCATTGGTAACTATATTACTTCATTATTTAATAAATGAAAGTATCAATTTTTTGTTTAAAGAAATAAACGATATAATCGTAATGGAACCTCTTGTTGCCACAAATGCATTATCAATGAATATTATCGAAATGTTAAATAAATTAGTCACCAATATGGAAGATATGTCTATTAATGAAATTGAGGAAAAATTAGAGTTGTTGTTGAATGATTTTAATGATCAAACTCCCATGCTTGTTCATATATATAAAAATGATGTATCATGCCGTGAATCTTTTATTAATGCATACATGTTCGCTCGAGATGATAAAAAACCAATAATAATGACGGATGATATTATAAAAATTCAAACTTTTATTGAACAATATTCGTCTACATTGACAACAATAAATTCATATGTTGCTACAGAGTATTCTGTGTTTTTAGTAGATGTAAATAAAAAAATGGAAATTTATAAACATGGAATGAAATATTTATTTAGCGAAGATGTTACTTTGGTTAAAAATTTGGTGTCAGAAATAGAACAAATTGAAAAAAGATACGAAATTTTATGTGAGGATTTTTGGTTAAATGAACAAGAAAAAATTAACATGTATTTCGCAAAAGAAAGATATTATATTGATATATTTACAACTCAAAAATCTATCGAAAATAAATTTATTTCACTTGCGGATATTTTATGGAAAGGATATACATTTCTTCCTTTAACTTTTAAAGAAAAACTCAAGGAAAAATGTATTACAAGATCCAAGGAATTATATACAATTGTTCGACAACGAAATGATAGATTTATTAATAATGTTTCAGACATGAGACAGCAATACATCAAACTTTTAAAAGAAATAACTAATGTAGAAAATACCAAAGCCATAATGGAATTTTGTTCTCAATCATATAATGCAGTTTATGACGGAAGAGAGGACAGTGATACTTTTCGCAATGAAAAAAACAAAATTCAAATTGAAACATCAAACATGCATTTAAGTAAATTTATTGCAACAGAATATAGTACCTACAGTTGGAATATTAAGGATTTTTTTAATAACATTCTAAAATATGCCATAAATATAATTAGTTTTGAACCAAACTACGAATACTATACTTTACGCATTATAAATTTTATATCTGATAATGAATTGCATGTATTAATGAATAATATTTCATCAAAAACGCTGAACTTTGATGCTAATTCTGCCACAAATTCTTATATACATAATATAACTAAACCAATCGAAATTGATATTGGGGATAGTAATTTACTATTAGCAATACATGATGAACATTATAGAAATATTCAGCATTATTTGACAAATGCTCGGGGCGTGGATCCATATATTATGTACAATTATAATTCTAAGGAAAAACATATTGTTGAGTATGTTCTTTTAAATATTGATGATTACTGTATGCAACATCATGCATTAAATTTTGTAAAATATCATTATGCTAATGGGGAATATACTGTAGCATTGTCCACGCATGCATTTAATTGTGTTTTAACATGTATACAAAATTCACACAGATTACTTACAAACACGCATTGTGGATCATTAGAATTAATATTAAAAAACATTCCACATACAAATGCAAATACAAATATTAATAATTTTCAAGATAAAAAGTTGCTCCAGCAATACTCATTTAAACAGACATGCATGTATGTTAAACTTTTATTAGAAAGATCATTTTCTCTTGCATAAACTTTTCGTAAACGTTTCATAAACTTTTTTTATTTATCCATTTGAATACATATCATATTGTATTATAATGGACGGTTCATTTACTGAATATTTGCAAGATTATAACATATACGCAGAAGAAGTTGGTTTGAAGAGAATTTCTGTTTTTGATGCTGAACAACAATTGACAACAATTTATAACATGGATCGTCACAATATTTATGATAAACTGGAAAATATTTACAAAGAACTAGAAAAGTATAATTTAGATTTTATGTGTAAAGTATATTGCTCTGGTAGGCAAATAATTGTTAGCAATGAAGTTACATGTCATGTTTGTGATAAAAATTACAAGATGTCATGTGGAGCGACAATAGATAATGATAGATTAATTCATTCTGTTTGCAGAGAAAATGATGATAAAAAAGTTGTTTATGATTTTATGCAAGAAAAATTTAATGAAAATAATTTGTGTTCGATATGTGAAGAAGAATGTGATTCTGGTCATATCGTTATGATAAATGATACATTTTGTCATAAATCATGTTGTATTAACGCAACCATTGAAAATTTTAAAGATTTAAAATGTTTTCTTTGCTCGAAACCAATTACAAAACATCGCATGCAAATTGAATATTGTACATATGATGAACATACAGCTCATGTTTTATGCGCTAAAGCAAGTCATAAATCTTTAAAATATAAAAAAATTAAAGTAAATTTATCATTAAACAAATGTGGATTGTGTTCATTTTATACAGTTGATAATAAATATTTTCATACTATTTGTCAAAAGAAACTTAAACAATCGGCCGCATAAATTACAATGTCAAGTTACAGAAATATTGGAGAATTTATGGAAAGTAATCCTAAATTTAAGAAATTATGTACACAAGAACATTTTGTTATGAGACAACATTCAGATGCTCTTTTGCCAAATCAATTTGATCATTTAACATTTGTAGGTCGAGAGCCTATATTGACAGCATTACGTCGAGAACAACCATTATTATGTTTTCAGAATACACTTGTCAAAGAAATATATAGTCAAATGTTTATGGAAAAACATATATATGAAAAGAATAAGAAATATATGGATAAATTGGAATCGAAATCTATGTATACATTTATTGACAGTTATTCAGAAATGTTTAATGGAATGATTTCAGTTGATAAATATCTTGTTTTAGCAAATAGTTCAATTTTTGTTGATAAATATCCTGTATTTATTTTAATTGATAGCGAAGCACAAGATATGAGAATTGGAAAGAAGCAAAAGAAGATTGAATTTTATGGTCTTATTTGTATTGGATTTTTGACAGATATTAGTCCATATTCGGAAGATGAATTAATAGATTTTGAAGCAAGATGTAATATTTCAATTCCTCCAATAATGAGAACATATTTGCTAAAAAATTCTACTGTTCAATTTGATAAAAAATTATTCCGCTTTGATCTCGAAACAATAGAGGATTTTACAAGAATTAAATATAATAAAGCAAGTAAAAATTTAAACAATTTTAAACTTCTAAAGCAAATGTCCGAAACAACTGATGAAGATGAAAAAAATACGTTATTGGAAGAAAATAATAAATTTATTGATGAAATGAATAATGGATTTCTATATCTTGGTCTTATAAACTTATCATCCATACCACATAATGATATTAATTATACCAAACAAAAAGAAGAACTGTATGCATTGATAAATTTTGAAGAGCAACGTGGTATTGATTTTTCATGTACCATTTGGAAAAAAACATGCATTAATGGGAATGCAAATAAACTATGTGATTTACATGTGACAAATAAAACTGATGAAGAAATAGAAGTCGCATCTAGCGAAATTAACATCGAAGATCCTACAAGGATGATGTATTCAATGAAATATGTAGCTGATATATATTAACTTCGAAATATGTTGTAAACGTATATTAACTTCGAAATATGTTGTAAACGTATATTAACTTCGAAATATGTTATAAACGTATATTAACTTCGAAATATGTTGTAAACGTATATTAACTTCGAAATATGTTGTAAACGTATATTAATCTCTCGTCCTTATTTAATGTTTAACTCAGAATTATCATCTGAATCAGAAATTAATCTAAATATAGTGTCAGCATCTGACAACGAACTGTCAGAAATCGAAACAACAATTATTCCAAAGAAAGTTGAAGAAAAAAGTTTTGTTGGTGAACTTGTGTCAGGAATTAGTACAATGTTTAATGCAGATCCAAAAATTTTAGAAGATATTGACAATACTAATGTTACTGCTGATATATTAGCATCTACTGGACCAGGAATTGCTAATGGACCAATTGATAATACGATGATGCTTGGTAAAGGTGCCATGTCAGGTGGATCATTGGAACGTGACATATCATATGCTGAAGAAAAATATCATATGTATAAAGAAGCATATTTTTTATTAAAAGAAGCTAATGAGAATAAGTAATTATGTAGCAAAAGTACCACAAAACTGTGATATTAATCGAAATGCTTCTCCCAACATATCAGTTTTCATTAATGGATCCATTGTTTCTTCTTCATCATAAATAATATTCGGATTATCTTGTATATATTCATCCAAATTATTAGTGATCAATTGCATATATTTTATTAATAATTCATAATCACTTTCATGTTCTTTAGTAATACTGAATTGATTATCGGTCATAATATTTAACAATGTTGTCATAACATCTATTGCTAAATGAGGATTTTTACCAGATGCCATATATCCAACATATCCTTTAACACGATTAAATTTAGTGGCTATTTTTTTCATTAAATCAAACATTATGACTAAATAGTTTGATATATTATTAGTATATCCATCAACAATGACGACAGACATTTTCTCAAGTTCTTCTCGATATGTTGTGTGTTGCATTAATAAGTGTATGACATTATACTTAATAAATAAATTTTCATTTTTTCATGATTCTTTTTAACTATATTTTTAACTATATATGTACTCTTACGAATTGATGTATGTCTTCACCACAGGCGCAACGTATTCTTGGAATCTTGCGTTTTTTACTGGTAGTTTTTTTAACACATAATTGTTTTGACCAACATGGCTCGCAATATGTAATTTGTTTGCAATCAAGATGCATAATCATAGGAATACCATAACATTCCGATGTCACACATTTTTTGTAAACTTTATTAATTTCAATATAACCATTGATATTTGTTTTACAAATTGGACAGCATTTATTCGGTAATGTAATAACATTAAAGTTTTGCCCACTTTCAACTAATGATGGTTTATTTGCATTATTACCATACAAATATTGATCATTACATGATTTACATGTAGCCAAATGACCACATGAATATACAATTTGTTTTTTTTCATACAAACATATACAACATTGATTTCCATCAATAATTGCCTTTTCTACAATTTCTTCTGACTGAGTGGCATGTTGTTCAGATTGTGTGCATGTTCTTTGTAATGATAATGGTCCCGGTGTACAAACAGTCGTTACTTCTTTGCATATACCTATTGATAACTGGACACCTCGATCAAAGTTGTGATCAAAATATGCATTTCCATATTCACTAACAGTTGAAATCGAGCAAAATAAATAATTAATATTTGCGCAAAGTAAAAAATATTTGTGATGTGATGGATCTATTAATTCAATATGTTTCATAACAGTTGTCATTTCATTTTTAAACAATCTGTTCTTCACATATGAATACAATTCATGAATGAATGAACGATATAACATATATGATTGTGTATGTAATGTTTTATTTATTGCCATATCAAGTTTGTTCACCTTTTGTAAAAGATTTAATTTATAATCATCATGTACTGGCTGTATTGTTTGGAAAAGTGATATACCATCGAATTCTGTTGCAATTGAAATATCTGCCGTAACAACAAGATCAGATGTATTTTCGAAAACAAATGTTTCATCAAAAAATTGATCTATGTTTTCAAAATCAAAGCAATATTTTATATATTCGAAAACACCATCTAATGATATTTTTTCTTCAGAATTATCAAAAACAGATTCGCACTCAAATTCTTCATCAATATCTCTGATTAAATGGGATGTATCTGTATGAACAATATCTGGTTTGACATGTGTATCTCCAATCATATCTGTATCATGTTTATCAGAAATCAACACAGACATAGATTCACTAATATCTAGAACAATGATAACATCGATTGCAACATTTAATGTTTTGTTAGCCGATTTAACATTGATTATGGTAAAAGATTCATCATCATAACAAGTTGCAACAATCGGAGATTGTTCTGATTTTGTTGCAATCATTTTTCCTGTAACTTTTTCAATTCTGTGCGGTTTATCCGTAATTATACGAATTGATTTAGGAACATATAGGACAATTGTTTGATTTTGTTGCAATGAAGTAATATTGTCAAATAAATTACTTATTATAGATTCCTCAATGCCTTTTTTATTGTTGTGTTGAATACTTTTTTTAGATATTTTATCAACAGTATTCATATCCACATCACCTAGTTTTCCTATACCAATACCAATATCATATTGCACACACTTGTCTATTGGCTGATCATCAAAATCAGTAGAATATCCATCTGTCAGAAATAATGACACAACTTTTTTTCCTTGACTTGTTAATGATTGAGACATTTCAACGAACGTTTCATTAGGTTTTGTAAAATTTGTACAACCAGATGGACGTGTTGTGTTTTGGAGATGTGTAATAAAATCATTGTTTGATGTGTTGCAATTATTATGATGAACATACACATCATAATTAAATGTTATTATGTGTAAATTAATAACAGAACCGGATTTATTTTGTTCATCAACATATTGAGCAATGGTTTGTAATGCACCTAATGCTGCACTTAATCGTGTATTATAACTTGTTGTTTCTGGTTGTTCATATTCAAAAACATCATCACGTTGGGTTAATATATCATCTGTATCAGTGTATGCAACCGTATTTGTTCTTTGTAATGGTATCGATGGAGGAAATATTGGTAACTCCATTGATATATCATATTCATTCTGAGTTTCATTAAGGTCATCTTCGCTTGACATTACATAATTATGTATTATGTATCATTCAAATAATAAATCAATTTTTATCACAATATTACATTACTTCTTTTTCTTTCCTTTCTTTTTTTTAACAGACTTAATTGATGAACTACCTGTAAGTCTTTTAGCAATCGTTATTGCGGTTGAGAGACCTACAATTTTTCCAAAAAGAAATTTACTAAAAATCAAAAAAGTAACGATAGCAAAAACTACCCATGTTATTGCGTCGACACCGATAAGCATTAATAAACCTTAAGAAAAAAATTCTATACTGTTATATTAATGTCATCCACAGTACCGATCCTGATATTCCTTTTCTCGTTCATTAATATTATGTACATGAACTTCATGCAAAATGGTATGTACGCAGATTTTATCGGAGATTCCAATGTCATGGTTATATTACTTGCATATGCTGCATGGGCATTAATGGCATATGCATTAAAGAAATTTGTTATTGAAGCAAAGGGTTTTGGTTTTAAAAGTGCATTTATTCATGCACCAGTTATCGGAGCATTGATTTATACATGTATCAGTGTTGTAATAATGAATCTTGAACCCGCTTGGTCAATACAACTTGCAATAACAGATATTGTGTTTGGAGCATCCATGTTTTCATTTATTACATTGATTACTGTGATCTTTAGGAGTTATTTCGATTAAACTTTTGGAAAATCGAATTATAAATCACTGAATCAAAATTTACAACTATATTATTAGATACGGCAAGATCTGAGGAATTTGTATCAGGTACAACTATGGCATCGGTTTTGTTATTACCTGTATCCATCTTTTTAAGATTTTCTTTTGCCTGTTTCATTAATACACTAATTTGTGTATTTGTGTCTGCCATATTACTACTTATATATAAAAAAAAACTACTTTTTCTGGATTTTATTTGTCGTTAGACATTTTTTAATTCCTACATTCACAGCATTACATTATAATTATTATTCATTATTCACTTCACTTGTCTAGATGCACATTACAAAAATCAAGTTACACATTTTCATATGACACTTAATCATCATTTCCTTCCAACCAACTGTTGCAAACTTGTTGTTAGAACATAACACATCCATGATATCACAGATATGTTTGAGATCATGCAATTCGTTCATAGAAATGTCGTCTGCATTATCCGCTCTCACACTTACCGCAAGATTAGAGTACTTACCAAACTGATATTCTTTACCCAATGCCAAACATCGTCGATTGAACATCGGTATAAACTTCTCTAGTACCCGAGATGGTTTGTACTTTGTCTCGCCTTCTTTCACTATCTCTTCTTGCATTATGTTCGGAAACAACATACTAGACATCATATTCACCAGATCAAAGTTTTCCAGATTAATTGTCGTGGTGTACGATCTCTCTCCAATGAAACTGAAAAAGTCTTGGATCAAATTTGCATATGGAGTAACACGCAACAATCTGAACATCTGCATTGGGGATGCAGTGACTTCACTGAACGACACATGAATGCTATCAATCAGTAATTGTCTGTTGGCCAATTCTATCTGGTGTATGGCTTCGGTATCAGTGGGATCTTCCAAGTCATAGAACTGTCTCATGGAAAGTTTTGACAGACGGCTTACAGGAAACTTTGTATTGAATCTTACCGGCAAAGATGTGAACTTTTCAATGATGTTATGTCCACGAATGTCCAAATACTCACCTAACATTAGGCGTTCATGTTCTACACCTACATAAACTACAAAACCTTTTGTATCTAGTCCTCGTCTTCCTCCTCGACCTTGTGCTTGATGTGCCAAAATCACAGGTATGTCCATTATTCCTTCGTCAGCAAAGACAGGGTTGTAAAGCACTGTTGTGGTGATAGGTAAATTCACACCTATTGCAAGAGATTCGTCAGCAAAGACAACCTGAACACCAAATTTTTCAAGCATGGTTTGCATAAGACCTTGAAAACGTGCATCACATTCTCCCATATATTTTGTACTAAACGTGATACCACGTTCTGCACACAACATAAAGCGACTTTTCCAGCCGATTGGGGGTCGATAGCTGTCCTTCTTCTCAACAAAAATGGTCTTTCCTTTCTTTGTCTTCTTGCCACTATCAACTTCGGGATTCATCATTTGTTTGATAGAGCGCATCATATCTTTGGACACAGTGATATTCCCGAAAGTAAACATTGGATGAGGAGCAAATTCGTTGATTTCACATAGTGTTTCCATGTTGTGAAGTTCGCGTTTTTCAATTTCATTGTAGTGAATGCGTTTTCGTAACATATCATGCTCCTCGATTTTTGCAGGATTTGCCAAATCTTTCTTCCATTGATTAATGCCATGATCAATCTTGGAACAAGCAATCTTGATAAATGCTTGTACTGCAGCCTGAGATTCTCCCTCAGCACGATCCTCAGCATCTTCTTTTGCAGTAGATCCATCAGAGTTTGAACTGATTTTCTTACTACCCTTATCTGCTTTAGACGAATAGAATTCATCAGACATTTTGTTTTGCAATTCCCTGATAATTTTCCGATATGGAAACTGTCGAAATTCTTCTGCAATCATGTAGTCAACAAGATCATAGCACGTCTTTCTGCACATTATCTGATCAAAGATAAACACCATTGCACTAAGCATGTCCCTTTGTTTCAGATCATACAAGACCTCATACAATTCAGGAGTGCTCAGTTTTTCAATATTGATGTTTTGAATCAGATATGGATTCAGAATATCCTGTGCGACATCAGGATGCGTGCGAGCAATTGCAGTCAGAGTTACTTTCAGTAAATCTTCATATCGCTTGCACTCCTTTAGTGTTATCTTCCTTTCGGCAAAATACACATTAGGATCGATTTCAGGATAAGGATGTATAAGCAATAGTTGCTCATTACCTTCTGGGGAATCAACACCTTCCACTATTGGTGCTTGCACAAGCATTTGTGCAACAGTGTCATATATCATACGACCCAAGTCAGGAAGTTGCTTTGGTGGAAATTGCATCTCAGATCTTGTCAAACAACCATCTTGGATCATTGGTACTGTAACCACACCAAGACATGATACCTTTTCAATATTTTGACCAGTGTAGCACCATCTTTCCTGATTGATAAATCTCTCGGTATAAGTGACACTTTTTGCATTGTTTCTTCCAGAAATGTAATCAATCCATTTCACAACTTGTTCAATGTTTCTAATAGTTGCTGACAACACAATGAATTGTGCATCCTTACATAGAAGCATGATTTGTTGCATGATATTTCCTTGATTGGTTTGGTAACCTTCACTAACACCATTTAATTGTTGAAATTCATCTAGAACAATTGTATTGAACGCTGTCAAACGCTGAACACGAATACTGGCAAAAGTATCATGTTCTGGTGTACCATAAGTATCAAAGTCCTCGATGATTTCCTCTTCTGAACAACTAACTTTCATGCCTCCTTCGGTCATAAAATAGTTGAACACATTGGCTGGTGTACCAATTACAACACGTGCACCCTTATCTCGAATAACTTCAAGACCAGAGATGTACATAATTGGAGTATGGCCACCATGTTTAGACTGCTGATTCCTAATGGTTCCCGCAGCCTGCTTAGCCAATTCGTCAGTTGGATACAACATGAGAGTTAATTTATCGTCCTGAATACAATACAATGCAACAAATGTCTTTCCAGATGACGTAGGTGCACTGATAACAACGCTGTTGCCAGCATCAATCATATCAATTGCCTCGGTCTGAAATGTTTCAAGTTGATGTGGTGTATTCCATAATGGACTAAACGGTTCCATCACATCACCTCTAAACTCAAAACTGAAATCAATCAATTTTGAAAGCGTAAAGGTTTGATGAAAACGTCGCAAACTTTGACCAGTAGAACCGGTCATGTCTGCAATTCCTTGTGAACCAATTACATTAAAAATCTCAACAAAGATATTCTTTTGTAACATAGGTTGGTCACCGGAAAGTGTTGGCCAGATTGCTAAAAGAGCTTCATCTACCTTTTGACGTGTAGAAAGCTGTTTAGTATGAGCACCCACTCGACTCAAATTTCGCATTCCCTTAGCAGTCTTCATGAGGACTTGCAATTGATTGCGATCTGAATCGATGACTCTTTGTTCAAGAGCCAAATTTACTTTTGCACGAATTTCGTCAACGCTTTCGATCTGTACAGGTTTAGAATTCTTTCCGGAATTCTTCTTCGCTGTTTTAGACTTCATGCGCATCTTCAATGCTTTAATGAATCGAGAACACATGTCAGCAGCTTTACGCTTCTTCTCTGCATATTCGATTTCATCTTGAATAGCTTTAGTTTCATCGGAACTTGCTTTAGAATCATCCACTTTGCTCTCAGAAAGAACAAACTTTGTCTGAACAATTACGCTTAAGACAAGGTCCCATGACTCCAATAAAGTTTCTTCAGTAAACATTTCGCCATTTCGATTGGCAGCAAGCATTGCAAAAATACCTTGCTGTTCAGTGTTCAAGATTGAATTCTCATCACCTTCCTTTGTTTCATTCTCTTCTTCGGCAAGCATTCGTGCTCTAACCTCTGAGGCAACAAACTTGGTTTTAACACGACATGTTCTGATAGCATTGCTTCGCTGCGATTCATTATAGTTACGATCTCGTAACCATGCAGTAGAAAGATGTTCTTCGCTAACAAATGCTTCCTTCATATTGAGATGTTTGAATGGAGCATTGTCGGAAACCCTATCAATACCAAATCCAATACGAGAACCACTGTTAGCCAAAGCTAATGATGGTGATCTGAATTCAGAACTTGACGAAGCCATTGATGAAGTACGCGGTGAATTACTAGCAATTGGTGTAATAATTCTTGGACCAGGCACAGATTCTTGGACTTCTTCGGAAGGAATTTCTTCGTTTTCGAAATCTAAGTTATCGTCATCATTGCCATCATTTGGAGTAGATGCACGAACATTTGTCTGATTCATATCATTACGCGAATTAATAGCATTAATATCTGCCAAAGTCTTGCGCTCGATTCTAGCCTTAGCATCTGCTTTGGCTTGTTTCAATTGGGCTTTAGCTAGCTTGGCATCAGCCTTGGCTTTCTTGGCATCGACTTTGGCTTGGCGACGGAGAATTATTTCTTCGTTTTCGCGTCGTAATTGGTCTTCATAAGCTTGCATACTTTCTTCATGAGTCATCTGAATTTCGGTACATTCCTTGGAGTCTTCAATACATTCCTTTGAATCTTCTGTAGCAGCTTTCTTTTTTTTCTTCTTGTCCTTAAGAGTTGTCTTGGGTTTTAGACTTTGTCTATAATCCAATTCGTCTTGTTCTCTTTTCAGAGCGTCCACTTCCTTGATTGCAGAAATATCTCGTGTTACAGGTGGTTTCGAACCACGTTTCTTACGAGGAGCAATACTGTCCATGTAACTTGTCAAAGCATCAGCTTCTTCGTCAACAGACATTTTTGCAGAACTGGTATTGGTAGTTTTCGCCTTAAGCTTCTTACCTTTTCCGAGTTCTTTCTGATATTCAGCAATTGCAATATCATCAGCCGAGGCCGATTTCTTTGCAGTGAAAGAGTTGCTTGTGGCATCATCAACAGGCATGTCGTTTCTAGACGGTTTTGATTCGTCAGAAGTCTTGCTTTTCTTGGTGGCCTTCTTAGCCTTCTTATCCTTGGTAGCTTGCTTGTCGTTGTTCATCTTGCGATTGTTGTTGGAGTTATCCTTGTTTTTTGTAAATTGGGTGCTTTTATCTTCGAGTATAGTACTGTCCATTAAAAGATAATAAGTCAATAAGAAGAGCGCAGACAATATTGAAATTTCAATTTTTTATGTGCAAAATAATTCAATAAATTAAGTTAAGTCCTGAACGCAATGTATAGTAAGAATGTTTCGTATGGAACCTGAAGTAGAATATGGTAATATTGAATATAAACGAAAATTAACTTCCAATATGTCTCGTATAAAAAGTTTGGCAACGCAGCTTAATTGGCGCCTTGATGAAGGTTCTGGCATTGCTATATATTATATTGGCGTAGATGATGATGGATCCTATTATGGCATAACTAGAGAAATATACAAAGAATCGTATAATGCTATGTACATAATGTGTAATATATGTAATGCATATATATACGAAGAAAATAAACAAATAATAAATAATAAATGCATATACAAAATAACAATTATGATAAAAAACGACATCAAACGCGAACAACGCGTACTAATACTTGGTAATAATAGAAATAGTTATATGTCATATATGATATATAACAACGAAAATTGCATTGATCGAGTTTATAATTACGAACACGAATGTAATTCTGGAATTCAGTCATTAATTATTAAACATATTGGTATTGATCAGAATAACAATATTTTAAATTTGGCAAATTGTACAGGATTGTACAACATGAAAGAAAAATCAAAAGAAATTGTAGCATTATTTATGCTACCAGATAATAGGTCTATTGTACCGTACGCTAAATTAATCAATAATGTAATAATTTTAGATGATGAAAATACAAAAACAAATATTAATTTATGTATAACAAATAAATTACCATATAATATCGTTAAAAATATAAAAGAAATTTATATCAATCGTGGTATCAATACAAAATATGTTGGATGCATATTTATATTATCTATCATCAAACGAACAAATAATGACTATATTGTTTTGTTACTAAATAATTCCCAAAATGTCACTATAAATAGTATGTTTTATGGATTTATACATACAGATGAATCTGTTGCATTAATAACTATTAAAAGTATGAGATATTTTGATATGAACATTTCAAAAGTTTCAGAAAATATCACATTTACTGCTGTCATATCCAGTAAAACAGAATTAAAAAAATATAAACGATGTCCTTTAATAAAATGTTAATTTGTAAATTCGTGGCTGAAAAAAATCTATAGCATCGTTAATGAGCGAACAAATTGTATCAAATGTCGAAGTTACTATTGTAGAAGATAAATCTCTGTCCATTATTGATATTGTTAACAAATTTTTAACAAATAAGGGCCTCTGTGTTAAATTGAGTACTGCCCAGATAAATATTTTAAACATATTTATTGAACATTTCCCGGATATTTTTAGCAATATCACCGAAAATATTAAACTAATTATTGATGACAAAGTTATTGATTTTAGTGATTTACCTCATTTTGTACTATTGGCCAAAACAATTACCAATACAAATATAAAAGAATTGAAAGCTCTTAAAATAACTAGGAGAGATGTCATGGATATGATTGAAGCTTTATTTATCATTCTTATTGAAATGAATGTAATTAATACCGGTAATAACAAGGATACTTATATTGCTTTATTGAAAGCAAGTATGCAATTATTGGATGCTTCTATTGATCTGGATGACACAATGAGTGTGTCGTGGAACTGTTGTTGCTAAATGTGGGAACATGTTCCAAAAAACTGATTTTTTTATATTATAACATCTAATGTCATAATTTGCAATGTCAACACGTATTGGTAAAACACTTAACTATGATTTTGTAATATATCATGATTTTTGTTCGGATGGAACAGCATGTTTATGGATAATTGAAGATTTTTGCAACTCTAAAACTACATATATACCCATTGGTTCTGGTCAGATCAATCGTTTGACAGATGAAAACATAATAGAGAAATTTTCTGGAAAAAATGTTATTTTTGCTGATATTATTCCGACAAAAGAGCAATTTAATATTCTTAAAAAGAATTGTCATTTTGTAACAATTATTGATCATCATCTTAGCTCGTTAAATGTGTTTGAAGATTATGTTGACCAGGATTACAATTCTGTAAATTATGTTGGTCCACATCATAATGTTTTTATTGATATGAATAAATCTGCGTGTCAAATGGTATGGGATTATTTCTACCATGATGTAGAAAGACCATGGGCAATTGATTACATAGGGGATCGTGATTTATACAAGTTTGAATTACCCAACTCAAAAGAAATTAATTTGGCAATGTTCAAATTGAGACTAATTAATCCAACTGGATTGACCCAATTGACAAATTATTCTGATGCAGATAAGTGTGAATTAATAGAAAAAGGCACTGTATATTTGACTGAAGAAAATTTACAATGTATGAAATGGGGTAAAAATGCTAAATATTGCAAATTTTATGTAAATGATCAAATATATGATATTTGGTCTTTATCATGTCCTAGTGCTTTGCGATCATGTGTTGGTAATTTTATGTGCGGAACAAAATTACCAAATGAAAATAATCCTGACTTTACAATCATTTGGAGATTGAGTACAGATAAATCAGAGTATTGGATATCTTTACGTGGCAATGGCAAACATGATTTGGACGCCATTGCGAAACAATTAGACAGTACTGGTGGTGGGCATTATGATGCATCAGGTCTAACACTATCTGTAGCCGATTTTGAAAGTTTAGTGATTAAAGTATAACACAATATTTGTTATTTGACTTTTTACTTGACTTTTTATATGATGTTTTTATTTTATTGTATATATTAGAGTTGTAATATTTTGAACAAATATTACAATAAAATATTGTATCAAACTGATGTAATGTGTTTTCAAAGCTACATGTTGGACAAATATTGCAATTATGTATTTCTCCATGAATAAGTTGCTGATTGAGACTTACAGCTGTAATACGATTTATCCAATTTTTAGTATCATATATATCCAATAGGTTATTATTTGTTTCCATATGCTATTGTAATATTTTAGTAATAAATTAATTTATTGTTCAATTTTTTATTCGTTTGAGCATTATTGAATCGCATTCTGATGAAAAAATATGTCTTTTTAATGTTTTTGTCATTGTGCTATAATTAAGATCTTCATACACTTTGATTTGTGCAAAATGCTTCAAATATGGTACTTGTAATATTATTTTTCCAGTGATAAGACTGGTTGTAGAAATAAACCAAAAATTCCATGGTTTTGAAATATTATTTTCAATGATTTTACTTGTCAGATCTGATCTCATTGATAAAATATTATAATTCCAATTAAGATCATCGTGTTCAAATATTGATTCAAATGATATTCCGGTATTCATTGAAATAATATCCATATTCCACATAATATCCATATTATCTATTATAACATCAATTGTTAGTAATGGATGCTTACATAACCAACCAATAATTATTTGCGTTTCTGATGTACATAGTTTTACTTTTTCTAAAAATATATCAAATAACATTTGAGGTGTTTTATTCAAATCACAATCAGGTATATCATTTATGGATAGTTTATTTATTTGTTCGCAAAGATCATTTCCCATTGTTGTAATTAATATAATAGTTTATAAAAATCATAACTCAATTTTTTCATAATTAAATTTCAACCCATTACATTTGAACAATATTTTCGGCCATTTTAGGACCATAATATCTAATACATCTTCATGAATAACAAAATGCTTAAATTCTATCTCGCTAATAATGATATCTATATTGTCAATATTTTTCATAAAAGAATCACATGTTTGTTTGTCATTAATGATAATATATTGTATTGTTTTAGGTAGATTTTCCCAACTAAATATAATATTTTCACTACAATCACATGTTATTGTTAAAGTGGTACTTTTGACTAACGAAACTTGTTCACTAAGTACTATTTCATGAGTTATGTCAAAGTATATCGTTGTATGATTTATATGTGATGTAGATAATTTTGGTTCTTTTGTGAAAATAAATTCCAAACTTTTCGAACCAATTAAAATATTTGCTCCGTTTGTGCAATCTATTCTAACACCATGATTAACAATATTGTTAATTTTATTGATATTTTCATTCATACATTTAATTTGATGCATCAAATAATGTACCAAATCATTACTTTTAATTGGTATCAAAGTAACCCTTTTAATAACTGGCATTATAGTCAATTCTATATGCGTTTCTTCTATTTTTACATTAATATTTTCCTCGGCTAACAAAGTATCGATCATATTATTAATTAATGATCCAATGTACGCCACATCCGAATCATTCTTTGTATAAATAAATGTAATAACGTCTGATATTGATAACGACAACTTTCCATCAGGAAATATAATATCTTTCATACTAAAGATAATACAAATAATAAAATACATTAAATAACATATGATTAATTGTTATTTTTACAATGTTCGAAGATATTGAGTAGAATCTTTTACATATCCAATTGAGCCCGCTGTCCTAAGACAAATAAGATCTTTAATATGCGACATAACAATTGTAGTTGGTTCGATTATTTTCATTCTTTCTTTTAATATTTCTATACCATATGTTATCATTTCAGTTACTTCATCTTCTGATAGTGTTAACGATGCAATCTGAGCAACCAAGTGCGCTGAAGGTCGATCATGTAAATGAAACCACAAATCATTTGCTTCTGAATTTTTTATTAATGGATGATTTTCTCCCTGATTTTTACCCATCATATATGTTATTTCATAATCCCCGACAGTTCTAACAAATGTTAACATTATTATAATATTTAATTAATGTTTAAATTCTAAAAAAAATCATTACATAACAATGTTTTCAACATCGTCCTCGTCAACATCAACCATTTTCAACTGATTCTTAAAATTAAGGAGTTCTTGTGGTGGTTTAGGTAAATCTGCCATTAATTTTACAAGATCAATACCTTCCAAACCCTCTACTGTAAATTCTTGCGGAGGTCCATCGTGTATCGCAATAATATCATCTATTCCTTCGACATCATGCTCTTCTGTAGGCGAAATCAATGTCTTTATCGCTCGACTACCAGCACTAGCCGTATGCATATACATATTTGTCAAACGAGTGATATGTTCATGTATCAATTCTGTTGGCACAACAATATCAGTAGTTTCAATTAAATATGATTCAGTTTTCATATCTGCTTTGCATTCATATCTCATAAATTCTCTGTCATTTACTACATTGGTTTCTAGTTCTGATGAAGAAATAAATTGAAATGCATTGGTAATATTTTTATTAGTTTGTTCAGATACAGGAACTTTATAGAAGTATAAATCAAAATTATCAGCGAAATATATTTTTTCATCTGTTTCAATAAATTCTCCAGCAATTTGCAAAATGAGGGTTGACATTAAACATCAATAACATATAATTTTATTCATAATAAACTAAAAACTTAATGATAATGTTTAATAATTTTTTATCATCTCTCAAATCTCTCAAACAATTCAGTTTTTTCTACTAATAGTACAGGAGGATCATCCATATATTCTCGTAACATAATCAATCCATTTATAATTTCATTAAGTTCTTCATCCGTATATTTTTCTGAAGTAAGATCTGATCCAATTGGTACATCATTTACCCAAATTTCAGTAATTATATCACCAAACCCTGTCATATCTTCTGTCATTTTATATACAAATGGACCATTTACCATTCTACGAATTGATGCAGTGCATGTTTCTTTTATTATAGATTGGATATATTCATCAACTCTATATTTTTTTGTTCGAGTGATGCAATTTATGCATAATTTTGATAAAATCCTTTCTTCGTTGAGTTGAACTTCGATCTTTAATGGTGGATCAAAATCGGCAAAATCTTCGTAACATATATGACAACAGTCCATTATTAAACAATAATAATTTAAATAAATAATTCAATTTTCAATTTTTTGCATTCAATCAAAATAATTATGATCGATATCATGTGACATAAATACTGAATTTACATGATCATTCATACATGATAACTCGTTAATTAATTTTTGATACAAAAAACTTTCATCAACATCCATCATAAATGATAATTCTTCGAATGATGAAATGGCAGATTTGAAATACATTATATCTCGAGTGTCCGAATAATAACGTTTGAGTAGCCCAAATCCATGATCAAAAACTTTGGAATTATAATATCGATATTTATACAATTTGTGCATATGTAATTCAATTGGTAATGGAAATATACTTTTCGAAATTGTATTCATAGGTGATTTTAATAATATTTTATTGTTATAAGTAATTATTATTATCGTAATAACGAGGACTAATAAAAGAAAAATATTGACGCTTTTCATTAAGATTACTTGGATAAAAGTATTGAGCATAAAAGTATTAAGTTTGCATCAAATTTGAAATTTGATCATATAAATCAACGGACGATACTTCATTGACAGCTTCGGTTTTTGTTTGTGGTATTTGTGTTTCAAGAGATTTAATTGTAAAATCTAACATGACATGTTTTCCCGCAAAATGCATTGGATTACCAATCGAATCTCTAAATTCTACATCTAATCTGTCAACATGACTTAATGGTGGAGAAAGTTGAGTACAAAATGATGTAACTTTTCGCGATGTCATATTTAATTTACAAAATGCTTGCGATCGATTAATATTTAAGAGATATAATAAAACCGTTTTATCTGATCTGAGATCACATGACATTGTGGATATAAAATTCTTATCATTTAAACATCTGGCCCCATTTTCAAATCCAAATACAGATAATATATTGTTTTTGTAATTTGCATAATCGGTCATTAATGAAAAATCACATGTATCCGAAAATATAGATATATAATTATTTGCTTGTTTCAGTTGAATTTTTAAACTCATTTGTTTTAATATATTGCTCAACAATTGAATCAAGTAATCAATTTCATAATTTCCGGGACTAATTGTTATTTGATGAACATTTTTGGTTTTTGTGTAAGTTATTAAATCATCACAAGTTATCGATGGATTACCATCCATTATAATATATAATGTATTGTTGTATGGGGTTATATTGTGTAACATTGATGGAAATGAATAATCATTAATTTCAAGAGATGTTAAAACAGAAATAGGAGAATCAAATGTATGAGTATATACTTGTGCATTTTTAATACAGGTTTCTGTATTTATTATTACATTCTTTTCACTATTGTTATATAATGAAAGATTTTTTTCAATCATTGTCCTTACTTCATTATGTTTCTCATCTATAGATGCTTTCAGTAATTTTTCATCATGTATCAAAGATTCCGTTTCGGCAAGTTTTTCTTTTAAATTTCCCATTTGTTGAATTATTTCATTACGTTTTAATGCAATATCCTTTAATTTATCACCAGATAGTTCTTCAGTTGACCGACCTACCTTGGCTCTTTCTCTTAATGCAATAATTGTTGTGTTTGCATTTTTCAGCTCATTATTTAATAATTTAACTTGATTACCCTGTTCGGTTGGAGTTATTGTTGCAAGCTGATTCTTTAGTGCTGCAATTTCAGATTGATATTGCATTGTGTGTTTATGTATAGCATCATTAACAATTTGATTAGTAGGTTGTTCATATGGTTCTGGTACATATGGTTGCGAATATTGATCTGGTGCAAATTGTACTCTTTTCCCAGAATTTGGATCATATCTTGCTGGACCTGGAGGCTGATTATAGTCTCCTATATATGGATCATGATGTGGTACTTGATGTTGATTATATGGATCGGATTGATGTTGTCTTGGATCGTAATGAGGTTGTCTTTGTCTTGGATCAGGTTGTCTTTGTCTTGGATCAGGTTGTCTTTGTCTAGGATCCATCTGGGGTCTTCTTTGTCTTGGATCGGGTTGTCTTTGTCTTGGATCCACCTGGGGTCTTCTCTGTCTTGGATCTGGTTGCCTTTGTCTGGGTTCATCGTATTGTTCTTGGTCAAAATGTTCAGTTGGTTTTCGAGTTGGTTGACGTATTTGTTTTTGTCTTTGTCCAGGATTAGGTTTTTGCGACCCATCATTATCTCTTTCATATTCATATTGTTTCATCTGTTCATCCAATGAAGTTTTGTCATCATATTCATACTCATCGGGATCAATACCTGTTGTATAATTGTCAACATTATTTTCAAATGGATCTAACATTGCATCATGTTCAACATCATGTTCATCGATATATTTATTGGTAATTCTCGAACTATATACTGCTTCAAGTTCATCTTCGCCATCCATTTGATTAACATCAGAAATAGGAGCATAAAAATCATCTAATCCACCTTTTTTTTTCACAGGTTTTACACCCTTACTTCTTTGATATTTATCAAATTTTGCCTTTGCCTTTCTTTTTGACTCTTCATGCATTTGCTTTTTACTTTTAGGTTCCAATGAAAAATCAATTTCAGGTGGTCTTTGATTTCCTTTTGACAAAGAACTATATCTTTCCGACTCCATCCGTTTAATTTTTTCCCCCATTGATTCATCTGAGTCACTTTCATATTGAGCATCTTCTGAAACAAAATCAGCAACATATTCATCTCGATCTCTACGACGACTGTAATCGGGTCGAGATGTTTCGTCAATTCTATCGTGATCGTGTCGAGATTCATAATCCGGATGTTCTTCAAGATCACGCGCTCTTTGATTAGTATGTTGTCCTTGACTAGAATTTTGCGCAGCAGTAATAAATTTATTAACATTAATAATCGTTTTCTTATTTATGCCGTTTACAACTTGATCAAAATTACTTGCACTAAGTTTAGAAAAACTAACTGTCCCATATGTTTTAGAAATTTCAGCAACAATTCTATTACTTAATGCAACTTTATCGGCTTTGCCAATATTCATCGGAACACCATTATTAATATTTTTATAAATTTTGGTAATATTGTTTTTGGATATAACAGCCTCTTTTAAACGTTCATTAAGATTTGTTTTCTTTCTAGATGACATTATATGTTTACGTAATATAATTTTAAAGCGAATTTAACCGTAAATTAAAAATTTATAGCATTTGAGCAAAAGATTTATTATTCTTTTTGTATGCTAGGTAAATGAGTGAAATATTTATTGAGAAATACAATATAAATTTTTCAAGTTCGGATCGAGATAATCTTAGTGATAAATCGCCATTAAATTTTACAGTTTGGCTAAATGATGATAAAAGTAAATCAACTATTTATCGTTCTTTTAAAAATATTAAAAAAATTAACTTTAACCATATTGTTTTTCCATCATATGTACAATTAATTAAATTACAAGTTACGGATACAGATCCATTATATGATAATATTATTACTGTATTGACCGATGTTGATGTAAGCAACAATGATCAATTAACATTTGATAGTGATACATATGAAATTTGTAATGCATATATTGATGGGTTATCTTATGTAAATTTTACAATTAACAAAAATATTAATGAATCATTTGAGTTCATAAATGACGGTGGAACAATAACTGTGTACAAATATATACCAATAACAATTGATTCTCCTGGTAATCGAATACAATATTTATCTATCCATCCATGTGATAATACACAAATATACAGTACTCACAACAAAAATATATTTAGATATCTCTTTCCTAAGCTTAAAACAGGGACAGACTTGTATACTTTCACTAGACAATCATCAATAACATATCCAAACAATAATCTATTGCAAATTAAAAAACTTATGGTACAATTGATGAACAATCGTGGAGAACCTATGATAATAAACAATTTAGATCACAATTATGGATCACATTCTAATGTAGAATTGAATGATGAATCAGATTACTCCCATCCCAAATATTATCTACGTCATCCTTTAAATCCTATGTATCAACTTGATATATTCATGAGCATTGAATGTTTTGAGAAGAGACTCCAACTCCAATCAGTTTTCAACAATAAATAATGTTTCCAATGAAATAAAAAAATGATATTTACTTTCATTTAAATATTATGTCTGTAATATATTAATGCAATCACTAATGTTATATCAGCTTCCTTCACCTGGTAAAGATATCGTAAAGTATATCGAAAAACATGGAACTCCTGCAACATATAGTAGATTTCATAGACAGGCTCAAATTCAAAATGGTGCAATTATTTACATGCATCAAACCAAAGAAAGAATGAGTTTTGTTAATGAGCCTCGTTTCAAAGGAAAAACATTTTATCATGTTACAAATCCATATGAACATGTTATTAACAATAATAAGGATGATCGATCAGATATTGCTGCATATAGTAAATTGTACTTTGATAATACAAGTTTGAATATTGTGTCTCGAGCATTTTATAAAATATGGGAAATATTAATGTTGTTCGATCCTATTCCTTCATCGGGACATATGGTTAGTGCACACTTAGCTGAAGCTCCTGGATCTTTTGTACAATCGTTAATGTACTATCGCGAAAAATTTTATAAAAATCATGCAAAGGATGAACATTATACTATATCGATCGAAGATCAGGATGTTCCTGCTTTCAAGAAAGATTTTAGAAGAGTTTATCCCAAGGTGAAAATTTATGAACAGGATGGAGGTGATCTTACCACCCGACAATCTATTACTGGGTTTGAAAAATTTAGTAAAAAGGCAGACTTGATTACTGGTGATGGAGGATTCACATGGACAAATGAAAATTATCAAGAACAAGAAGCATTTCGTCTAATTCTTGGCGAAATTATCGCTGCGTTTAAAATTCAAAAAAGTGGCGGAACATTTATATTGAAAATTTTTGAAACATATACAGATGTTTCAATTAAATTAATGTTGTTGTTAAGTGCCACATACGAAGACACATTTTTATTCAAACCATATACATCTAGGCCCTCAAACTCTGAAAAGTATATCGTGTGTCGAGGATTTAAGGGTGTTTCTGATAAACTTATTGAATCATTGTTGCAGTTGCTAGAAGATATGAACGAACATCATGAATCAGGACAAAAAATTGCTGATCTTTTACCAGATTTTCCAATTCCAGATAATTATAGAAGTACATTTATTATTTCATCATCTCATCTTACATCAACTCAATTTATAGCAATAAATAAAATGGTAGAATTTGTCAACTCGAATGAATATTATGGCAATCAATATCATCAATATTTAAAAAATCAACAGGATGCTAATGATTCTTGGGTTCAAATGTTTTATCCTATTGGAAATTCAGATTACACAAGTGTTAGACGAATTCTAAACGGATTTTTGGAATCTTCATTAATTGAATCACAAAGTCGAGTCGATGAATTTATTTCAGAAATTTTATCACCATAAATTAATATTATATTCTATCAATTATACGAAGGTACACTATATGATAATCAATAAGTTCTGTCCTCTGTTGTACGATAGATTACTTTTTGTTATTTAATAATGTTATTTTATCTAAATATAGATCATTGAATTTCAAATTCTTCTAATGATCTATATTCATCATCAGATATATCATCAGTATCTGATTTATTGTCATCAAAATCATTAGATCCATTACTTTCAAAATTATTAACATGTAAAAAGCAGAGTAATATTTTGTTTTTTCATTTAGCTAATGTTTTTGATATTTATTAATACACATATGTATTAAATAAAAAAATTCATCTTTTCATTGTCACTTTCACAAATTGTTTAAATTCTGATAACAATAAGTTTTCATCATGCAATCGTGATGCTTCATCTTCAATCCATTCGCCATCAGAATCAATTCGTTGACCAGCATGATTATTTGGTCCAAATAAATGTGGCATGCAATCACGTATAATTATTAACACATGATGTTTCAATTCTTCATCAACATATTCGTAATCGTAACAATCCTCATCAGAATTATTATCAGAATCATCTGCCATGCCATATTGATGTACAAAATTATGTCGAAAACGTTCCAATGTGTTCATTGATGCATTTCCGGGATTATCTGGAAATATTACGTTGGTTAATTCATTTAGTGTATATCTCTTACTATTAGTAATCATTAATAGATATATATACAACCTATTAATATAAAATAATTTCATTTTTTAAATGAACACTGTTGCTATTGGATCTTCAATGTGTGTTGGTGGATGAAACGTAAGAAATGTATCAGGTCCAGACAGTTTGCCATCTTTAGCAAGTTGAATGATCTTTTTATCAACACCAAGATTTTTCAACTCAAAAAACGGTGCACCAGACACAAACATTGCACATTTAATACCAAGAATATTTGTTTCAATTGATGACAAATTACTTCGAATCATCTCATTGACACTTATGCTTCGTAACATTTTAGAATTGTTTGTGTACAAATCTTCGTCAGACATTGCTAAAAGATTGTCAAAATTATCTGTCAAAATTGTAACATAATCATCACCTGGATATTCTGGATATAATGAGTCAATTGGTAGTGTTTTTTCGGATGGTCGATTTCTATATTCACGACGAAGTTTCATTGATAACTTTTTGTATCGTATTATTAATTCCGTGTAATGTTCTAAATTCTTTTTGATGGTAGATTCCAACAAATTAAACTCATTTTTTGGCAATTTCAGAAGATCAATCAATTCCATATTTATAACAGTGTTATCCATTACAATATTATTATAATTACTCATAATAAATTAAATTTCAATTTTTATTCAATTACTTAAATTCGTACATTTTATTTGCCAAACTTTTACCCAATTGTTCATCCAATTTATCTGTACTAATTTTACCTCTAGAATGATCAATATGACCTTGTAAAATAATATGAACAGTTGTTAAATCTTTTCTATCTAAAACTAATTGAAAGATTGTTGGAAATCGTTCTGCAAAATCTGGTGCAATTTCTATCATTTGTCTTTTATATTCTGGTTCATCATAACGTTGAAGATCTATCATTTGATCCTGTGATGCCAAAGTTTCCAATAAATTTGATGTTTCAATAATAGAAATAGCTCTTTGTTCTTTATCCATTGAAATAAAAGAAGATATATATTTATGCGATTGTTTCAATCATTTGTATTATAATGCAATCGATCCTAATTTAATGTAAAAATACACTTCCGATCTATAACATATTTTTATATGGATGGATCACAATTATGGCTATGCGAATCTCTTTTTTCAAATTCCAATAAACACAAATCTTTGAACATATTTACTTTATTATATTTTGAAATAGTAATTCTCACTGTTTCTGTACATTTATCAATTAATATTGTAATTTCTTCAATAGTTTCATTTGAAAGATTTTGATCAATATTACTATTATTAATATTCATTTCAGTTGTTTCTGCATATTCTTCATCAGATGACATATATTCATTGGACGATCTACTATTATCACATACATCATCACATACATCATCACATACATCATCGCGCACATCATCACATACACCATCGCGTACATTATCGGTAGTTCTATTTTCTATTTCAATTAAATATGAATTATGTAATAAATTTACATTTTCAATTAATTGCACATAATCACCAAGACATGATATTGATGATTCGAACATATGATTTAAATCATCATCTGATAACACACCAATGTCCTCTTTCGTCAACAAGTTATCTACGTCAAACATTAATCTAATATGTATTGTATTATTTAATAAATTAAATTTCAATTTTTAGTGCGTCGTTTAAATTCACCTTTGTATTTCTCTTTAATATCGATAATTTGTTTTAATTTAATCTTGGCATCATCTAAATCTTTGGCATCACGTCTATACATATTTATAAAATACAATGAATTTTCAGTGTGTATATCATCATCTAATATTGAATAATACATTAAAGATGAATAATTTTTTTCAAAAAATTTCACATCTTCGTCAATATTCTCATCATCAGATGATCTATATTCATCACCCGATCTGTCATCAGATCTTTCTTTAGTAATTTTCCATATTATTGATGATTTTGTTTTGTTTTTTTCATGAAGTTTATTTTTTATGTATTCTTTTAATTCTTCATGAACATTTTTTATAATATTGTAATTTTTGTTGAAATCATTGGATGTCAAAAAATTTAAATTAATTTTTGACACTTCAGAAAACATATCCATTAATATACAATGATTGTAATTTTATAAAGTAATTTTTCAATTTTTAATTTATACGTCGTCTTTCTATTTCACTATGGTATGTACGTAATAATTTTTGAAGATTTTGATATTCAACAATAAATCGATCAATGTATATTTGTGCACTTGCAATTAAATCTGTAAATTCTTGAATTGTTGTCATCACTCTTATACTTACGGAACGAATTCTTTTAAATTCTTCAATTGGATAAAATCGTTTATTTTCATGTATTGGTCTCACATAAGTTCGCTCAATATACTCAATATCATGTTCCATATTCTCGTCATCCGTATTTAACGTACAAATCATGTCAATTTTTATTCTTTGTTCTCTACTATCAATAATCTGTTCATATTCATTTTTAATATTTCTCAATCTATCTATTTCATTTTCTATAACATCATATCTTCTTTGTATGTTTTTAAGATTTAAATTAATTTGTACATTGGACATATTTTGTATAATCATATCATCAATACTGTAATCAATATCCATTAATATCATTTGAATTAATATCAGATTGTGTAATTGTCAATTTTTTAATTAAAAAATGAAATCAAGACATACTACAATCTAATATTTGTTAGGTAAGATGGAATGTGTATTAAATGAAAATTTTCCTAATTTGAATGGTTTAATTGATATTAATTTACTTAATAAAACATTAGAATTTGTTATTGAATCAACAAAATGTTTTGATTCATCACATAATTGGGAGCATGCTCTAGCCGTAGCTATTAATGTAATTAAGATTGCAAGTCATGAATTTAATGCAGATACTCATATATTTATTGTTCCTCAAATAGTAGATATTATACTTATTGCATTGTTACATGATGTATGTGACCACAAATATCCCGATGCAATTCCCATGTCCGAATTGGAAAATTATTGCATATCGATCGATATGGATCATAAAATGTATATGGAAATAATTAATAATGTATCATGGTCTAAAGAAAGAAAAGGTTTGAGAAAAACATTTAATTCATATTGGACTACAATTTTAAACATTGTTTCTGATGCAGATCGCATTGAAGCAATAGGCAAAGTTGGTATAGATCGTTGTACAGCATATGCTTTAGCTATAGGTGGTGATGTTCCAAGTGATGTTATCATACATTATCATGAAAAACTTCGATTGTTATATGATGAAAATTATATTAGAACAAATTATGGTAGAATTTTAGCATTACCACATCATTTAGAAATGAAAGAGATTATAGAACAGATGGTATTATCTCAAGCATAAATGCGATTAAATCAAGCATAATTGTAATCAAAAATTGATATTTATGAAGTTTGTACAATTATTATTTTATTAATTCAATGTCACAACAAGTAATTGATTTAATTGATGAATTAGATTTGGATCAAAAAAAATCATATGCAAATTATTAATTATTGTAAAAAAAATTTGCATGATAATGTTATTGATGACGATTTAATAAATTATATAAATGTGGGTTATGGTTATCTTGTAGAATTTGCGATGAATGTGAAACCATATTTAGATTGTCTTGGTAACATGCTACAAAAACATATATTATTAATATTTGAAGATTTTGTATGTTTACTTAATTATGAAGGAAAAAGTGGTGAATTTGGTGATTACACTATTAAAATAAAAATGAACAATGAAATAATTTTTAGTTTGGACGGAGAAGAGGTTGATAATTTTAATAAAGAAATGATTGATGAATGTGAAATATATAATCCAATTATGTTACAAAAAATAGCAGATGATTATGGATATGATGATAATGTTTTACTAGTTAACGATATTGCAATATTGCTGACAAACTTATTCATTGATGATTATATTTCACAAAATTCATATCCTGGTGCAAGGGACCATTTTTAATAAATGGTTCATTATAAATAAATTGATTTATCGAGGGCATGTCGCAATTAATGCATCATTTGCTAATGCATCACTAAGCGTTGGATCATGTTTTCCACCAACATATACTATTCCATGACCTTCGTCTAGCATGATTTGATTCAATGATTTGGTACCATTTGTAGCATTGTAAACAACAGTTAACATCCTACCAAAACTGTCATTACGAAAACATTCTACTACTATTAATGCATCTTGATTTAATAGTTCTGTAAATCTATCTTTAGCTAAATTTGCTTCTAATTTGATTTGATCACGATTGGGTAAATTCCGTCTTGGTCTAATTTCCGGAGAATTATAACCAATACATCTACATCTTTGCTTTATAACTTCATCATTATATATCCATGTAGCTGTAAACGTATCGCCATCATAAACATCTGATGGTTTAGCTAAAAAATGATTCTCATTCCATGAAAATTCCTCATGATCGTCAGGATTAATGTTTAAAAGATCTTGAAGTGCATCTGGATCTACCAATTGACTCATTAATATTGCATTCGTTCAATTCTAAAGTGATTATTTTAAAAAAATGTATAATGATATCTTTTTCAAGATCATAACAAATAAATTAAATTTAAAAATATTATGTGCAGTATAATTATATCAATGTTGAACTTTACAAGTGAATTTTTCGGTACATTTATTTTTATGTCCATTATCCTGTACGCCACATCAAGTAATAACTTGTGGCCCAGCCTGACACCCATTATGATCTGTGTCGGTCTTCTTGCAGGCATCATTGTATCAGCTTCCACATCTGGAGCTCATCTCAACCCCGCCGTAAGTGTTATGATGTTTTTGAACAAGTCACTTACTCAGACTCAACTTGGCACTTATGTTGGTGCTCAAGTATTGGGAGCTGTTGCCGCAGTAGCTCTAAAGTCCGTGTTTGACGGATGCAAATAAAGCATACGTGTATATAAAACATACCATAATTTAACTTAATTTTTAATGGAAATTGCATTGATATAATTCAATTCCTTAAAGTCTTCTCTCCACTGAATAATTCCACTAAGAGGTGTCCATATTTTACATATGTCCATTCTAAACTTTGGACAAACGATATGGATTATTATTGTCTCTTCAAAATAAAATTTTATGATCGTATCTTTATCAAAAACATATGTAAGATTTGAGGGCGATTTTTCAAAAAAGATCAAACGATATACTTTATGATTAATTTTAATACCTTGTTGTGTTAGTGGATTATCTCTAACCATATCTTCAAAAATTACAGTGTCAATATTTGTGTCCACAGATTGAAATATTTCATATTTTCCCGGTGGCGGAGTGGATGTGGAAAATAATTTGTTCATTATAATAGATAGGAATAATTTATTTGCTAGAGATATTAAACTAATAAAATAACGCACTTTTTTCAATATATGTCAGAATCATATGTGTATAATATAAAAAAATTATTGTCCATTTTTTCGATAAACTTTGGATTTGGACAATGATTCCACATATGCCAAACTATCTATCTTACTCTGTTCCTTCATTGCAAGAAGCTTCATTTCCTTTTTGTTTTTTCGATGTTCTTTTCGATAAGCATTTCGATAAACCTGTCTTTCTTTTCGTTGAATTTCATCTGATAATTTTTTAACTCGTATTTTTAACTCGTCAAGTTCGTTGTCATAAAATCTGATATTAAACTTCATGTTGTCAACATCATTCTTTTTGACACGAATATTTTCTTTAAAAAGATTGTAATAATATCGACTGCATCGATAGTATGTTTCAGCAACCATACGATCTTCATCCAAAAGACGACAAACTTTGGCCTCAATAAATAGTACATTGTATCGATTTCTCAAAATAACGGTATCATAATGTTCTATTTTATGTTTCCAATGATAAATTCTACTTTGGATACAATGTAGATCATCATTCAATAATCTACGTTGACGTTTTATGTCACCATTTGCTTCAGAAAAATGTCGATGTACATCATCTTGATTTCTATCATTCCATTGTTGTTCAAGTTTTTCATTTTGCTCAATAGCATAGGATGTATGAAGTTCAAATCTCCGAACAATAAATTTCGTTAATCGTTGAATTTTACGTGCCAATTGTTTCTCGGGTACCAATGCATATCGTCGATTGATTGTCACTTTTTTTATAACATTAGTTGATTCATCCGAATAACAATGACGGTGTCCACAACTCGGTATAATTTTTTGAATAGTTAATATACGTTTGTGTCGCGTGACAGTTCGCGATGTCAAAATTTTTCGAGGAACTCTTGCCAAAGATTGCATTTGTATGGTACCATTGTTATCTGTTTTTGCGATCAAGTTAGAAAATATTTCACCAACTATTTCAGCAGGAAGTCTTCCTTTCCTGGCATCTATAAATGCCATGATCATTTTTCCATACGTTTTCACAAAATAGGCAACTTTTCCAGGTGTATCAAAATGAAACAACTGAAAATATACACCCAATTGTTGAAATTTTTCTTTTTTGGACATTTGTTGGTATTGGATCATTTCACTATGTGGCATTAATAGCATCTTATAAACAATACATCTACTACATAATATGTCAATTTTTTACATAATACGACATTTTACACAAACAACGATTTACAAAAAAATTGAAAAATATTTTTTAAGAAGGATTGTATATAATATACTTTAATGAGTCAATTACAGTGTTGGCTCGCCAATATATTCTGGCCTCCACCTCAATTAATAAATTTTAATTCACGATAGCCAACGTTATAAAGGCTCTCCGCCATATTGTAGCTCTCAAACATATGAGCAAAAGGGTCATTTGGTTTCTGTTGTGTTGATCAACGATGGAAATGATTTGATTCGGAGGGAGGAGGAAATTAATGCATGCATGCATACTATATTATATATAGCATATTATAACAATTCATTTATCATAATATGCACATTTGTATATAAAAACAATTTACAATTCACAAAAAATTGATTTATTTATTATAACATTAACAGTATTTAATGTAGTAATGACTCCCGTACAGGTAACTTTAGTAACTTTATTCGCAATTCTTATTCTACTTATTAGTAGAATTGTTGTAAATGTTCCAGAAGGATTTTCATGTTCCATTTATGGATTTAGCGGAAATTCTTTGAATTATTCGTTTACACCAGGTACACATTTGATTCCTCCACATACATCTAGTAAATGCTTGGACATGAGACCACAGAAATTTAGATATGAAAATGTGGAAATTCATGCAAGAAATACATCAAAAGCGCAATCTTATCCACTAATTTATGTGAGTTTTCAGGTTACCGATCCAGTATATATTTTAAATAATTATATGCCGGAAACATACGAAGATCGAATTGTTGAGGAAAAATTCCGTGCAATTGTTTATTCAGTTTGCACAGAATATAACGAACGTCAGTTAATCTTTGAACATATTGAAACAGTTGAAGCTGAAATTTGGAAACAATTGCATGCTGCACTAGATCGGGAAGGTATTATGTTAAGATATGAAGGAGTACAAATTGTGAAACCACCTGGACCAATGTCTAGCGAATTACAAGCAGAATTGGAAGCTGAAGCATTTAAACGTCAACTTGAAAAGCAAAGTCTTGCAGAAGAACAAGAAGATGTAAATAAAAAGCTCCAAGTGGAACGATCTGCTGAGAGAAGAATTATCGAATCTCAGTCTATTGCCAGTTCAAAGACTATTGAAGCACAAGGTGAAGCTGATTCAGCGAAAACCCTTGCTGAAGGCGAAAATCTTCGATTCACTCCAGAGTATCTCAAATGGACTTTGTATCATGCAATGGGCGAAGGTACAAAATGGGTCATTCCGGATTCAATTGGAAGCATGAACATTTATGATTTGCCTCTCAAGCAAGATTCTAATTAACTCGCAAAAATCACATATTTTTATGTTAATCCAGTAATTAACTCGTAAAAATCACACATTTATTTTATGTTAATCCGGTAATAATATCGTTTACACACAAATCAATGTAACAAAGAAATGCCTCTAATGATTTTACTGTATGTAATCTATGTCGTTCATCAGATTTTATTTGATTTATTAATTGAAAAACGATAGATAGTCTTTCTTTGGTCCATACTTCAGATATACTATCATAAAAAAGTTTTTTTAGTGCTCCAGAACCACTACTTAATACTGAACTATTATTAATATTATTTTGTAAGTAATCTTTCATAGTATTCGAATGTTTATCAATGGTATGAGTAATTTTATCACCTTTATAAGCCTGTTTTAATGTAACCAGTCCCTCAATCGCGTGTGTAAATAAATAAATGTATTTTTGATATGGATCTGACAAATCATAATCAATTATATCAGATGTTCTTTCACTTTTTGCTTCTATTGTTGTTTTTTGTATGCCTTCGTCAACAATGTTAGTTGATGCAATTTCCTTTTTTATTTTTTTATGTTTTTTTGTTTTTTCGTTTGTACTTGAATTTTCCAACAAATTAGTGTCCAAAACTTCCATTGTTTCGTCATTAATTAATAATTGTTCTATAGTAGGCCGATTTGATAATATATATTTCTCACATGCATACAATACGGGCATCGTTAATAAATCAATATCATTTTTGACTGCTTTATAATATAAACTTCGTGTTAACCCTTGTATTAAACCATTTTCATTAATTATTAATGTGTTATTGCATATTGATATTTTTGCACCATTATCTTTGAATGACAGTACATATAATTTAAGAATAGTTGTCAGTGGATCCAATGTATCATTTGTTCCTCCATTTGTTAATATATTCATTATACTATATCAATATATATTTCACGTCTAAATAATAAATTAAATTTCATCATCTGAATCTTCTTCTTCACTGATACATAAACCATCTATTCCCGATTCAGAACCATAATCTCCATCTTTACATGGATTATCTATATCATCTATATCATCTATATCATCTATATCATCGTCACTAATATAAAAATCATTAGTTTCATAAGAAAGATTTGAATTGGGTGAAGTATTAATGATCGTAGATTCTTGTACTGTCCATATCGGTATAAAATTAGTATCAGCATCGGGTTCTTTATTTAATGTTTGAAAACACCAAGATAAATCATGATGAAAATAGAATATTATCATTGATGTTCCATTTATAGAACGATAATAATATCCTATGTAATGATCGTTATCATTGAATATTGTCCATATTCCATTGTTAATTTTATAATCAAAGAATGTTGCACTCGATAGATGCAATCTTTCTTGATAACCATGATTAGGAGTTATTGGTTGTGTTAATATTATTGATGTTATGTATTCAAAAAATTGCCCCATATTATTTGTTATGATATCTTCATTAACATGTTTTATCAAAATTCTTAGTGAAATATTCCTTTCCATTATAATAACTAAATAAAGTAAGTTTTAATAAATTAAATGTCAATTTTTAGTCTTCATCTGACTCTAAATTTATATCATTTGTAAATTTTCGTTTTCTTTCAGCTTTTGCTAATTTTTCAATTTCCTTTTGTGCAATTTCTTCAATTATTCTGTCACGAGTTTCTTTATCATGTCTATATAACAATACCATGTCCCAAAACTCCTTGAATCGTGGAAGTGCTTCTTTGAACCAATCTTGATCTCTGCGAACCAAATAACAATGGGATTTTTCCAAATGATAAAATATCAATTTACCAAATTCATAATCTTTTACATATTGTGGATATATAGTTTTCCAATTTTCTTTCATATGAAGTGCCCATTCAATCTTGTCATTCATATGTTCACTCATGTTGTGAGGATATATATATTTTCCATACCACATAACTTTTTCATCCTTGGGAATTTTTGATGTGTCTTTGGGAAGTAATTCAACATACACACCAGTTTCCAAATTTGGATTCATAATATGAGGAACTCCTTGTTCACGACAATGTGTGGATTTTCCATATTTTCGCACAGCTTCATCTAGTAGTCGTTTTGACCAATAATCACGCAACTTACACTGCCAAAAATCACATAATTCTAAATTACAACATTCCAATTGTAATTGAATTTGAATCCAATAATAATGAGGAACAATTCCCGGATCTTTCTTTTCTGTGTACTTAAATATATGCTCTGGACCAGTATCATTAATTTGTCTTGATGTAACACATTTAATCTCCAACATTCTTCCAACATAATCGGAAAATTTACCATCCATGGAACAACATGTTGCAATACCATCAGGAGAAGCTCCCAAAAATGGAATCACATCTTTTTTATCTTTTCTCAAATGAGGAATAAGACCAAACTCTCCAACTTTAACATTGAAATCTTCTTCGAAAATAGATGTTGCAATAGTTTCTGACTTTTTACCATGCCAAACATTTGCATTTTCTTTAAATGGAATTCCTAAACCGGCTTTATCTCTAGCAAAACTTTCACGAGTTTTATATTTTGATTCACTAATAGCTTCAGCACCTGATGATGCAGTAATATATTTTTGCCGTTCATCTAACCATTCCTGAGACTTTTGTTCTGTTTGGGGTTGTTCTTCAATATATTTATATTGTCTCCACACATTTCTATAATCTTTTGGTATATGTATCATATCACACCACAATCTATAATATGATTCCTTTTCTTCAATTGTTTTAAATTTTGGTGTTATGAATGGTTTTTTATACATATCAATATATTTTGATAATGTTAGTCCAAGGCTTGTCTGTGCACGCCTGCATTGAGCTAATAAATTATTAGAAACATGATGATTAGTTTTACCTATCCTACATTTAATATAATTATTCAGTTTCTCATCATTTTTAAACTGATCAATTTGAATTTGTGCAAGTTTATAATAATATGACATGATTACTATATATAGTAATTATAGTCTAAATAAAGTTTTTTCAAATTTTTTGTCTATTCATTGACATTTTTCCTGCAAATAGGACAGCATGGAAATCGATTTTCTAGCCATACACGTAAGCAATTATGATGAAATAGATGCTGACATGATATTCTTGTAACAATATCAGCATCAGTAAGATCATCATGACAAATTTTACACGTTCTTTCGTCTCCATCTCTAAACGTAATATCAAATGCAGAACATCTATCGAGATTATCAGTTTCTTCTCTGGTCATTGCTGTCATCGCTATTGTCACAGGTCTGTCTATTATGGGTCGTTCTTCGACTACTGATGAATTAAATGACATATTGCCATCCAATAATCCTAAAATTCTATCATCATCAATTGTCAAATCGAAACGTTGTGTAAATTCATTTAATGTTGCAATAGTACCAGTTGCACTAGCACCATCATTATATTCATGCATTGTTATTGATTCATTATCAATTCTTATAAATTCTTCCAATCGTAATTCATGATGTTCTATTATAGCATTGTTAAGATCTATATCAAGATTTGACCAATCATCTTGTTCAAAAAACGCAATTAAAATTAACGATATATATTGTAACGGAGTATCATTAATAACATTTGCAATATTATTGAAAATTATTCTAGCATGCTGTTGTTTATCTGATATATTTGCCGTTGCTAGTCTATTTAAAACATCTGATATTATATCAAATACATGTTTTGTAAAATATGGTTTAATGTTTTCATCAAGATTCTCTTTAATTTCCTCAAATAAATGATTTTGATAACGTGCATAATCTTCTCCAAGTAAGCGAATGTATCTATTATCTATTATATGTCCATATTCATTTGCTTCAACTGGCTTTCCATGCTCATCTGCTTCAACTGGCTTTCCATGCTCATCTGCTTCAACCGGCTTTCCATATTCATCTGCTTCAGCGGGATTTTCATGCTCGTCGGCATCTGCCATTAATCTATACTGTTCGGTGTCAATTATGTCATCAGAATCATCTGTTTCTGTTTCCCATTGTGATGAATCATCATCTGTACAAAATGTATCTTCATCGGAGTCAGAATTATCATTAGAGTCAGACTCATGTACTGTATTATTTACAAAAGTACTCATTACATTTTAATGTGCATTTTTACTTAAATCTAAAATAAATTTTTCTACATTCATTCATTTCTGCGTCATCGGTTGGATTATCACAAATATGTTCAAACGTTTCACCTTTATTCATTCGTCTGATAAAATTAATGGAGTATACTCCACATTCCGAATCTTCTTGCTGATGAACATCTGTATTATATTTAATACTTTTGATGCGCTTTTCAATAAAATTCGGTTCTTTTCCCATGAAAGAATCTTCAATTGAAGAATCTTCTAATTTTTTTCTAGATTTTTTAATATTTCTATGATAACACCAAGTACTAATTCGATTAACTAAATCTCTAATTCTTTTGACAGGTTTTTTACCACATGAATCAAAGAAATATACTTGATTCTTTTTGAGATTCATAAACATAGATACCCAATGTGAACCACCTTGCCAATGTTCATCTAAATTAAATATGATTCCCATGCGTCTAATGCCACTAAGATATAATTCATCAAGATTCATATCACGTATGCCATATTGGGGTAATGAATCGAAATCGATCGGAACACATCCCAAAAATTTAAAATCGGGATAAATTGTTTCTTGTTGTTCCATAGATTGTTTAATATTAGTTGTATTTAGCCATACAAATTTTCCTTGTGATATCTTTGGTAGAAACGTATTATCATCTATTTCTGCATCATTCAATGCCTTTATAAAATCCTGTTCTAACCAACATAATTGATCGTTGCAAACATCAGATAAAGCTTTAGTTAATTCTGTTACTAAATATCCCTTATGTTCGCGAATTGTTATTGGCGTTCCATGTTTAGTTGTTGCACATTTAATATTCCATGCTGCCACCATTCTGCACAACGATTCCAAACTAAAACATGTTCCTTCAGTATGTTCTTTCGATAAAGCACATTTTTGATCCTCATTTTCATGGGCGAACTTTTTGCTCATTAAAATAAGGTTAAATAAAAATAAAATAAGTGTATTTTCATACGTATATGTGATCAAAAATTATTTTTATAAATAAAAATTATCTTCTTATGAATATAGGTTGTTTCAAACTATTAATATATCCAACGATTTTTGGAACTCTTTCGTCAGAATCACATGCATTAATATCATATATCAAACTAAAAGTTGACATCTCACATAAATATTCGATACCATTTTTCATTAATGTTTGATATATTATAGGTTGTTGCGAAAACATATCAATATATTTCAATACCTTTTCTTCTGTAATATGTCGATTCTTTTTTGCCAGAATTTTCTTCTCAACATCTTCTGGGTCAAGTTCATATCCTTTTGCAAACTTTCGTATCAAACTTTTCCTCTCTTTAATAATTGTTTGCAAACATGCTTCAGACAGAGCTTCTATCAAATGATCAAAATCAATTTCTCCATCATCATATTGTTTCTTAATTTTTTGTAGAACCGTCGATGTTTTCATTGTAGTAAATATGATATTGATCAATCCTTAAATCAATCAATTTTTCTCATTGACATGTTTTTAATATAATGTGATCTACCATGATAAAAAGAAATCCAATACCAGGTAGCTTATTTGGATTGAATGTATCATTATATATTGATTTTACTATCATGTACATAACAGTCGATGTGACATAAAACGAACTTGTTAAAATTCCTAAAGGAGTAATATATATGGAAAGATATACAATTAATACATAAATTAAAACTGTTTTAGTTATAGCCATGTAGTATAATCTCGGATTCATTACAATATATTGCAATAATAAAATGTTTTAACAAAACACATTGAAATCGAAATAATCTCAAATTTATTTACATTAAAAACTTGTATTTATTTTTCAACTCATAATATAATGGATTCATATTATCGCCCAGATCGAAATATTTATGACACCAATCCCGAAGATTTATACAATTCTGCGCCAATTGTTCGCCAGTCAAAAGAAAAAAAGATCACGAGAAAACCAATAAGAAAAGATGATACATGCAATCTTGGATCAATGCCTGTACCAAGAAATCCTTTGAAAGGAAATTCATTGACAGGATATGTTGGTACAAATAAGATGCCAACTTATGATTCAATTCATAGTTTAGAACAAGACATTGATTGTTTGTTTGCACCAGACTGTGCACCAGCCAATTCATCAAATAAAGTTGACGAATCTTATGCTAAAGATGATTATCATCCTCCGGTAGCAAAAACGGATTCCCTAATAGTAAATAATATTAAAGAAAAGAAAACGCAGGAATATGTAGAAGAACATATGTTGATAATTGATTCCGGTGATAGAAATACTGTAAAATTTCCAAATCCGTTTGATTACAGAGTATATTTTAACACACAATATGACGATGCAAATATTCAACGTGTATTTGAAAATGTAAAAAGTATTAGTCTTGAAACTGCGGTTTTACCAGATAAATATTATTTTACAAAAGTAAATGGAACGTTGGAGGTTGATGATGATACAACCATTAAAAATCTTACTGATGCAGATAGAAATACGTCATTCACATGTACATCTAGTGATGTTAGTGGTACTTTTGTAGTAATAGATGTTAATGATATTATTGTGAGTACTACTGGTACGCGCAAAATTAAATTTGCAGTAGAAACGGAATATCCTACGACAATAACAAAGAATTTTGAATATATATTTACATATGATGCTCCATCTGGAACTGTTCCTATAGATGTTCATTCTAGTTCTCCATCATATCCCGCAAATATTCAAATTTATGAAGTACAAACATTTTCTTTGATGAAAAATAAATTCAATTTGTTAAATATAGATGAATTTTCATATGTTAATGAATTTTCAACCAATGATGTATTAGCCAAATCATTTGCAGTATTATTCATGGATTCAAAATGTAATGATGCTCATTATGCAAAAACAAAAATGAAAGGAAAAGAATATAATAATGATTCATTGGGTACTGTAAATAGATTATCAATTCGACTATGTGACCATACAGGAATACAACTCAAAAACTCATATGGAAATTACATAGATTATGAAGTTCCAAAAAGTCGTTTATGTACATGTTATACCGATTCTAATGGAGTTTTTCAGAGAGATTATAGATGTTCTTGTTCATATTTTAGACATCCATATTATCATCCGTTCCAAAATACCTTGATTTTTAAAGTAATAACATGGGAACAATCATTAAATCAAGAAATCTTTTAAAAAACCTATATAATTGTGTTTTTTTAATATAAATTAAGTGTATATGAGTTATCAAGTATTAACGGCAGCAATTACAGTATTAATTCCCACATTTGCATCCAAATTGTATGATTTAACATATCTGGATGAAACAAAGAAAAATAGCATCACTGATAATGGTCGCATCATATTAGATAATAAATATCGTTCAGATAAATCAAATATGATGCTTATTGTAAGTTGTGCTCTTATTGTTGGTGGTATTTTGTTAAGTAGTACCAATTGCAACGCCATCACGTTGGGTGTTAGTTTTGCCGGTTTGTTGCTACTTATATTTACTCTTGTGACTAATTGGTGGTTTTACAGCCTAAAATGCCAAGTGACAATTCTAGGTGCATGTATTATTGCTCTAGCAGGAGTAGGAATGAATCGTCAATTGATGAGAAATCTTCTGTTTTGTTAAACTTATATTTACGTTGTCATAGGATAGACAAAAACCGATGGTTTTATATTATCAAATCCAAACCATTCACATAATTCTTTAAATTTATTATCATGCTTATTTGCATTGCATAAATTTTTCATATATTTAGTTGATATCATCGTTGCTAAATTATTACATTCAGACATTTCTGTGTTCAATTCATTTAACCAAATTAAAACGCCATGTCGCGATACCTTTATGTGATTTTCATTAACACTACCATCATCATTATAATATTCATATTCAAACATATTTCCACTAATATCATATTTTGCAGGAAATCCTTGATCATCATGCTCTGGTAATATATCATCGCCTTCATATGTATAATCTGTAAAAAATGTAAATAATTTTAGCAAGTCTGATTTGTAATTTTTATCAACAATATCTATCGCATCACATGACGATAATGTTTCTATAGAATCTTCGTCAGTTGAATATTTTAAATTAATTGTATCAATAAATATGTCATCTGGAATAACAATTCCATAACCTATCATAACATCTACTTTGTAACTCATTACTAATCATATGTCATGTATGTTTTAATAATGATTAAATCAATTTTTATTTGTAAAAAATAAAAATAAAATAAATTAAGTGATTTACATGACACTTTTTAATGCATCGGATATCGCATCTCCCATATCTTCTGTTACGTGATATTCGGTATTAAATAAATCATCCGAGTCATAATTTGTTTCATTATTAAACATTTCATCAGGTGCATATATTCCTTTTGTAGAAAATATCATACAATTAGTTAACGAATTCAAAATAAACTTATTGTATGAAACAATCAGTGCTATTATCAATAATATGACAATAATTTGAAAAACTTTTATGAATGATGACATAATAACTTACTTACAGAAAAGATTTATAAAGTTTAGACATTAAAGCTTTTTTCTCAAATAAATTAAAAATTAAATTGCTGCAAACTCAAAATCGTCAATATTATCTTCATTTGTAAAAACAACATCAGATGACGTTTTGGCAACCTCATCATCAATGCGTATTGCAATTAATTCAAGTTCGGACAATTCTACATCATTGTATACATGTAGAATATGTCCATCAACACTTTTCATTAAAGATGAAATTTCAAAAAACACCATATCACCAACTTGTGTTCTTTTTCCTTTCTTCAACGAACCCGGAAGACCGACTTTGAAATCATTTCCTTGATAATTTTTAACACCAAATTTACAATCACCAAATGGTCTTGTAATAACACCAGCAAATGTTGTTTCGTTATCAGGTGTTATCATTGCTAATGCAGATGCAGATAATTTTACCACAGTAGAAGAAGCTCCTTTTTTGTTGCTTTTGAATTTTTTGCCACCTGAATTTTTTTTGCCCATTATAATAATTAATACATGTTCTTTTATTATTTAATATTTCAATTTTTATGATTAAAAATTGATATTTTTTTATGTATACTCTAGTATTCTATTATTATAATGTCATATTCGTGTACTAGAATAGCTTGCAATATTTATGTTATTGATGATGGAAAATCTATATTTGGTGCTTTCAAAATAGCAACAGATAATGACCGCAATAATTGCAATAAACATGAACAATACATGTACAATCTTGTATCTGATAGCAAATATTTTGTCACACTGATTTCGGCAGAACTTTTGAATGTTAACATATTACAATATGTATCATCTACAATTAAAATCCAAAAATTCATTACAATTAAATTTGATAATGGACAATTCGATCTCAATAGTTTTATTTGCGAAGATTTGTCGACAGTATCTATTCCCCAAATATGCGTTTTGCGCATGGAATATAGCAATGATTATTTGGATATATATAAATTATATACAGATGAAGCACAGAACGTAAATAATCTTAGTAAAAGACTTTTTACTGCCTTGTTTGCGCTTCATACCGATATACAACCCAGGCACTTTATTCATGGAGATTTAAAAATATCTAATATACTATCCAGTTTAGCAATGGATGTTAAACTTTTTGATCTAGAAGGATCATGTATCGCAAATGAATATGAAATAATTAATAACGATACAAAACCTATGATTCATGCATATCTTAAAATGGATGGATTGGTAACACGAGAATATCTATTTATTTTTGATATTTTTGTTTTAATGTTTTCGGCAGTGCATTTAGTAAAACATAAATTTTTATCATTGTTGCATACATTTAGAGATCATTTTAAAAATACACCAGAAATTCATACAAATACATCGTTCATGAATGCTTTTGTTATTATAAATTTACTTTGGGAATTTAAATATGATGGGAAAGCATATACAGTTAATAATATGGCATATGGAATACTTGATGGCGATAATTGTATCAATGCAACATACAATACTATTAATGCATTGTTTTCAAAAAATCTTACTTTTTCAAATCAATTAGTAAACACACATTATGTATATATGAAAGAAATAATCAATACATGTATTCATAAAAATCTCGTATATGATATTGTAGAAAATATTTTACAAGAATTACCAATTAATGAGTCCACTATTGACGAATCTACTAGCGAACGATCTCGTAAAATTAGTAAAATTTTTAGCTCGGGTGACGTATCAACAGATAGTCTAACTCTTAGTCCAGATACAATGTCTTCAGATGATACCTAAAAATATTGTTTTGCATCAGAATTAATTGATAATGCTAAATTTTTCATATCATTTGTTGGATTCGTTATATATCTAATAGATTTCCAATTTTGTTTTATTGCATCCATGCATATTGCATTAGTTTTATTATGAACATAATAGATAGCCATACCATTATTATTGACAGCATGCAAACATTTTGCTAAAATTTGGATTTTTACATGTTTTAATTGCATGCTATCTTTATTTAATACATATGTACACATATCATCTGTTTGGTTCTTAATATACATAAATAATTTATAATCCATTGCCAATGCATGTTTGATTAATGTTGTAGAAGGATCATCAATAAATTTTATTGCCAAATAATTTTGATACACAGCAATTTCATTTAATACATTAGTTTGGTTTTTGACAAATTTAATTACCAATCCATCTTTACGAATGGCTATTGCACACAAATCCTCTGTTTGTATGTTAATAAATTCTAATGCTTGTGGATTCTGCTGTATTGCAATTAATTTTTGTTCTTCAGTTGGAGAATTTACAAAACGTATTAATAAACCATCTTTTTTTAAACAAATTTGCAACAAAATATTAATGTTCAGTTGATCATTATTTGCGTTATCAAATAATTTAATAATATGTGCTATTACGTTTGGATTATTTAAAATTGCAACTTGACAACATATCATAGTTGGTTTATGCACATATTGAAGTGCTAATCCATTATTTCCTAATGCTGTCATAATAAGCTTGTGATCAATATACTTTTCAGGAACATGTTCCAATGCTAATCCATTATTTTTTACAGCCATCATACATGTTTCTAATGAAGGTTTTTTAATATACTGTAATGCAAGACCATTATTTTTAATCGCATTATTCTCTTGGTATTCTTCTAAATTGTCAATGTATTGTATTGATAATCCATTTTGCTGTATTGCTACATCTTTCATTTGTATAGTTGGATTGTCAATATATTGTATCGCAAAACCATTTTGATGTAATGCTATTAATTTTATTTGAGTTCCACAATTATAACAATGTTTCAATAACATTCCATTTTGTTTAATGGTTTTTAAATAAATAATATCTGTATGCTGTATATTATTGGTACTGTATATTATTGATTTTGGATTATTTTCGATAGCCAATGATAATTGGTATTCTTCTAAATTGTCAATGTATTGTATTGATAATCCATTTTGCTGTATTGCTACATCTTTCATTTGTATAGTTGGATTGTCAATATATTGTATCGCAAAACCATTTTGTTGAAGAGCTATTAATTTTAAACAATCATTAACATCAAGATCTTTGAGCAACATTCCATTTTTTTGCAAAGCAATTTCATGCATTTTATTATCACGTTTATTCTCAGGCACCAATAACAATGCTTCAGGATTGTTATTTAATGCAACATAATATGCATCAAGATGGACATTTTGTATATATTGAATTATCAAACCATTTTTATTAACTATCATTAATTGTTGTTTTAATGTCAAATTCATATGTTGTATTGTGGCAGGAAAATCTAGCAATAATTTTGTAACAAACATATCATTATTTGTACTTATGTATTTTATTGCCAAAATATCAGAAATTAAAATGCACTTTAAATCATCATATGTAATTTGATATAAAAATCTCAAAAAATGTGTATTTTGTAGTATTGAATCAAACAATTTTGAAGAATTATCACAAATCTCAAAATATTCTTTTAAACTGCCATATTGACGTATGATGATGTTGTCAACATAATATATATCATCAATTATAAATACATTAGCACATAAATCAATTGTATATATGCAATAATAATCTTCATTGTCATAATTTAAAAACGCATTATTATATGGAATTATTGCATACCCTCCATTAAAAATTTGATTCTCACTTGATATTGTTATTTGCTTTTTTTGCTGTCCTAATGTTGGTATATAATTATATGATGTATCAAATATAATAATAAATGGGCCAATTGCATTAACTTTATCTATTGTTGAAATACAGCATGTATTGTATGTAACATCAATATTATTGTCAAATAAAGATGTCAATGTATCATTTACTGGTAATTCAACAGATTTTTTTAAATTTTTAAATTTTTTTCTTTTGATAAAATTAAAACATCCCAAACATTTACTTAATTTTTTTCTTTTCACATGATTACGTATTGGATGAATATTTGTCAAATAATAATGTGTATGTCCATTTGATATATCAATATTTAATTCTTGATAATCATGATCATATTTATATATCATTTCTGATCTAATTTGGATGAACGCATCTGAACTAAAATATTCCATTATAATTTAGTCGTAAAAAAATGACAAACATATTATGTTTGACACAATAAAATAATTACACACCATTTTCATGTTCTTTTTGTATTTCATTTGAACTGTGTACATATGTCCAATATGATTTTGAATTAGGAGATGTACTTTTTTCTACATGTATAGATGAGTCATCAGAATTATCATCAAATGTTGTTATATTTACATCATTACACCATTCTGTATGAATAGTTGTATCGCTTAATTTATTGTAAATATTCATTGGTCCATGTCGTAAACCATTGCACCAAGTTCCTTCATATGTAATGTTGTTATCTTCTGTATGTATTGTAAGCTGCCCTTTTCCATGCTCCACATCATTACTCCATTCTCCAGTATACGTATGAATTTCATTATTAATTTTTGTTACTGAGAAACCATGACCATGTCTCAAATCATGCATATAATTTCCCTCAAATAGTGTTCCAAGATTTGTACTTACTTTCATAAATGGTCCATGTCTAATATCATTACGCCAATATCCCGATTCAATAACAGATGATGTGTCATTTGAATATATATATCCAAAACCATGACGTGTATTTTGTCCTAATACACAGCCTTTATAATATGTACCATTATCGTATTCAATAATTGCGTCATGATGAATATTGTTCATTAATATATATTAAACTGTTTCTTTATTTATATTCCAGTTTATTTCTAATTTGAGAAACAATTGCATCTTTTGAATTTACTTTTGGTAATAATTCATTAACCATTTTAGTATTACCAGTAACATGTGCATGTATAAGTTTGCTAACATTATCAGTTTCGGTATATAATTCTATATCATCAGAATCATGTTTTTCTAATATTTTTTCATTTGTAAATACATGTTCTAGTTCAGGAATACTTTCCAAAATGGTAAATGGATTTCCATATCCCGATAAAAACATAGTAAGGTATTTATCAGGTTTTATTCGACAAATCTCAAAATTCATTAAATCAATAATCAAATCATCAACTATAATACTATCGCATAATTCACTATACCATGTAAAAATAGAATTGTATTGCGATGCTGTAACACAATAATAACCAATCATGGTCAAATTATCATTGACAAGTAATTTTACAGATAAATATTCCATTAATCTTAATCTTAATAATTAATTCCATAAATTAAACTGATTTTCTCTTGCAATATACATTGGATGATTCGATTTAAGATCAAATGACATTGCAAATTCTGGTATATTAGATAATATAATATTTGTTCTTAATCTTGGTGGAGCATGTGGATCAGTTTTTATTCTTCGTATCATTTCTTTGTCTCTAATTTTTTGCCTCCATATTTTAGCATATGCACCATATAAACGTGCATAATTACACTTTGTTGCGTTATTTTTTTTAAGTATATTTGTTAATGTAAGTACACCTGTATAATCAGCAATATTTTCACCAATAGTTATATCACCAGATACTTTTTGACCAAGAATAACAACTGAACCATATTGTTCTCTAATTTTATTAACTCTTTTTTTATATTCATCGATATCTTTATCCAACCACCAAACTCGATGATAACCATTTTTATCAAATTGTCTTCCTTGGTCATCAAAACCATGACTAATTTCATGAGCTATAACAGAACCTATTCCACCTAAATTATCATATATTGTTTTACTTGTACTAAAAAATGGATCATTAAGAATTGCACATGGAATAACCATTTCATTATTTAATGGCGAATAATATGCATTAACACTGTATGATGCCATAGACCATTTTTGTTTATTTACCATAGTACCAAGTTTTTCAAAATTATCAATACTTTCTTGTATTTCGAATCCAACTGTCATATCAACAATATTCTGATCAATATATTCTGTATATCTTTCATATGTTCTGGGAATTTTTGTTCCTCCAACTTTAATACCTATTGCATCAATCTTTTCGATAATTTTTTGTTTTGTTTCCGTAGATAACCATGAACATTGATAAATAACATCTTTTGTTGAACTTTTAATTAATTGATTCATTTCAATTACATAGTTTTCTGCTTGTTCAGTCATATGTTTTTCGAGATATACAACACCTAATGCATCGGGCATATAATTCATTATGTACATTAATGCTTTTGATTTGGGTAATCTGTCGATCGGAATTGACAACAATGTTCCTTTAAAAAAATTAAATTCTATTTGAATAATATTGTCCGGTTTACATAATTGAGGTAACAACAATGTAAATTTATATTTAAGATAATTCTTTATGACTTCAATATCAATTGATCCTACTATGTCAATTAATTTTACAATATATTCAATATTATCCACACATATTTCAACAGGCTGTAAATTATGTAATTTCTTATATTCATTTATCATCAATTCAATATCAAATGGCCATAATTGTTTAAATTTATCCATACTCATCATGTTATATCTTTTATCAAGATTTCTTCTTTCAACGGGTTTCATTGTAATCTTTCTTAGCATATTTTCCAAATCAAAAATTCCAACATCAGAAAACCCACATGCCATACTATATTCTCGTAAAAAATGCTTATATTCTGTTTCATATTTATCATAATAACTTTGTTCTGGTAAAGTACATGTATCCTGATCAAAAGCAAACATAAATTTATCGGGATGTTTTATATCTCTTGTCACGAATAAATCAAAAAATACCGTAGTGCCATATGTCGCAAATGTACCATATGTTCTAGTAAAATCATCTATGTTATTTACTGCATCAATCATGTTGTAATATTTTACAAAATATGAAATATTTGCATCACGATGATGAACTTTTGCAAAAATCTTTCCCAATAATGTTTGTTTGACAATTTGATCATCTAAGATTGTGTACAATTGTTTCTTAACATGTCTTGCAATACATTCAAATGAATTTGTTCTGACTTGATCCGTATTTAATTGAATTTGATTTAACCAGTCTTGATTAATAAAACTATAAAAATCTTTCATTAATATAGCATTGTAAAAAATTGGTATACATCTGTCTTATAGCCTAAAATATATTACTAATAATGGAAATTAAAACAACATCTCTATTTGATGATATTCAATTCATACAATACAAATCATATCTTGAACAATTTCTAAATGATGATAAACAAATTGATAATGACCAAGTGAATAATTATATACAAAAACTTAATAAAATTTCTCGTTTTAAAACAGAAATGCAAGTATTAGTGCCATTTGATTTTGTTGATTTTGTTTCAACTGAATTGCGAAATGATAATTTTAATAAACATGCAAAATATATTCTTCAAAGAAATCCGATCAAAATGTATCATATCATTAATTATCATGAATTCTTTTTCATTTGTAACAATATCAAATCATTTTATAACATTAAAAATGATGCCATGAAATTTATATTGATAAAATATTCCAAATTGTCCAGTGCATTTAAACTGTTTCAAAAATTGCCATGTTATACAGATTTGTATATGGATTATATACAAGAAGAAAAATATTCGTTGCGTAAATGTTTGCATAATAATGAATTGGTTATAAAAGATAATATGAATGATTTGTCTAATATTGGATTATACGCATATATTTTTATTATGAGTTTGTCAATAATATTTTTATCAGTATTCATGTATATTACGTTGATAGATCAACCTAATGTGTAAGAATTGTTACAGTACGAATACAATATTATGTAGTTGAACATGTATCATCAAAACTTCTAGTAGATAAATGTGGTATATTTTCAAAGGATGATTTATTTCGTTTACGTTTTGTTTCAGTGGCCCAAAAGAATAATTTATAACAACAACCACATGTTAATTTATCAAAAAGACCAAAGCAACAATACCATCTTGCTTTTTTAAGTACTATATTTTTTTCTATTTCTTCAGTAAATGGTTTGTCCAATAATAAATAATTCTTTTTATATTCAATGATTTCATTGAGTTGTTTATCTTGAAGTATTTCCAAATCTTGTAAATCTTTTTGTATTTGTGGAGTTTTATTTGGCAAACGAGACATGAAATGAAGTTTATTCACTGTATTTTTCAATTCATTTCGCATGACTATTTCCGTAATGAACATAATTTTTACCTTAGCGAATACGTTTGTATTATATATTTCTGGATATGCAGCAATAACAGAATCTGGTAAAACAAATTGATTTGCTGTTTTAGTTTCAATTACCTTCTTTTCGATTTCATCAATAATAGTATTTAATTTAACATCAGTATCTACATACATAATTTTACCAGAAAGAAACTGACATTTCATTTCCAATAATCCATAATTTGTTGCACTGGTTTTATGCGCTTCGGCTTTTGCATCTAATTTTAAATATGATATTAAGGTTAGTAGTAATATATTAATTGCCGTTAATATTGATATAATCAATCTACCGGTAGCATTAATCCATACCTGTGCCATTAAGCCCGCTATAGATACAATAATTATTGCAGGTATCATCAGCATATTTAGATAACGTTCACAATAATTTTTTCCTTCTGTATACAAAATTTTCTGTCCTTTTAAATACATTGATAGTATATCGATAGCTGTACTAGATTCTAATGTATCAGTATTGCCATAACTTGCATTAATTGCAGAATTCAATTGATCAAATGACATTGGTTTTTTACTAGTAAAATCACCTATGTACGGATCGTCTTCTGTATCATGCCTTCTTGATGACGCATATTCCATACTACCAGATCTTTTTAAAGTTGTCGAACGTATTGAATTTGAATTTAAATCAGATGCGGGAATATATTTTACGGCAGGTGATCTTGATTGTGATTGTGGTCGCGATTGTACATATGTTCGTGATTGTGGTGATTGTGGTGATTGTGGCTGCGCTTGTGATGTTTGCGTATGGCTCGGAATAACACTACCCGAATCAGTTAAAATTCTAGGTTCGTATACCATTGCGTTCATTCCAGTGTCTGTCAGATCATTTTTAAGTGGTAATATGACTGTATCAATTAATGAATGAAATATTTCAATTCCAGATTGAATTATTATATTTATATCAAGATTTTTGCGCCATAAAGATGTTATTATAATTATATTTTGGTTAATACGTATTACATCTATAATTTTTTTAATAAGATAATCATATGTATTATCTTCTTTTAATGATAATTTAGACAACAAACTCTTTGTTTCATTATACACTATCACAATATTGTCCAATTTTTGGTCTTGACCATTAATAGCCAATATATTCATAACCCGATTGATATCAGTTACAATAATATCAATTAAATTTTTGTATTTTCGTATCAATTTATTATCACAATATGTATCATAATCCACAAATGACGTGCGAACAAATTTTATCATATTATTAACTAATGAATGTAATGTCGGATCCATTTCATACATTCCACATTTATTTAACAAACCTTCTGTAAATGAAGAATCCATTATTTTATGCATAATGCTATTTGAATTTCTATTTTTGTTTTTATTATGATATGATTCTTCGGATCTATTTATTCTATTAGATGTTTTTGATCCTGCATCAGATAGATGAGTATTATTGAATACATCTAGTGGAATGTTTGAAGTTTGATAATTAGCATTTGATATATCAGTATCATCAATTTTAGGAGATATTTGTAATCCAAATTTTGTCACACCAGTTATATCATAATGTTCTGTTATTATTACATCCCCTGGTTCTTCGTTAAATGGTCGATCGGATTTAATACCTGTCGATCCAGAATCAGTTGATTCAAATATATTATCATCAGATATTGACGATACAGAGACATCAGTTGAACTAATATCTACGTTGCCTGAACTTATGTCTAACCTGTCAAATTCTTTTTCTAGTGTTAGATGTCCGATTGCAATTTCTCGAAGATCAATTGATCTGGATGATAGTTGGGGATCCGTATTATTCATGATATAATACTAATGATAAAAATAACATTTGGATAAACTAATTAAAAATTATTTCTTACTAAATTTCTTTGATTTGTTTGATTTTTTGCCTTGAAATCCAGAAGATTTTTTCGATTTATCAAATTTCTTCGATCCAGTATTCGATGCATAACTCGCACCCATTGATTTGGTGTGTTTGAATTCACCATCATCATTCTTTTGAAAAACATAAAATCTATTCTTTTTTGTATGGGGATATAAAATCTGATTTAATGGATCCGATTCGTTGTAATATTCTTTTACACTCATATAATAATTACGAGTTTTACCACTTTCAAATTCTACAGCATTCTTAAAGAATTGTTTGTTTTTAGTGTGCATATTCCATAACATATCGGTTTCAACAAGAGAAAATCCATTCTCAGACATTTTATCAATTAACAACTTTTTTGGAACAAGATATTCCAATCTATATGTGTCTTCATCGAATACAGGCAAATGTACATCAATTCCTTGACCAGTTATGTTCTGAATGTCACCTTCATATCTTTTGATAATATCATATAACACATATTTTGTACCCTCTTTGTTTACATAATGGGTTGTAGATTGACCACCATCTTTTACTAAATCTTTATGAACCGTATCACCATCAAATGTAGTGATGATAACATATCCAGAAGGTTTTGTAAATCTAACAAGATTATCCATAAAATTTGCTACGGTTTGGTCGTTCTTAAAGAAGTAATGTGCAACAAATTGTACAGAAATTGCGTCATATAATTTTGGATGATCGTTGTCAAAAATTTGTAACATGGATTTATCATTCACTTCAGTTGATTCAATACCAGCATTGTGCTGATCTTTCAAAGTCAGCTTTGCACCACCATCACAAACTAAAAATTTCATGCTAAATCCGATTACTCCCATTTTCTTTTTGAGTGTTTGATATCTAGATGTTGCAGAATCTGAACCAGAATAAATACCAAAACTATCAATATCAAAACCAGTTAGTGAATTAACTCTTGCATGAAGATATTTATTCAAATCACCACCACGTCCAATACCATAATCTAAAACATCAAGTGATTCAACACCCATATTTGTATCTTTTTTGCCACAATATGTCAGAATCAAATTTTGTTTTACCCATCCATGAAAATCTTTTAATGGTCTTTCGATATTGGATACTAATGTATAATAACCACCATCTCTTCTTTCCGATTCAATCATACTAGAAGTAATATGTGATTTTAGTTTTGCATGATGTGCATCATATGTATCGGGATGACCTAATAAATTGATATCAGTAACTTCAATACCATCAATCATAGATTTCCAAGTTTTGTCAGCAATAGCAGAATTGTTTCCATATTTTCTCTTTAATGTTCTAACAGATTCTGTTTTATCATGTCTTGTTCTCAAAGGTATCCATCTAGATCCAGCTTTAACACTGTGATCATTTTTGTATGCCCATTCAATGACAGTTTTGTCTTGAAGAATATTCCCCTCTTGATCTCGTGCTTCTCCATCGGTAAGATACACATATGCAAAATGGTGATCATGCTCTTCTTGAAATAGCACAGGATATTCCGCATTTCCCTTACTTTTACCAACATGCAAATACATAATTCTGTACACTTGATCCTTGACTTTGATATCAGCAGAATCTTCATTTTCAAACTTATTAGTAAATTCTTCATCATTCATATCAATATATTGCATATTTGCATCAGCATTATCAAATACATCAATTATGTCTTTTGTAACCGGATCTCTAGCAAATTCACAATAACAATCCAATGAATTAAATTTTGTAGGCTTATATTTGTAAATTTTCTTTTTTACCAAACTAGAACTTCTTTCATATGTATGTTCATTTGGTGTCCACATACAACCATCTGTGCTGTACGGACACATTATCGTACGCTTATTAATAGTTATCGGAGTTGTATATATTTTGAGCATCAATGATGTTAGAAAAAATATTTCCCAACTTTTAATTCCTTGAGGAAATGCAAAATACTTTACAGATATTACATTTATTTCATTTGATTCAAGTCTTGTTACAAGCTCATGCATATGTTCACTCATATTCTCTGTATAATATTTTTCCATCTTGTCATAATCAAACTTGCCTGAATATTTTGCAAAAGTATGACGCTGGCCATATAATTCTTTTGTCATGGTTTTTACACAATCAAGTCGATTTTGGAGAATTTTATCCTGACGTTTATCTTCTCCTTTGAACATCAGACAATCGAATGCTAGGAACATAAATTTCCCATATTCTTCATTGTATAAATACTCTCCATCAAAAATAGAATCATTAAAAACTTCTGCACCATCGGGTGATTCAATTTCTTTTACTTCGTTGCTTTTGCTAATAAGATATACTTTCGTATCACATATGACCATGAAATATCTTTCTCCATCAGCTTTATCAGTGACACAATAATCTTGATTAATATAATCGACAATATGCTGAAGTTCAGCACTTTCTGGATTCATAGTAGGTAAATCGCGTAACTCGATAACCTTTTCTGGAAACAACAGTTTGTGTAATTTCTTAATTACTGATCCTTGATCTTCTGGATTCATGATTATATTTGATTTTTGCAAAACTCTTAGTAAATTTCTGTATGTTGAATCAATTGTTTGGCCAACCTTTTGTTTGGTTTTTGCGGTCAAATCCTTTAACAGTGTAAAATCTATTTCTAGTTCAATTGATGGAACTTTCTGAGCAATAGTTTTTATATTATCAGACATTTGTACATATGACAAATCTACTCTAACAACATAATCTTCATTCTGTTCAATTATTAAACTTGCTCTTTGAATATATCTAAAATTAATATGTGATTTATCACTTGCTAATGGCAAAATAAAATCTATCTTATCGTCTTCTATATCCAATTCCTTGGATTTTCTTAAACGAATACCCAATTTTTCAATATCAACAATGTTGTCTTTTGTCTTTTGTTTATTCATAATCGTAATATGTTTATTACCATCTTTGATTTGCTTTATTAACATAAGAAAAATGATATGATTATCACGATTCATTATACGACCTAATGTCGAATTAATTGTTTCCAATCCTTCTATCGTTATACGATAAGAACTTAGATAATCATAATTATAATTAAAACTTACATTTAGTGTGTCTTTTGTTTCAACTGTAAAATTAGCAACCGAAAAATATTTCAACAATGTTATGTACTTCTCCATACTGATTCTCGAAAGTTTTCTCATAAAAGATAACTCGACTTCATCATTTATTGAAGCTGTTGATAGCATTTCATCAAAAATATCCCCAGTAATCGTAAAATCAGTATGTATATTTGATTTTGCCGGGGTTGACTTTGCCTTGATTTTTTTAGTTTTTGTAGCCATACTTAATATACACTAATACCATATATTTATATCTTTAAAAATCAATATTTCTTGGATTATTATAACAATATTTTGGTATATTTGATGAATATTTGTCCAATATTCATTATTATATGAATAATTATAAATAAATTGAATCATTAGTGATCATTTCTTTTTTACGATACCTTGTATTGATTAGGCACCACTGACACAGGTGAAAATTGATCTCCAAATCCAGGAGGATATCTTTGAATGCAAATTACATTTGTACTATTAGAGTATGGCGTTAATGGTGTCAGTGGCATTCCCATATACACATATGGTTGATATTGTTTTGGTTGATATTGTTGCAATTGTATATGTTGTGCACGAGGACTTTGTTTTGCACGCTCCCATGTATTTTTATCCACATCACTATGTTTTTGTTGGATTTTTCGAACATCATGTCGCATTTTTCGAGTACTCGGTGATGCAACAGTATTCATGTAACATTTTTTCGGAACAAATTCATTTGCACAAATCGTATCAATCATTGATAGTGATTTTCGTGGTGTATTAATAGAAGGTCTTTTGTACAATGCCGGCATTTCATCATCAATATTTATGTTTGGATTTTGAGTTACCGACATACGTTTTTTTGATCGAGCACGTTTCTCGCCAAAATACGAAACATCTTTTTTGTACCTGTCATGTTTGACAGATCTAACAATATCTTCAAATGGTCCATTCAACATTGGTCCAAGGATATTAACATTGAATTCCTGGTTTTCCTTGATTTTATCAAGACAGTAATTTTTAATGATACTGGGACCTTTCATTTCAGCACCTTGTCGAATTAGTGAAAAATCGGTATCTAATACAAGTATTACCATATGATATAACTTGTTGGCAACCCCATACGTCAAACATATTTCCAATGAATGTGTATCAGGAATTATATTGCAATATATGAGGTGTTTCAAAATCTCAACTCTCTTGTATTTGAACACATGACCCCAAATTAATGCGACATCAACACTTGATATTCTGTTATTGATCAACCAAATTGCAGATTTTTCCTGCGCTTCACATTGAATGCATAAAATTATCAGTCGAAATTCCGAACCATCCACCAAATCTTCGTTTATTTTTTTATCAAGGATTAAATCTTCAATACAATTATGATTACATGCCCATAACATGCGATAATCACGATTATAATCCGGAGATTTGTTAATACATTGAGATGCCAACTTGTATTGTTTGTTTACAATTAAAAATTGGCATATGTCATCCGTAGCTTTGCATACAGCATCACAATCAATACTCATTAAAAATTCAATCATATCAAAACATAAAGTTGATTTGGATAATTTAATGCAATGTTTCATATTGATATAATTAATACAGTTGTGCAAACTAGTGATCTTTGCTTTTTTCTTGTATTTGACATATTCTCCATATAATGCATCAATGTAGTGAATGGTTTGCTTAGTGAATTTATTAAATAACATTAATAGCAATTTCATGCGATTCTTTTGAACTACAATATCCAAACACCTGAGAATGGTTTCATCTGAAACAACAATGTCACTAACTTTGCAAAATTGTTCCATCAAGTCATGTTCACATTCTTTACAAAATAATATCATAAATGTGGACATATCGGAATAATCAATATTTGGATAATTTTGAGCCATCCATAATGCACCTTTAAAGTTTGATCCGGTGATCAGAGATGCGAAAATTTTTCCAGGAGTGCAATAATTGTTCAGTTGTGATGTCCTATAAAAATGTTCCATCATAGGAATATTCATTTTAGTACACGCAATAAAAAAGCAACAATTGTCATAGTAATTTGGGCTAGTTAGTGCAACAATTCTCTCTAAATTACCACTGTGTGCATATGCTTTGATTTTCTTGTAATTGTTCATTGAACTCATTAAAGTATATATAATACATGTGTCAAAATAGTTTTTTCAATTTTTTATTGATAAATTTATACAATGATAAATGAAAGTTTACACACATTGATGCATAGCCAAAAATTCAGAATCGGTTGTTGTTGTCAAACTGTAATATTTCTTATGTATGATAAATTCTATCATGTTTATTAAATTTTCTTTTGATGAGGATATCTCAATAATCTCATAAGTTGAAATATTAAAAATGTAAAAATTACATACAGATTCGGATGTAATTTGATCCATGTATAATTGTTGTTTTCTTTGAAATATTTTAATCACCTTGTTAATTGTGACAATTGTATCTTTTCCTATACCATGTTTAGTTATCAAAGGCATAACTTTACCAATGCGACCAACATTTGCTTTTAACATATCAATCTGTTTATTTAATGTCATGTATCGCTGTTCAAGCTGAATTGTTTGTTGTGTTTTAGTTACATCAATATTATTGTATAAATAATACACATACATATTCACTGCATGTTCGAGAATACTTTTATTATTTATTGATGCATCGCATATAAATTTATACACCGATTTGTTATCAATACAATCGAATGTTGACTGCAATTGTTTATTTCTTAGTTCATCTGTTGATACACATAATCTAAGCTTATATGTTGCAAATTCAGAAATATGATTTCCCAATCGTTCCATACATTTTGACATATGTTCTGGGAGTAACCATTTATAGTTTGTAATTTGTTTTAATTTATATATTACTTTTGATCCAATACATACATATTTGTTAGATATATACAATAGATTCTCAATTGACATATCATCATATGTAATTTGTTTTTGCTCATAAGTATTAGTATCCTCATCATCAGAATCCTCTTTGAAATAATTAGTTTCTGATTCTTTTATGAATGAATTTTTATTTAATAATTCCACGATTGTCATTTTTCCTGTATTAATAAATTCAAAATTTGCAGGAATAGCAGTTTCGTTAATTTCGTGTACCGATTCATTTATTAGTGCTTGATTAGTTTTTGTTGCTAAATTTATTTCTTGACCATTCATACATCTTTTGTGATATATTGATTGGTAAATATATGTTAATGCATGATCTATTATTTCTGCGTTAATATTATTACACAAATCTTTGGCAGTAACTGTACATGCTCTAGCTTTAATATTTTTTGCCGTTCGATTTAACAACACATCAACCACTTTTACATGATTTGGTGGAAACACTGGATCAAACATAGTTTTTCCTCTAAATTTGTTAATATATGTTGCATTTACAGATTTGTTTAATATTGCATCAGTAACTGTTTCGCAATCACAAAATTCTTGTAATCGTCTGTGATCTAAAAATGGTAAAAAATGACATCCAGTATGATGAATTAATGTCATGTGTTCCAGACTTCTTGTGGTCGCAACATACAATGTATTAGGACATATTGATGGATCTGCATTCCTAGCACAAAAATCAAAATATCCCTTATCAAATGAAAACACAATGATAATAGGCCTTTCTAGTCCTTTCACTTGATGAAAAGATGAAAATACCAATTTATTTCTAATGATATCTTCATCTAATTTTTCATTATCTGATAATGGCATGTATATATTAATTCCATTTTTTGTTAGTGAATTCGCTAATTTTTTTACAGGAGTTCCTTCACTCTTAATGGATGGAGCTAATATAAATATATCACTACAACTAAAAGTTTTAAGATATTTCATAACTTGTAAAAATGGACGTTTACCAAATGCATCACATATTAAATATAATGGTTTTGAACCAGTTTTTTTAATTGATTGCATTCGATTGTTTTTTAATACACAATTATTCAGAAATTGAACATGTTCCCATGATACTCGAAAAGATCTACTTAATGTTAACTTTTCCCATGGAGATTGATTCAAATTAAATAATTTGTCTGCAAAAATAATATATCTAGCATCTGCACCATTAAAATCATAAATACTCTGAAATCTATCTCCAAGAACACAAATTCTTGGTATATATTCATTATCTGCAATAATTTTATGCACAAGAGTATAATATAATTTAGTCATATCTTGACATTCATCAATTATTAGCATATTGAATCTAAATGATTTATTTGGTGGTGTTTTTAAATGTTTTTTTAAAGCAGAATCTTCGTGACAACTGTGATGGTAATATTTAACAGCAAAAGAATGGTAATTATGAACTGTAAGATTTAATAATCCTTTTTGTTCAGCTCGAGCTTGTGTCTCTAATCTTAATCGTTTATTATATGTTAATAATAAAATAGAACATTTATCATGTTCCATTGCAATTAATTCTGCAGTGCTAGTTTTTCCCGATCCTGATACAGCTTCAACAATAACATTTGATGTCTTCAGTGTACTAGATATCAAAATCTGTTCATCGGATGATAGCATTATTAAATGATATCATTAATAATAATATGTTTAAAATTCAATTATTCATGTGTTATTTTTGATTAATACTTGCGAACGTTTTACTATGGTATCCACGTCATGTAATATTTCTTCAAAATCTTCGTTATCCTTTTCTATAATATTATCATCATTTACACGTTGATATTCGGAATCAATTTGTGACGAATTTGCGGTATTAATATTTGTTTTATGGTTATCTTGATTAATTTTATAAAAATTCGGAAATATTTCAATGCATAATTCACCTAATTTCATTGCCCCAAAATAACACATTAATGCAGAAATAAACATTGATGTTTTCATATTACCGTAAAATATAGAATCATATGAAATTTTAGCGACTATAGCTACCATTGGATTACTGTATAAATTTTTTCTGTTTATCAATCGATTATAGATCATTAATATTAATTATAAAATTTCTTTATGTTAATTAATTTAAATGAATATATGCAAATGTACGAATAAATGTACTTGTAAAAAAATAGAAAATATATTTTTATATGATTATAAATACACTGAACCAAATATTATTACAAAAAAAGATATGTGTATTAAAAAATCAGATGTAATAATAGCAAAAGAAACATTTTGTTTGGCAACAGATTTAGAACCAAAATTGGAATCTTGTATTAATGATGACGATGATTGTATATCAATTACATCAAAAGATTCCTGTTCATCTTTTGACAGCTGGATAGAAACGGATGAATTACTCGATCAAGAAATACTACGAGCTAAAGTAGTATTTAAAAAGAAATATATTAAGGAAGCTAATTAAAGTTTGTTTACTTTGTTACGAATATGTTTATGTATTTTATGATGAACATAATCGCGAATATCTTCTTTGTTATTTTTTTTAAGATCATACCAATTGACACGATTCTTTGATACATATTTTTCTAATAATGCTTCCATATCAATTTTCTCAAAAATATGACTCACAATAAAACGTGCCTTTTGTTCATTATTGTCAGTAGTAGTATCACTCTTATCCATCGAGTCTATATAACTTACAACACCATTTTCAACCTTAAAATATTTGTATAAATTGTTAAAATAATTAGGCAACCATGTATACTTAAATTTTTCAAAGAAATACTTGACAACATCTCTTCTCAGATGTCTATCATTATTAACATCACTGTCCATATATCTGCTAGAATTCATATATCTAACAGGACTATTATATGCTGGTAAAAAACTACTTGCCCAATGAAGTTCATTATCTCTGATTGCTCGTTTTTCTTCAGAAGTAATATCTACGATTGATGGAGAATACATCGGCGATAAATCATATCCCACTGAATATACAGGTGATGCAAATGATGGCACAATTGTTCCATATGTTGAATAATTACTTACAAAGTCAAGCTTACCATCTGGTGTAATAACTGATCTAAACATAATATATAATTGAAGTAGATTTATTTATTAATTGAAAACTTATTTTTAATCAACTCACTCATTTCCGAGTAATTATAATTTTTATTTTCAAACCTAGAATAATATTTAATATTAAGTTCGATCATATCATGTAGTTTTTTATCATTCAATGTGGTAAACATTTTCAAAAATCTACTAATTAAAAATGATGCAGTTTCTGGATCACAATCAGAATCCATTATATTATATATCGAGGCTAAACATGAATCAAAATCATCTGCATTAAACACTATTTTAAAATAATATTCATGCGAAAAAAACAATTCTTCATGATTTGTATTAATTGGTTGTTGTATATCAGTAAAAAAAGATTGTTCTGATATTATATTTGTTTTACCAACTGGCATGGTAAGATATTTATTTTGTTCATTGTTAATATTATGTAGTGTTATTGGATGTATAATTAAATTATCTTTAGATTTATCAGCAATAACATCACCCATTAATAATGTACTAAATATTTATTTAACATTGCAAATTTTCAAAAATCTCACATAAGTTTATATGGACTATTATCCCAAATTTTTAACATTAGAAAAAGTTACAAAACGTTACATTGCTAATAAAGATGTACAAAATGCAAAAATATCACTTATAAGTATGAGAAAAATTCATGGCAAAATCTTACAAACCATGCATGAAGTAAATTCATTATCAGCAGATAACAAATTAGAAGTATTATCAGATCTTCAAATAACTAATGAAAGAATGGTAAAAAAACTAATTGCTCTAGAAGATTCTAACGATGCTGACAGCAATAATGCGGTTCAAGATATCCAAAATACAAGGAATTCTCAAGATGCTAATAACAATAATGCAGTTCAAGATACTCAAAATAAATCAATTCAAGACGCTGATCCACATGCATCAGCAGAACCACATCAACCACTTATTAAGGATGTACCATCATTAGTTTTATTTTTTGCCGATTGGTGTGGACCATGTAAAGCATTTTTACCAATGTGGAATGATATGAAAGAATCTCACAAAAGAACTGATATGAATATGGTAAAATTTTCATGTGTAAAATATAGTGAATCGTGTAATCAGATTTCTGTAATAGATTCTTATCCAACAATTGTACTTCATATACCAAATAAAACGGAATTAATTAAATTTAAGGGGACGAGAAGTGTTGATAATATTGTTGCATTCGTAAAAGAACATACAAATATTGATATGTCAAAATAAATAAATATCACCTTGCAAATTATCGTCTTGCAGCTTTACCGGTTCTCTTTTGAGAATGTTTTTCTCTAATAGTATTGACCATCGCATCACGATTTCTTTGGTAATCATTTTTTGCTTCGCAATTTGCTGGAGATCCACAATTTGGTTCATCAAATAATGTCATAACACTTTTAAGAATAGTACCAATAGTGTGTGCTGGCGACCATCTTAAAGCTTGTTCCTCTTCATCATATTCACAATATCCATCATGAAGAATACTAATACATAAACTTCCACTACTATATACATTGGGATGGTATAAAGCATCAATAAACCTAATTTCCGGAGCATTAGTTGGGTATTGAGATCCATAAATTATCTTTCCTTTGAATGGAATTCCGGCCCAAGGGGTGTCTTCTGTTCCAATTAATTCAAAATACAATATAATATCACCCTGTGCATTCGGTTCGGGATAATCTTCCATAAATTTTTCAATATCAACAGTACAATTTTCAAGCAAATCTCTTTCAAGAAACATAATCTGCTTTCTAATGATTTTGGCGCGAGGAAATTCAATACTCATTATTCAATATATAAATTACATTCTATGCATGAAAATATCAATTTTTTTTCAAAAAGTTGAATTATTATCAATTAAACATAGTTCCATATTTTTAGTAATGTCATTATCTCTCAGAAATGTTCTAAATGTTCTATGCCCTGAATATAAGCCTAAAAACAATAAAGAACCGAAAACAATGGAAATTATGCCATATATAACATCCAAATATGAAGAAATCTCCCAGTATAGACAACTTATTCAGTGTATATATTCGTCTATGTATTCTTATGCCAATGCAAAAGATATGGAGCATGAAATCACTTCAATTAATAAGTTTATTGAATCAAATAAATTTATTGAATCAATAAATATGAGAAAAGTTGTAACAGCAATAAGCCAAGAAACAGTTAACAATGATATCATATTATTCTTAGCAGCATATTATGAATGTGTGGTGTATGTGTATTATGAAAATTGTAAATTAGCAAAATGTTTTTATATGGAAAATGCAATAAATCCAAACAAACATTCTGTTCTGTTATTTTACAATCCAGCTAAAGAACATAAATATCAAACGTTGACCGGTTTTGACGAATCATATGATATGCATGAAATGTATCATGATGATGTTATAAATCGATTTCCTGGTACTATATTTATCGCAGTAGGACTAGAACTTAACAAACAAATGATTGTTGACGATGTTGAGGATTTGGATTACTATGAAGAATCTTTTGAAAATATATCCATATTAAATTATCTCAACGAAATAAATTTTGTTAGTGATGGGGTAACAAAATTAACTGAAATGCAAAATCCAATTATTTGTTCGGAACTAGATCCAAATGCATTAATTGCATATATTCATCACATATGTTTAAAATATAAGAATGTTACTTTTACATCAAAAACATAATTTATTTAATGTGACAAAATATTAATGTTTTACTATTTGTTGGCAAAAAATGTAAATATCAGTAAAAATATAGAACAAGTTGCATCTATTACAGTTATAAAATATATGGCATTTATTTTACTGGGTAAGATAATTGAACGAACATATTTGGAACCAGGTTTTTTAACACCATTTTTTATTGCAATGTTTATTTTTGATTTATTATTTTCATTGATGCATCATTATAATATATCAACAAAAGAGAATGATGTATTTTGGGACGATGATGTTATTCAAAGTGATTTTTCATTAGGAGCTTATAACGAAGAAGTCAATAACATGCGATCGCAATTTGGTAAACGTAATCCTCGTCATACAACTATAGAAAAACCATTTGATCTTGGTAATAGTAATTTTAATTTCACTAATAAAGAATCTGAAAAATCGGAATCAGATGAATTTGATACAGATGATCTTGAGGGAGCTATTAAGAAAATTCTAAGCGATTCAAAAAATGAGGGAATTCCCGATACAGAAGATTCTATAGACACAATCGAATCTTCTAATAAATCCAAATCTATAAAGCATGATGTCAATATATTCTCAAACTGTGATGATGATTTATTTGTGAAATCAGATGAAAATAGTGTAACAATTGATTAAAAATAATTGATTTATTTATTCATTTACTAATTATATATATTTTAGTAATGGCAGATATATACTTTGAACCAAATGACTATCATAATGTGCATTCTTGTATAAAGCAATTTTGTATTCATAATCATATTAAAACAAGAATTGAAAATGGAATATATATTATTGCTGTATTTTTTCCTGATATGGCTGATAAAATTCTAAATCATTATGTTGAAGAAGGACAATTATGTGTTGCTCCTAAAGAAATATTTCAATATGCAAATTTAGAAAATCGAGCACATGTGCAAAAAATTTGGGACAGTGGCTATGTTCCAATTGAAATAATGAAAAATGGTTGCGGAATTTTCTTTGGTATTGCCAAAGCAAGTATTGAATCATGTCAATATGAATATATGGAACTTGAGGAGATGGAGGATATTTAATATTAAATTCATTCTTTTGCTAAACGATAATATGTTAATTTATTTTTTTTAATATAATTGTTATATTTCTTATTCCATATATTACACCAATCACCACATTTATAGTTACTCATTTTAATTATATAGTTACTGGATGATATATAAGGTCTTCTCATTGTCAAACCTTTGGTAACATAAAAAACCATATCATAAACGTTTTGGGCCATTACCCATTCATAACTATCACAACTAAACTCCATAAACCATTTATGACCTTCTCTAGGATCAACATTTGTTAAATTCATATAATTTCCCACAATCATCAATCGTTCAATGTGATGTAAATATCCACTGTCAAATGCTTTCTTTATGGCATCATCTACTGGAGGAATACCTGTTTTACCAGTATACCAAATATTGCGTAATTTTATTCTTTTTTGTTTGATATGTTTTTTAAAATTTATTGTTAAATAACAGTATCGCTGATATTCTCGCCAAAACAATTGTCTTATGAAACCTTCCAAAGAATTTATTGGAATGTTACTTTTTTTAAGAACTTTATCAATAATCATTTTTGGATTCAAAAGTCCTATATTAATTGATGTTGATAACAATGAATGGAACAAAAAGTTATTTGACGAATCTATAGCATCTTGATAATCACCAAACAATTTAATTTTTTCGTTTATAAATTTTGTTAACCATGTTTTACTAGTACTATGTGATATAGGAAATATAAAATTTTCAACTGTTCCAGGATTATTTGGAAAATGTTTTTTAACAAATTTTATTCCACTGGATATATATGTCTGATCATTATTATTTGATGGAACATTAGGTATTGAAACATTTTTTGGCAAAGATTTTCTATTATTTTTATCTTGTGACTTAATTTTTGGAAGTATATTTAACCATTTTTTTGTTGTTGTATAAAAACCAGTAAACGAATATTTAGTTGTTTTTTCTTGATATTGATTTAATTGTTGAATCGATAATAGAAAATTTGGGGATTTAATATATATAATATTTTTTGGTAAAGAAATCTTGTCAATTGGTTCAAACATTGTATATTGTTTGTTTGGTAAATCACTATTAAATGAAACATATTTAACTTTGTAACCTTTATTTTGTAAATATTCTTTGTAATATTTCATTGAAGCATGATGAAGAATTAGTTTTTTCTTATTATACTTATACTTTAAAAAGTAATGAGGATGTTCGTATAATGTAATATGCTTTATTTTGGGCAAATATTTTATCTCGAAAAGTTGAGTTGGTAAAATTAACAATGATATCATTAATGTTATAAAAATAAATAAATATTATGATCCAAAAAACATTTCGAATGTTGATTCATCAATTTTATCAAATGATTCTAGAAATTGATGATTACAATCGCATTCCAAACCTTGTTTTATTAATTGTTGGATGACATATTTAATTGTCATTGGACCTGTTTTATTAGATATTTTGTAAACATTATTATCTCTTTGTTCACCATCATAACAATAACATGTAAATGTATGTATAACTTTAATTTCTTCTTTTGTTGTCAATATATTATCTATGTCTTTTAATGGTATGGATATTGTAAAATCACAATCACCGAATATTTCGTTAATTTTGTCAATTTCATCTTCAAAATCCATGTTATTATATATTCTTGATAATTGATTAAATCAAAAAATAAATTAAATATTAATTCACCACCAACTTTTTCTTTTTAACAATTCTTCCATGTTGTTAACTTTTTCATTTAAAATAGATATTTCTTTATCTCTTTTATCCATATCATGTTGATGTTGAAGTTTTAAAATTTCATTGTTAAGTTCCATTTGTTTATTATTAAGTTCCATTTGTTTATTCGTTTGAAATTGATGATAAGCTCCAAATGTAACAGAACCTAGAGCACCCTGACATATAGTTTTAATAACGTCGACATTAATGATAGATTTTGATGTACTCATTATACAGTATTAACATATTTATTTTAAATATATTATAATCAATTTTTATTTATTTTGTAACTGAAGTTTCAACATTTCATTCTGTAAAACAAGATTGTCATTTTTCAAAGCAAGATTGTCATTTTTCAAACTTGATATTGTCATTTCATATTTGTGTATTTCTTTTTCATGTGATATTTTAATATCTTTGAAATCTTTTCCATAATCTTCTTCAATTGATTTATACATTCTCTTAATATTACCAATATCTTTCTTATCAATAATTACTAATTCATTTTCATCTTCTGTGCCAAATCTGTCATATCCAGAACCGAAGATGTCAGTTAAATCAGCCTCAGCATTACTAATATATATTTCATTTATCAATACAAATGTTACAACAGACATGTTAACATTCTTACTTTTTCTTTTATACACAGCTTCATGTTCTTTAATTCGTCTATCAAGATCATTGGTTTTTCCAAATTTACATATAATACTATCAAATTTTCGTCCTTCAATAAAAAAATCATTTTTAAGATCTTTTACTGTTCCTAAAGCAATAAGATATACGCCGGATATTTTGCTAGGATGGCATGACATAACAGATTTAAACAGGTTTGTGTCTGCTCCCAATTGTGTATTAATAAGTTCTGTTTTATCATCAACAGTTCCCATTTGTAATGTAAACAATGTTTTTGATGCCCATAGCCGAAACTTTTTTGCGGATGCAGATTGTGATCTATATAAACATTTTAATACTCCATTATATGTAAAATAATATCTGTTCATCTTAGTTGTGGTGATACCACATCCTGGATCAATAAATTTAACATAATCTTCATCTTTCTCATAATCAGATCTTCTAAACTTATTATCTATATCTTTTAAACCAAATGCATATCCAATATCAGTTGATAAAAAGTAACATTTATCAAATGTCCGTTCTCCCCTAGTTTCAATGTCATATACATATTCTCCATCATAAAACTTTTCATCATCTGCAATGTCTAAAATAGGTAATGAATCAACCATATTTTGCAATGAAGAATCTAATGTAACATTTTTATCATACCATTGCTTACTAATAAACAATTTATCTTTATTGGCTGGATTTGTTGAATCGGATATTTTATTCCATGTACCACACTTTTTATTTGCATAAATATAACACATTTTAGGTATACTTTTAACTTTTAATATGTCACGAACTCGCTTATGACATCCTCGAAAAAAGATAGGATTTTCTTCAATTACACACTTTGCTAAATAGCAAGATTTATTGCCAATTCTATATTCTTGCATTACTATAAAGGACAATAAATGTTTAAGTTACCAATCATAAAAAATGAAATTAGTTAATTTATAAACAACATCAATATACTATATTAATGAGTGATTCCGAACCAGATTATGATGAATGCAATAAAGATTTTCTTAATTTTTGTAAAACCGGAGAACTTGATAAAATAACTCCATTGTTATCATTTAATATTAACATCATGGAAGGGATGTTAATTTCATCCATGAACAATCATGTTGAAATATTGAATTATTTACAAAAAACATTTAAACTTGATATATACGAATATGATGAATTTAATTTTGCAAATATATGTCATACTAATCATATTGATATTGTCGGTTGGTTTTTAGATAATTATGATATATCGGAATCAATATTTGATCAAGCATTTCATGAATGTGCTATTGATGGACATTTAGAAATTGGAAAAATGTTGTTGTATTATTATTTAGAACAATATGACAAATGGTTGCATATTGCATACAATATATTGCCGGATGCATGTGCAAACAATCATACAGATTTTGTAGAATGGTTACTAACATTTAAAATAAAAGTTCGTGATTTTGATGAGGTTTCGTTTACTAATGCATGCTTAAACAACAATATTATTATGGTAAAAATGTTATTAGAAAAAGATCCATTAATAGACATACATGTTAATAATGATGCTGTATTTAAAATATGTGATAAACGAAAATATTCTGATTTGTTAAATTTACTTCAAATATATTAATGATATTCATTGTTAGCAAAATCTTGATAATATTTGTGTATTAATTCAAGAATTTCCTCAGCTGTACCATAATTTTCGTATTCAGCTATATCTGGACCAGATCCATCACTATTTCCATATGCAACATAATTAGAACTGTATAATGGATGACCACCAGTTTCTCCAAGAATTAAATATTCATTGTTGTTGTGATTTATTATACCAAATAATATTTCAGTTCGCAATTGATAACCGGACTTAACAGACACAAATATATGCAAATTTTTATATGCAAATTGTTTTATCATAATATTATTACTTTGATTATCGGATGTAATAAAATCTGCATTAACACAAAGCATTTCTTTAAATTTTGATATTTTAGTGATATTAAATTTATTTATCAAATCTTGAATAAACTTTGTTTTGCTAATTGGTAATGATTCATCGCATATAACTATATGATGATCTCGATTTTCATCATATGGTTTAGCATGAAATATTTGATCAAATGATATGTCATCTCGACAACAATCGTCGAAATTAATGTATTCTGTTAAAATAGTATTGAACATTAATAAACAATATCACTTTTATTAAGTACACAGGTTTTTCATTTTTTAATGTCTAAATATCATTATAAAAAATTGAAAAAAATAATATATGTCAAACTCATTTACAAAAGTCAGTTACTATTTACTATATCCAATCAAGTAACTAACTAACGCAATGAACCCTCTCACCGTGTCTCGTACAAAATCTCTTTTTGTGGCATATTATGCTCTATGTTTGGAATATAACATTGAGCTTCCGTCAAACTATTCTTGGGAAGACTTTCTGAAATGCATCAATTTTCGCGTCGATAGCGAATGGTATGATGGCATTGAACAAAGTATTCAGTATGTGTTTGACGACATCCGCAGTGGCAAAACCACGACCGCGTTTTCATGGTCTTAAGTTTATCCTGCATTATCCCCGAGCTCTAGGTAGCTCTTTTTTTTATTAATTGTATTTATTAAAATAAAAAACAAAATTTCTTTTGACGTTTAGTATTTTTTTATCCAGAGTTTATGTAATGATAACTGATGAAAACAGATTTTATGTATTTTTCATTGGATGCATTGGATTTAGATTGTTAATGTCCATTGTTGCAAAAAATACTGATTCATCATATTTACCTTATTTAGGTGGTTTATCATTATTACCAGCTATAGGATTTTTATATATATTTATAACAAAATCTAGACAAACTGGTTTTGAAGCTGGTGGAAAAATATGGTGGAATTATATGAGACCTGTGCATTCATTTTTGTATGCAATGTTTGCATTATATGCATTTAAACAAAATAATAATGCATGGTTAATACTATTATTGGATGTTGCATTAGGATTTATCAGTAAAATTGCACACATTTTATTTGTGTAAACAAAAAAAAATTGATTAATTCATGCTTAAAATATTATCAAATTATATTATAATGCTGATACCAAAATGTTACACGTGTGGAAAAGTACTATGTCATGTTGAAATTCGATGGATAAGAAAAAAAGAAGAATGTGAAAATGATCCATCATTAGACAATGAACAGCAATTAACAATTATGGCAGCATATTTAGATGAACTGGGTATTAGATCAAGATGTTGTAGAAAGTGTTTATTGACATTTGTAGAAAGTGTCAAAATCATTATGTAATTATTTGCATAACAAGTTAAAAAATTTATTTATTTATTTGATGTACAAAATTTCATCAACTGAATCACAATTCATAGAAAGATTCTTTGTTATTCCTTCTTTATATCCTACTTCATCAAAAATGGACAATTTATATAACGATGGATGTCCTGTGGTATATGCTTCGCCACAATTTGAAAGATCAGAATCGTACATGTTTCTAAACGAAGTTTGCTTCAATATTTCATGAAAAGATTTCATAGAAGCTCTTTCGTGTATGGGTAAACCAGATTCAAACACAAAACTTAGTAAAATTGGCTGAGAATTAAGTTTGCTGGTAATAATTTCTAGACGATTTGGTAAGGAGATGGCATCTGGTCCATGAACTGTAACATATTCTCCTGAACACATACATAATGCCATATCTACTGACGGCAAATATCCCATTTTGCTTTCGTTTTCTAGTAAAATTACACGAGGATTTCGCGCATACTGAGTTAGCATTGATTTAGTTCTTTTATCGGAGTCGTCATCGACAACAAGAATTTCCAAATTCTTATATGTTTGATTCAAAATTGAATCAATAGCATATTGCACTGTCTCAGATTCATCTTGAATTACCATTATTACACTAATTTTCTTAGACTCATCAATTTTCTTTGCTTTACCTCTTTTGACAGGTTTTGGTAAATCAGATAAAATATTCAATCCAGACGTGAAATGAACATCTATATTTTGTTGACACCCAACAGTCAAATAATGTTTGATTGCTTGATAATGTGTAAAATAGACAAAATCTTTATTTTGACTCTTATAATGTTCTGAATCAAAAACCTTCATAAGTGGAAAAGATTTATACAACATTTCTTCAGAGTATATTCTTTTTTCATCTTCGCCATGAGCATCGTAATGTGATACAGCTCCATCTTCGCAAAATCCATAACATTCACTAACATCTGTGTTGTATTCAAGATAAAATTCCCAATCAAAACCGGTAACGTTTGTCATATAATAACTTTATTTAACATAAAAAAAATTAATTTTCAAACTCAAATAATATTTTTATAAATATCAAACAATATATTGTCATTGTTTATATTTTCATGAGTTAATTCTCTCAATTTTAACATCGGTAAAATATTTGGATCATTATGATGCCATTTACCATTATATGCATGATTGATTTGAGTATGTTTATTAAATATTTGTTGATATATTTTGTTTTTAATATTATATTGCGTATACAACAATGGATATGCATACTCGGGATGATCAAATACATGTCTTGTCATATTGTTTACATGATTACAATCATTAATGGCATAATCATCAATATTATCGGCGTCATCATGTAGGTCATTTTTAATACAACTTAATAAAAATAAAAGGGTTGAACCAAAAAATAAATAAATTCCATTATCGGACATTATTATTATATAATACGTTCCTTTAACTGCAATCTAAGCACAAATGTCGTATGTCATGTGCTGGTATAATGGTATCTTTTAATATATTGTTATACTCATCGGCACCATGAGACTCATCATAACACCAATCAGTATACTGATTACATGGACATAATATTAACATTGCATTTTTACAATCACATAAATCAACACTATTTGGCATACATTCAATGTGCACATGACTTTTTATATTTTCACCAGTGTAGATTTCTTTACTGGGTTTATTGGCAATTTTATGCTCGCAAAAAAAACATTTTGCTAAATGTCTGTGATTGTAGTCATTAATTGATAAATATTGTTCAAAATCTTCATCAAAAATAAAACTATTATCTTCAGTTAATTTTTGTTCACATGCTTGGCACATATATGAACCGGTACATTTCCCATTTTCATATATTTGAATATGATTACAATCATCTACTTCAGTTGATACTTTGCCACATTTGTCACAATCGATATTTTCGAACATTATAATTGTATATAGTATGTTTTTAAACTAAGTAATGGTCAATTTTTATTTATTTTTAACAATTAACAACATAACCAATTCATTGTGATATAAATCAAATAAATAATATGTAATTGTATAATTAATGAGTGCTGACATAATATCTTATGGAAAACAACTCGAAATGATAAATTTGTATATTTATGACAATTCTATAAATTTATTGGCTTATTATGAAATGAACGCAGATTTACATAGGTATGATTTTTTTAATGAAAGAGATTTATTAATGGAACATTATGTAAATAATCATGAAATCGAAAATAGACCAATAGAATATTGTGATAATTCGCCAAATTCACAAACAATTAATTGGTGTATGTATAAGAATCCATTAAAGATGTTTGAAATGTATGTACAAAATAAAAGTGAATTTTTCAAACACGAACGTTGTTTTTTATGTGATATTAACTTTTTAGATTGTTCTGTTAATATGGTGCATATGGTGCAAGATTCTGCCATACAACAGTATGTTATGTTTATTTCTCATCCTGGTGGTGGAGGCGTAGAAAAACATTTAAAATTGATGTCTTCGTGTTGTAAAAAATGGTTTTTAATTAGACCAAATTGTCACATGCATAATATTATTGAATTTGTACACAATAATCAAGTTCAATATTTTCATGAATCAAATATTGTAGTTCTATACAAATTATGCATGTCAATGAATATAAAATTAATTATAAACAATCATTTGTATATTTTTTCTCCACAAGTTTTACGAATGATATCAGCATTAAAATCAGTAAATAAATGTTTCATGATAACATTGGGTCATGATATGACACTATTATGTCCAACTACACATGATATGCGTGTTAGGAAACGAATCAACAAGTTTTATATTCAAGAAAGAATAAAACTTATTAAAGAATCTTGCGCTTTTGTATGTCCATCTAATTATTTAATTCAAAAGTATAAATCATATTGTAAAATCAAATGCCATATGTTAAATATCACAGAAATTAATAATTATCAAATTAGATCTAGAGTAATATCAAAATCTGATATGTCAAATAATATAATAAATATTGTTGTATTAGGTGCATTTAAAGGTGATAAAGAAATGGAAATATTCTTAAACAATACACCATATGTTATTAATTTTTTTGGACATACAACATTAATTCATGAACAATTAATAAATCATGGACCATATGTTGATGATGAAATTGTTACTAAAATCCGTCACATTAATCCTCATGTAATATGGTTTCCAAGTAAAAAACCCGAGACATTTTGTTATGCATTATCATATGCAATTGAATCTGGGTTTCCAATTATTGCTAGTAAAAATGGTGCTATTGAAGAAAGATTGTCTATTATACCACACTCATATTTATTACCAGTAAATATTAAATTACATGCAGTATTTATAGAAATAATCAATACTTTCACAAACTCAATTGTAAATTACAACGCAATAAGATATGATAGAAAAACGTATATGGATCAATTATTTCAACTATGTAATGTGTCAGATATTCAAGAACTATTATGTGATCACTAATTATAAATGTCATTGTTAATTTACTATAATACATTAAATGTTGATATAAATTCGGAAAATAGGTTTCATGTACAAATTAATTTATCCAATGGTTCTCATGTGGTAGTACAATATGAGAATTTTTGTTTTGTTCTTGAAAAATCAGATGGAACCAAGTTAACTGTTTGTGAAGAACTATGTGATGACATAATATTCATTGATACTAAAAGTACACATAAACAATTAGATAATTCATTATATGTAATTCCATATTATTCCAATGATTTTTGGATAAAGGTGATTAATGTTTTGTTGATTTTTGGGTATAAAAATTTTTATGTTTTTGATTATATTTGTACCAATCCCGAACCATTTTTTTCTAATAAAATCACAACAAAATCACAAAGTGCAATGCAATTATTACAGTTGTATTATTCCAATGACTTCTATCAATATATATCGCAAAAATGTAATATTAATCTCATCAATGATGATAAATGTTTACCCATATGTTATCAACGTTTAACATATACATATACATTGGAAACTACTAAATTATCTCTATATGATTATTTATTTAATGAAACAATTACCGAAGGTGCCGAAACTAATATTAACATTATTCGCGAATACATAAGTTTGATCAAACCTCCTCGAAAAACTCCAAATTATATATTATCCAAATATTATCCATTAATCTATGCGCATAAAATTGACAATACATTTATAAATTCATGTAAGTCTAGTTTCATAGAAGAAGATCATGTACCAATAAATTATGAAGATTACATGTTTTTGTATAATTATTACAAATTTGATCCAGCAATCTATAGAATAATATGTCCAGAAATAGCATCATCAGATGATGTTAGTATGTTTCTATATTTTCTTATAAAAGAAACTAATAAGGGAATAATGAATTTACCCAAAGAATTTAAATATGAAACATATATGAATTTGAATCAAGATTTATTAAGTTTTGAATCCCCTAGGGCAGTGTTAGAACATTTTTTATCACAGGGTATGATTGAGGAAAGGAATGTATATAAATTACCAATAAGATTTGATTGGCAATTATACTGCCAATTGAATAATCTATCATTTACTGATAAATATAGTGCAGAATATCATTGGTTAACATTTGGCAAAAAGAATGGTCTATTGTCTAATGATATGTTGCCTTTATCGTTTGACCCAACTGTATATGCACGAAAACACACATCGTTGCTAAAATTGTCTAATATTGAGCTAATGAAACATTTTTTACAAAATAATTCATTGGATACATTGTTAATTGATTCATTTTTACCAAGAGAGTATTTAAAAGCAAATCCAGACTTGTCAAGTTTGGCTGGTGCGACCGATGAAGAAATTACGCAACATTTTATGGACTATGGAATATTTGAAAATAGATATCATGCTATTCAAAATACAATATGCCATAAAAGAATTTTATTATTATGTCATATTGGAAATACAATAACATTTAAAAAAATGGAACAATATGTTCAGAATGTAATTGATTCGAACACAATAAACATTAAATTTGATATTGTATTAAATGCAGTGAATACCTTATCAGAAAATGATTTAAATTATATTAGGATGCGATTTCCATCACTAGAACTTCGCGTAAATCCAGATTTTGGTTTTGATATTGGAGGATTTTTCATGTATCTAAAAAAATGCAAGGATGAGGGAATTCATTACGATTATGTCATTAAAATTCATACAAAAACATCCGACGAAGAACGCGAAAAACTCATTAAACCATTACTAGGATCTTGCAATAGAATTCATTACATTATCGATTTGTTTAACAATGAAGAAACTGGTTTAATTGGATCTCAGGATTGTATGTTTTATAATCATGATAAGTTAGCAGTTCATAATTTTAATCATTTGTCATATTTAATTAAAAAATTTGACTTGAATATATCTCCACAACAAATCGTACAATTTGTTGGAGGAACTATGTTTTGGATTAGATTTTCCATACTTAAAAAATCATTATTCAATTATGATTTCAATACTATTAGTACAGAATTAAATACTGAACATTCATTTGATTGGAATTGGTATTTATGTGCTAATAAAGGAATCATAAATGATTTATTAAACATAAGAAACAAAATTGACGCAGAAAAACATTACAATGCAAATTATAAAAGCAAAAATATTTCGGGTAATTTATTTCATGCAATAAAACATGGTACACGATCAGTTAAACTTCGTGATGGAATGATAGAACATGCATATGAGAGATTATTTTCTTACATGACGGAAGATTTAGGATACAAACAAATATTTATTCCAATGGAAAGTTTAATAAATGTGTTACAAATCCGACCTGTACCAATTATTTTTCCACAATTTCATCAAATTCCAGAAAATGATAAATTTTGGGGTACCGGTTTTACAGAATGGACAAAATTAAATGAATGTGATCGTAATTATCTTGGAACTGAAATGATGACACCACATTCAGATATTGGTCAATATAATATTCTTGACAAATCTTATTTATCGTGGTGTGAAAATGCATTCAAAGATTATATGATTGACACAGTTTGTTACTATCATTATTGGTTCAATAAACACAAAGTCATGCATAGACCAATAGAATACATGAGAGATCATAACAAACCCGATGTTAATTTTGTTTTAGCATGGGCAAATGAAACATGGTCGTCTAGATGGGATGGTCAAGAATCTCAAACATTAATTAAACAGGATTATGGTGATGAAAATTCATGGATAACACATATTGATTATTTAATAACTTTTTTCAAACATGATAAATATGTTAAAATTGATAATAAACCCGTATTTATGATTTATAGACCGATGGACATGCCCTTGAATACATTTGAATCAATGATGACACTATTTGATACCAGAGTACGAGCAAAAGGTTTTAGTGGAATCTGTTTAATTATATTTCAAAACAATTCTACAAATATGTCAATGTATGAACAATATAATAATTCTAAATGGACAACTGGAATTATGGATTTTAATCCAAATTATACAAATACTAAATCATTTCTTTCATATAGAGTTCATGATGAAACTGCACATATTTTTCCTGACGGCAAATATGATGAAGAAATATATTTGGCCTATAATGTTGATGTTAAAAATGCTATAAATAAAGGTCAACTTGACAGTGGATTAGATCATTATAATGGTATTTCAGAATTAGAAAAGAAATCTCGTGTATATAAATCGGCTATAGCCGATTCAATAGCATGTTATCGAAAGATAGAACAAGAGCCTAGGAAACATAATTTACAATTGTATTCAACATTTATGGGTTGGGATAATAGTCCTAGACGTGATATTACTAGATCAGGTATGAAACCAACTATATTTTTAGGAAACAGTCCGTATGTATTTAGAGATCATCTTAGAAACATGATAAATAAAATAATTCGCAATCCTAATAAGGGAATTAACTGGATAATATTAAATGCCTGGAACGAATGGAACGAACAAACGTGTTTGGAACCATCAGAACAATTTCAATACAAATACATTGAAGCTGTAAAAGAAATGTTTACAGATTATTATTAAAAATTGAATTAATTTATTATACATTGATATTTCTATATATTTCAATGATACGAGTAGTACCAAATCGAGGACCACGCATTAACACACCAGAAAAAGATGCATTTGTTGAAATACTAATGGCACTCATAGTTATTGTATTTGGTTTAATTATTACAATTGTAGGTGTAATAAAAGATAAAAGCAATGAAATTAATAAATGTCAAGCAACAAATTTATTTGCATTTAATTTTATAAGTGTATTTTTTTCAATCGTTCAAATGTTTGTATTTAGAATGGCAGAAACAACAAAAGTAAAATTAACAATTCCAATAATATTTATTATTGTAGGTGTTGTTTGCATGACAACGTCATGCAATGTTTCCAATAATTTATACTCATTAACGTATACTGGTACAGGAGCAGTAATATTTCTTAATGTTTGTTACTTTTATGCAATATTAACTGAAGAAAAAAAGGATGAATCCACTTTGCATTCACCTATCAATAATGTCGATGTTGCATCACAAGTTTAAAAAATCATAGATTAGGCAAAGATTTCATATATTTTAAATTCTTTTATTTCCAACCGGTCAATATTTAACTTTGATAACTTTAATGAAATCTTTACATTTCCCATTTTAGGTACAAAATCCACGTATGAATATGAATTATAAGTTTCAATATTGCAACATCGCGAATCAACTTCTTTTGCCCCATCTATAACCAATTGTATTGGTAATGATGAATTTCCTAATATGTATACACAATATCTACATTCCCTATTTAATTTCATTGTACAACTTCGTGTTGTCAAATTTAATAATGGCATAACATCAACTGGATTTATAAGTTCTTTTGTAAAAAAATTTAAAGTTTTTTCAAAGTTTTTACATGAATATAAATTAACATAGTGTTCTTGAATTTCTTTATTTTTCAAATATGTTTGCTGTTTTATTGATGTAATTTTTTCTACGATTTCATCAATATCATCACTAGTTTTAGTCGCATATGACATATCATGATTGTACACAAAAGACAATCCTAACAATAATGCATTAATTCCTTCTTCATGTTCTGCACAAAATTCACTTAATTTTAAAGAACAAACATTCCCTTGCAGCAAATATTGAATATCTTTTTTCAATACATCTTCTATATGTATATTTGCCGGCAAATCTTTTGGTTTTCCTAATAATTGTGTTTCTCCATAAATATTAAATACATATGCCGGTAATCGTTTTATAACATTTAATATCAAATCAATGTATTTTTTACTAATTGTCGAGTCAATATGACATGCAATACTAAAATTATTTGTATTTTTTAATACTGCATTATGGGTTTGTATTGATGGTGATAACGGAAAGTACACAATTGATGCATCAATATCATGAATATTTTTTAATGTACATTTCACATGATAATTCATTGCACAACATTTAATTTTTTCTTTATATGTATTGACAATTGACAATGTTAAATCAATACTTTCTTTTGTATATTCCGAAATGTTCTCTTCTGTAAATACCAAAATTATTCGATTGAATTGTTTAAAAAGGTGATCATATTCACGAGACATTATTATTGGTGAATGAAATCCTATTAGAATTAATGTTTCGCATGGATTGTGAAGCATTCGTTTCTTTTCAATAAATTCATTATCAAATGTTTGCATTCCGAATATTGATACCATTCGATCTACTATTAGCGGATTGTCGTTTGAAGCTATGCATATATTTGACCATTGATGATCTGTATGTGGTATCCTATTCCAATTGAATTTTGCAAATATATTACTAGAAATATCTTCATTTGATAAATGAATTAGTCGATGACTACTAACACTATTGGTTTTCATAGTTGATATTTTAAGATTATTCTTTGACATGTTTTCCAATATTTGCGCATTGTTTAAATAATATGTCAAAATACGAACAATTTCATAATCAGTCATCTGCTTTGTTAATTCAATAATACCATATTGAAATATTGATCTAGCCTGTTTGTTAATACTGCCACAAAGAACTGAACCACATGACGCAATTTCGAACATTTTTTTAGATAAATATGAATTATCAGATGTTTCTACAATGCATATACGAGATGTATTAATTAATTCTGTTAATTGAATATCGGAAAGTTTAGATTTACAAATTGCTACATTGAAATACTGTGGTAATAATTGGGTCAATCTATTTGTCAATGGATATTTATTTATATCTGTACAACCATAAATACATATGTCTATTGTTTTTTCACATGTTATAGGTCTAAATATATCAGAAAGTGTATCAATTTCTTTATTAAGTAACAAATTATATTGATCAGTTTGAGAAATGGATTTTATTTCTGTGTTAAAATACTTTGTTGATGGTTTATTGAACAAATATATTCCTGATGTTTTTTTGATTAATATAGAATCTTTGCATCCATCATCGGCAATGTTTTCAAACGATTTAATAATTTTACAATGATAATCATTGGATTCTCGGAATTTACAAAACAAAATTGTGTCATCATGATATGCAATCATATTATTAGAACCAATTATATTTATTTCTGGTTTTTTATCAAATTCCAAAATTATATTTTGTATGTATGAAATATCAACATAAAACAAATTGTCAATTTCCATTGAAAAATGATGCATATCAGTTTTAAATTGATGCATATTTGTCTTGACAATATTTTGAACATGTTCATGACATAGTATTGAATTTTCAAAATCAGATTCATTGAATACTGTTCCAAATGGTAAAAATAAATTACAATTATCATTATTTGGTGTAATAATGTAAAATTGAAATTGTATTCGTTTATTATGCAACATAAAATGTTGCAATTGCTTTAATGATAATTTTTCGTTTTTGGCATGAATAATTACACTTATGTTGTTTGACATTATTAATACTACGTATATTTATTTATACTATTTTGCATGTATTTTTCGATCAAAAATTGATATTTTATTTAGTTAGAATTGAACTGATAATATTATCAATGTCAATGTTTGCGGATGTAGATAAATTAAAAAAGAAATCATCTCTGCCATGGACAGAGAAATATAGACCGGATTTTATCAATCAAATTGTATCTCATGAAACTCATTTACGAATTTTGCAAAATCAAATAATAAAAAAGAATTTTCCACATATTGTTTTGTATGGACCTCCTGGAACTGGAAAAACAACAACGATTCTTGCATGTGCTAGAAAAATGTTTGGAGATACATACAAGTCAAATATTTTAGAGTTGAATGGTTCTAACGATAGAGGGGTTAGTGTTGTACGAAATATTATTGATGGATTTTCGCAACATGAATTATATACAAATACACAAAATATACAGAAACTTGTTATTCTTGATGAGGCAGATTCGATGACTCATGATGCCCAAACCGCATTGCAATGTGTAATTGAAAAATATACAGAAACGACCAGGTTTTGTTTGATTTGTAATTATAATACAAAAATTATTGGGTCATTAAGATCATTATGTACAATATTAAATTTTGAACCAATTCCTGTTACATTACACAAGGAACATCTTGAACAAATTGTCACATTTGAAAAAATGAATGTAAATGATGCAGTAATGGATGAAATCATATCGTTATCTAATGGCGACATGAGACAATCTATTAACACACTTCAAAGTTTATCAATGGCATTTGGTTCCGAAATAATCACAATGGAAATATTGTGTAATAATATTAGTCAAATACCTCCTCAAAAGATGAAACAAATGATTGATATGTTATTGGACAATTCAAATAATATTGATTTTATGATAACATATCTGAAACAATTAGAAACAAAAGAGTCAATGAATATTCTTGAAATTATTAACATAATTGTTAAATACATTCTTCAACATAAAATATATGATAATATGACATTAGCAAGTGTTTTAGTTGACTTGGAAACAATTGAACATAATATATCTGTCGGTGCATCGTCTAACATTCAAATATGTGGGGTTGCATCGGCATTATGTAAAGCCAATAAACAAAAACTGATATTAGATATGACACATGTACCAACAAAAAAATCAAAAGTAAAAAAGAAAGTTTAATTTAAAATGATATTATCATAAATTAAAAAGTATATTGATTAGAGTTCCATTAATTCGCCAAAAAATGCAGAATGTTTGCTTCCTAATATATCATCCGCGTTTGGTCCAGAAATATACGACAGCATACAATTTTTCATATTTGAAGAAAGTTCAAGTTTGTATGTGTCGGTAATTGCATGTACAATTCTTACAATTAATTTATATATATCAATGTTACATAGCAAAGAATTAAAGTTACTTGATGCAAGATAATAATTGATAATTGGATAAATTGCGTTGATGTGAGAACTTTCAATAGATTTTTTATTTTGATCAAGTTTATCTGCAACAATTTCTAATAGTCGGGTAATATCTTGTGTCCGGACATGCGTTTCGCTAAAACATACATTTTCTTTGTCAGTCCAGTCATATTCTGCTAATCCAATGTTATGTATTTCAAACAGATCCAATGCCTCGGTCATAAAATGAAAATCATGATCTATATGAGCTTCTGCTACAGAAATTATGTCAATCAACCATGAACATAAGACATTCAATGATCTAGATGTAGACAACCATTCCCTATTAATTATCCAAATTAATAATGATTCTGGAGCAGGTTGATTAAAAATCAATCTACTACTTAATTTTGTATCAATATCATAATGAAACGAAAATGTGTATTGTACACCAGTCATACTAAAATTAAGTGTTGCATCTGTTCCACTTATAGTATAGTAAACAATCATCCCTTTTTTATGTTTTCTCAAATTCTGTAATTGTATTTGAAATGCCACGGTATTGGAATCCATATTAGTGAATTCATCATTTTCTGCAAATTCAGAATCTTGACTGAATGTCACACCAGATTGTCGTCCAGTATATGCTGTTATAGGAGCCCGATTGATATGATTTGATTGTGTACCAACCTTATCAAATGCATCCAATAATTCTAACATGCTACTTGTTGCCACATCAGTATTGTTATAAGTTGTTTGAACAACGGATCCATTTTCAGCATATAAAGTTTTTGCTTCACAATCGTAAATATACGCAATACTAAAAAGAACAATGCCAAAAATATTAGTGTCATTGATATCTTTGAATTTTACTTTGGTACCCGGATGTTTCATAATCCATTTTGATAGTTCGGTCATTTTTTCATCATGATCACTAAATGTGTACGAATAAGGTAGTATTTGCTCCATTGCCATTGAATGTATTATTTTATAAATGAATATTTTTCAATTTTTATCCGATGATTGGCATAATATGATTTTTATACGAACGACATAATATGATAATTAATGTCATGTATGTCAAATATTTGATGCTTATTTTTTATTAATATTTGTTGTCCAAATGGTTCAAATCCATTTTCAACTAGGAAATGCACAAATGATTTTCTTCTTCCATATGCAAAAATAAATGCCATGGCTTTTGTGTCAAAACATGATGCATTATCAAGATGATGTTTATTTAATAATAAAGATAACTTTGTATTATCAATTATATTATTTATACACATGACATTAATTACATTCCATTGTGATATATTTTGTAAGAATTCGTGAGCATCACAAAACATATAACTCATATTTGTCACAATACTTACATTCCAACTACCAATGTCTTGATTGAATTCACGAGCATTATGAAACATACCGTTCATATCTGTTACATTACTTACATTATATTCTTCAATAAGTCCATATATTTCTGTAGCTTCTATAGGATTTTCCATTAATAGTATCTTGACAACATAACAATTATAAAACAAATCAACTTTTTAAGACAATTATACAAATATCGAGTTAAAAAATTGCTCATATAATAAATAATGTCCGAAACCAATGATCGTGTTAACGTCAATAGCAAGACCCTGAGCATTAGAAATCATGATGATGATTTTGATGAATCTATTATTAATGACTACCTAGAAAATGTGACATTTACGTACCTTGAATCTGGAAATATATATATTCAATGTGATTCTTTGGAAATTGCCCAGTTAGTACATGATTGCCTTGTTGAAGATGAAAAGAAAGTTAGAATTGTTTCATATTCATTGTTCTTCAGATCAGTTGATGAACTAACAGAAGAGGATGCTACAACTATTTTTGGATCAATGTGCGATGTTAATATTGTTTATATTCGTGTTGATTCAAATGGTCATACAGGAAAACTTGTTGTAGATACATGGGAAGATTATAAGGTATTTAAGGAATATGAGGATGATGAACAGTCACTCAAGTTTTATCATTTCGATCCTCGAGCAAAGTCAAAGATTAGAAAAGGAAAGAAAAATAGAGGAAAGAATCGTAACGAAGATGTCGAGGTTGAGGATGATGAATCTGATTGTTAATTGTAGTATTTTGTACTTAATTGTAGTATTTTATGTTTAATTTATTATTTTATGTTTAATTTATTATTTTGTGTACCTAACATATATTTTATGTTCGTTATCACTATCGTATAATTTATGCTCATCCAATAACCAATGAAATAATGATGATCCAGCAGCATATTCTTTACCAAAACTATTTACTTCAATAAAGTATGGTTGCATTCCTTTAATAATTGCAAAATCATATGTATAATTATTCATTTCGATCACATTTTTAATATTTGATTGAAAATAGGAAATAATAATTTCAATATATGGAGAAATAGATTCATTATTAAAACCAATCATTTTGTAACAATTTTGTTGTGGTATAGTAGTAGTCATGGATCTTATAATCATTTCAAATGAATTGTATGGTCCAACACCATGTTCGCCATATTTTAAACTAACATGTTCATCTCCAACAAAATAATGTTTGTCTCGAAATAAACAATCAACATGCTTGTATCTTTCAAGAATAAGATCTAATTCATCTCGATATAATTCAGAAAATTTACCAAGAATTGCACCATGTTGTGCTAATACTTTTAACAAAACCATTGTTGATGGATCATCAATAATCATTTTAATATAATTTCTACCAAACTTGTCTATCCAATTATGTGTATGTGTCATTTTATTTATTTCTTTATAATCTAATGGAGGTTCATTATTTATCCAATGATTATTTGTGTTAAATCTTTCTTTATCATAATGAAGAACATCTTCCATTTCAATTGTTTCGTAAATTACATCTTCCATTGATATACAATTTCATACAACTACAACAACATTAATAATCATTTTTTAATAATTATAGATCACATTTATGATATTTAGGATCAATAACAGTATTTGATCGATAATAATTTTCTAAATGAACATATGAGATTTCTCCATATTTTGATTTTATTGCTCGAGCCTTTGATTCTGCCATTTCCATTGTATATGGTTGTAATTCTTTTTTACATAATGCATATTTTTCAACATCATTTTTACTACCACATCTTGCTCTATCATTTTCATATTTAAGTATAACATGACTAAACACATGTAATGGTTTTTCTAATTTACGATTTACTAAATTATGCATCATAAATATCCAAAAACATAATCCATCTCTTCCATCTAAATAACTATCTATTGGTATATAATTCATCATATTACCGAATGCCATTTGACACATTGAGCATGGAATTATTCGAGCATTTGTTTCAAAATACCTTGCATAAAGTTGCTTTGCTTCTCGATCAAAAACTTCAGGACTTCCAAATGCTTTATATTGCATTGAATTCCATTCATGTGGACCCCATAAATCAGTTTGCATTAAAGTATGGTACAATATAAAATTCAACGAATGCATATTAAAAATATTAATCTTTTTATGTCAATAAAAATTGATGTAAACAGGCTTATAAAACTATTCCTATAATATAACAATGGAAATAGCGAACACATCTTTTACCAACTCAGACATTATATTATACGATTTTATAAATGATCAGACGAATTACACATGTAAAGCAAAACCAACATTAATAGAAATGTATGAAATAGGATTAATTGACAGTATGATTGAGTGTATTGAAAGTCAATCATTTACAAATATTTTGGAAAAATTTAATTTGACTGAATCAGAATTTAATCAATATGATATTGATTTAATTACACCATGCAAATATTTGTTGATAAAAATTCGGGATGATTTCGAAAACATAACATTAATACTAGATCAATTAAGTTCATCAGAATTTTTGCTGTTGCCCGTAATCATTGCAAAACGATACATATACAATAAACAAAGAATCGATGTTGGAAAAGTATCTTGCAATATAACAACTATTATTGGTTCTCGTGTATTTGAGCTGGTAGTAAATTGTTATAATTTTAGCAATAAGGGCCGAAAAACATTTAAGTCTGTTAAGGGAAATATCGATACGAATGACGCCGATATAGCTACGGCTATATCCAGAGAAATAAAGGAAGAAATAAATCTAACTATTTTGCCACACTTGTTTAAATCATGTGAAATTAAAAAGGTGTATGGAAAACCAATGTATCAATTTAAAATGCAAGTTGATAGTAATACTATTATGTGCAGACCATATAGCAGTACAGATTTGGATTTAGAAATAACATGCATTAAATTAAGAGAAGTTAAGATCGAAGAAACTCCTTTACAAAAAGCTAATGCAAAAATAGAAAAAATACAAAATCAACTCTTAGAATTGACCAACGAAATGGCAAATATTCGCATTTTATTAAATACATCATGTTAATAGCATAATTAATTTTTTAACACAATTAATTGGAAATGTTCCATTTTTATCCGATCCAATAGTTAGAATACAACTTTCTTTTATCATTTGATTATAAATATTGTAATCAACTGTCTTACATAAATGCAAATCGGTTCCATCATTTCGTTTAATGTCTATTAATGCATTCCATGAATTTATCACATGATCACAATTAAGTATGTTGAGAAAATCTATAATACCGGGTCTATCTGTAATATATGTTGACGTTTTGCTTAATTTAATTGCGTTCTTAATTAAATGAGCTTTTTGTAATGTATTTTGGTGTTTATATAAGGTAACTCTTATAAGTTTTAATTTATTTCCATAACTCATGTCCTCAATATTACGTATGGCAATTACTATTGCAATCGTAATACTATCTTTTTTTGGTTGCAATAATAATAGTTTTTCGCAAATTATTGCACATGACATAACGAAATTAGAATATAATTTATTATCACTATTTTTAAACAAATACGATCTCTTGTAATAAATTTTACCAATGTCAATTGGTTTTTCTATATTATTTATGATGGTTTTGCTCATCAACGATCCATCGTAATTTTTATGATTAAAATGATATGTTATATATTTATTGGTTTTTAAATCCATGTAATGTAAACTTATATAACCACATGCCAAATACATTAAGTTATCTGCAATAACATATGTCCATAAAAGCATACTCACAATTATAATTATTATTATTTTGTACGGGGTTATTAATTTAAACATAACTAATAACTGTTAAGAAAATAAATGACAAATTGTATAATAGATTTTGTGATGTTAAATACATTGATAAATAAATTTATTTTTTAGAACGCATGCTCCATTTGCTAGGATGTGCAACATGTTTTGTTTGCTCTGGTACAACATAATCTGGCCCTTGATCTAACATTAATTGTTCCGCCATTGTAATACTTCTTGTATTATGATGTCTCATTATTTCAACTCCATGAGGTATTTGGAACTTTTCTTGCAAGTGGAATGAAATAGTAAGATAGTCATCAAATGAATATGATTTGAGTTTTTTAATATGAGTTTTATTATTTTTAGCCCATATTAGCAATTTATTTGTTGTTTCTACGACCGAACCAAATCCAACAACTTTATTCGTTATATATTCGTTTAACATACAAGTTTCATATGCAATTTTCCACATATCTATTTTATAACGTGTTCCGATACCATAAAATGGAGATTTGCAATAATCCTTTGTTTTCTTTCCTCCTCTTCCCAACAAAATATCATAAATTTTTCCCATTCCAGAATTAATTGATGTTGTGACCAAGAAAACACGAAGTAAAAATACAGGATATTGTAATGCATTCTGTTTATCAATTACTTCTTGTTCATCCTCCTCATCTGCACAACAATTATTACAATAATCACAACTATCCCATTCATATTCTTCGCCAAAATATTGTAATAACAATTTTCGTCTACATTGTGTACTTCGTAAAAAGTTTTCCATATCTTTAATCTGAGATTCTCTATGACGTTTATGAATTGGATCTTCGATATCTTTCAAAAAGATTTTATTGACTCGCATATCGGCTGCACCATAAAACATAATACATGATGATTCTTCTCCGTTTCGACCCGCTCTACCAATTTCTTGATAGTATGATTCAATATCTCCTGGAGCACCATAGTGAATTACTAATGGAATATTTTGATCAATGCCCATGCCTAATGCAATAGTTGCAACAATCCATTTACATTCTCCGCTAACAAATTCATCAAATGTTTCTGTTTTTTCAGCTTTGGGCAATCCTGCATGATATGCTTTAGCATTTACTCCAAGTTCATGCAACAAATTTGAAATTTTTTCAGTTAGATCACGAGTTCTAACATAAATAATTGCTTGTGATTCTTTATGTTCTTTTACTAATGGTTTAAAATCTGTAGCAGGATTTTTAGATTTTAACCTACAATCAATATAAATATTTGGTCTGTCAAATGACGAAACATATTCATAATGTTCGGTTAAACCAAGATTCTTTGCGATATCTTCTCTAACTTTTGCAGTAGCCGTGGCGGTTAATGCCATAATTGGAATTTCAGGAAACCATTTCTTAAGACATGATAAATGTCTATAATCGGATCTAAAATCATTTCCCCATGATGAAATACAATGTGCTTCATCAATAGCAATCATTAATAAACGTCCTTCATAATACAATTCATTTAAAAAATCAAATTGTGTCATACAAAATTCAGGAGACATATAAATAATCTTATTCGTACCCATTGCAATCTCTGCTATTTCTGCTTGACGTTGTTTTACATTTAAATTGGAATTTAGTGCTACAGCATCAATACCTTTCTCTATTAAACTTGTAACTTGATCTTGCATCAATGCTATCAAAGGACTTATTACTAAAACACATTGTGTTCCTTGTTGTGCTTCAAATGGAATTTGATAGCATGCAGATTTACCATAACCCGTTGACATAATACCTACTACATCACATTGCTCACCTAAAATTGCATCAACAATATTATGTTGCAAAGGCTTCAATTTAGTAAAACCAAACTTTTGACAAAAACGATCATATTTTCCCATTATGAGATATATAATATAAATTAAGAATGTGATTAAATCAATTATTTAGCATTATTGTTGATTATAATCAATAATACATAGTGTCATTATGCTTATAAATATATACAAAATAATCGCAAACCATACATTTTGTATATAATGATACAAAGTAATTGCATCATCATACTTTTCAACAACCATACATCCTCTTCCAGTTCCCGAAAAATATACATTAACTGATTTATCAATTGAAAATTGATCTTGGATGGTATTAGCATCCATACAATAATTATTAACATTGCATGTTGTGTAATAAAATGTTTTATCTGATACAGATGCAACAACATATACATTTCCATCTTTACAATCGCCCTGATCGTATGTTGTAACAGTTGCATTAACTATATTTTCAACATGACCTTTATATACATCAAGTTCTCCTTCTAATAGTAAGTATATTGATAAAATGATAAATATAATAAAACATATTGCAAAAGATGCCCCAATAATATTTAGTAATATTTTATTAGCTTTATCTTTACATGATTGCTCAATTGATATTTTTTTGGTGTCTTTTTTTGGTTCCATATTTTCTAACATATCGTTATTTTTCTCAGATTCCATATTGTCCAACATATCATATGTTTCCATTTCAATTAATGATTGCTCTTCTTCTGTATTCGACATTATTATACATTTACATTAATATCATAATAAATCAAATTCAATTTTTAATACATCATTTTATCGATCATACACCTGCATTACATAACTACCAATAATAACAACGGTACTTGTCATAAATAATATAATTTGCGCATTAAAAAATGTTTTACATGCATCATCATAATCTTTGACATTCATGCATCCTCTACTGGTTCCAGAATAATATACATCAATTACTTTATCAATTGGATATTGTTCCAAAATAAGTTCAGAATCTATACATTCGTCATTAACCCTACATATCGGATAATAAAGTGTTTTATCTGTTGTAATGCCAATAATATATGCTCCGTTGTTATGACAGTTGGATCGATCATATGATGTAATAGTTACTGTAACTATATTTGAAACATGATTTTGATAAATGGAATTAGTTATTGAGTCTTGGAACAAAAATATTACCAAACATATAACAATTGGTATGCATATACAATATATCAATATACATGCAAAAATCACATAATTGTATATTACATTGATATAATTAGATAAATAAATATTTGTATTGTTTGATTCTACATCATTTATTGTTTCATATTTAATATTTGTTCTAGATAATGGCGTTGTTTCGTTATTGAACATTAATATATTATTAACATCCACATAAAATAAAATAACTTCATTTTTTATCTATTGGTTTTGCAAGACTTTCTAAATACAAACGAAGATCATTTGTATAATACTCACCTACAGAAATAGAAGGATCTGATGAAATGACAGATCTGGCACATTGGTCTGTTCTTTTTCCACCAAGATTATTTCGTATGTAGCCATCTTTTGATTGAATTTTTTCTGTAACAGATTTAGGTTTTTCGGTATTATCCATTGACATATAATAACATTAATACGCATTAAAAAATATTTTCATTTTTTACATATATTTTTATTTATACACGAGAATACAAGAACACATATCCATCTCTAGACGTTTGTACAACTGTTTCTGCATCAACTTCTGTAATATTGTTGTCATTGTAACAAAACCATTTAACTTCCCCATCTATTTTTCTAGATGCATATGTAACATAATGTCCTGAATTAACTGAACCCATATGTAATATAAAACCCTTCAACTTGTATGTTGGGCCAAATATATCAGTCAAAAATGGTATTTCAATGGGTTCTTGTCGTTTACCACGACGTTGTTGATCATAATGAAATCTTTTCACAGATATAAATAAATACTTTGGTAAATCATGTAACGAATATTTAATGGTTTTATCTTCATCTATTTGAGTTAAAAAACTGTTATAACAATTCTCTAAAGTTAAATTAGTTTCTGGCATAGGCAATACTAATAAAAATTCTCTATAACGAGTTATTGATGGTTTTGATGATTCTGATGTATTATTAGTTAACACGCTTGTTTCCAACGTATATGTCATTAATTTTTCAATGGTAGATATATATTTATCATGTGTTGTATCTTCATCTGTTTTTAGTAAACGAACATGTGTAATAATATCATCAAGAGTATATGTTAGAAATTCTTGTGCATCTTCTTGTGAAAATCCCGAATATCTAGTATTCATTTTCTTGTATGATACATGTAATATCTTTGGTCCGATGATTTTGGTATTAATATTCATATAATCCCGTATGGTTTTAATGTATTTTTTCAACTTTGTATCCAATAATTCATCATTATTGGCCAAATGTACACATAATACTGATGCAGACATTAACAATTGAATACCAGAATTCATAAAGCATGTATTACCAAAGTTCAATAATCCAACATTATTTTGGATATTTATATCGTTCATTATAATAAAAATTGAAATAATTATCCTAGGAACAATTCTATTATAAAAATACATCAATGGATTCACCCAGTATCAAAACATGCTCATTTTGCAAACAAACCGGTCATTTTAAGAGTAGTTCAGATGGAACTATCTTGTGCCCTGCACTAAAATCCACTATTTGTGGTATCTGTGAAAAACCCGGTCACACTACAGAAAGTCATCTGCGTCGTATTCACGGCAAGGATTACAAACCATTGGTCAAAATCGATGGTGAAGTAGTGAGATCTGAGACAACTGTCGCAGATGAGGAAGAATACGAGGACTTTACCCCAGTGGTCAAAGAGAAGACAAAGCCGAAGAAGGTTCTACAGAAGAAGTCACTTCTTAAGAAGAACAAGCTCGATGAGGCTGCGGAAACTCTATCCAAGGTCAAGAAGCCAGAAGATCCCAATTCATGGGCTAACAAGGCGAAAAAGGGCCAGGAGATTTCTGACATCAAAGATCGCACTGGATCACTCAAAAAGTCTGCTGACACAGCAAAGGCTAAGGAGTGGTTGAGAGTGTTTCCCACTCACATGAACAAGAAGTATGGTCCTTTCTGGGCTTTTAGAGTTGTCGGAACCAAGTTTGACTTTCCTTTTGTAAAGGAAAAGAGAACTGCCGAACTCTATCAGTCATTCGAACGCCAGCTTTTTGGAAAGTATGGCGAGAACTGGATCTTCGATATTGAAGGCACAGATGATGATTGTGCTTGTTTCGTGAGACCTAGAGAGGCTCGTCATCTTGATGACTACGAGAAATGGTTGTCATTTGGAGAGGACCTTGGTGTCATTGATGCCGATGATTCTGAGGAGGAAGACTCTGATGAGGAGGAGGAAGACTCTGATGAGGAGGAGGAAGACTCTGATGAGGAGGAACTCTATGAAGATGAGTCCGATGAGGAAGACTCTGATGAGGATGATGTCGAAGAGGAAGAAGAGGTCGATGACGTCGAGGATGATGTCGAAGAAGATGTCGAGGATGATGTTGATGTCAAAGAAGAGGAAGAAATTCCCGAACCTGAACCCGATGTTTATGTCATGTCAGATGAAGACGAGCCACCGAAAACAAAGAAGGTGAAGAAGGTGAAGAAGGCGAAGAAGGCGAAGAAGGCGAAGAAGTCTCCTACCACCGAGGATGAAGTTTCTGATGTGTAACATCGAAAACGACAAGTCCATTGTTGCATGTGCAATTATTTTATTTAAGTATGCATAGGAATGTAACAAATATTACAAAAGATAATGTCATGTTACTTTAATGTCTGTTGATCATCATGTGTCAAAAATATGCAACAATACGGACCATGTTATATTTAATGACAAAGGTAATACTCGTTGTTTTTTTCAATTACAATTAGATACATATCAAAAATGCATTAAGTTGTTAAATACATTTAAAAATCTCTTACAAGATCTGATTTCTAAGCAATTTTCAGTACATGACAATGATTCTCGTATTAAGGAAATTGTTAACGTATCATTATCAATACTGTATGGTAATCTTGTAACATTGTTAACTACAAAATACAAATCAAGACAATTATTTAATTTATCTATCAACAAGGATACTATTCCTGGTTATAAATTAATAACAAATTATTCCAATTGTGGTGTTTGTCAAACAATGTCATATAAAATTAATTCAATTAGATTACAATTCAATGAATCAACCATAAATATGATTAAAATTGTTCATAATAATATGTACAATCTTCCAGAATCGATTATATTTATTGGGAAAAAGGTAAACAATGATATATCTGTTGACGCATTATTGGTAGATTATTTATTGACGTTAGATTTAGCAATAGATAAACTCAAGGTACATGAGTATACGTTCATTTGTTTATTAAATAGTTTTAACAGCATATAAATACTACTCGTAAGTTTATTGGTTAGAGATTTAACATAAAAATATACTATAATATGGGTAAAACTAATAAAAAGAATAATAAAAAGAATAAACCTGCGCCACCAAAAATAGTATCGGAATCCAATCTGGATTCGGATGTTACATTAGTGCATGAAAATAGATCAGGTCAAAGACCATTTGTGTCTGTTATTTGTCCCACATGGAATAGGCGTCGCTTTCTACCAAATGTTATTCAACAATTTTTATGGCAGACATATCCTCAGGAATATATGGAAATGATCATAGCAGACGATTCACCCGAATCTAATGAAGATATAATTCCAAAGTTATCCAATATAAAATATCGTCATTCACCCGATAAAATGATTTTGAGTAACAAACGAAATTATCTTAATAGTTTGGCAACCGGGGATATTATTGTATGTTTCGATGATGATGACTTTTATAGTTTAGATCGTGTCGCCCATGTTGTTACAAAATTATGCAGTTCTCGTTGTCTTATTGCAGGATCATCAATTATTCATATATATTATAAATCATTGAACAAGATTATCGAGTTTGGTCCATATGGTCCTAATCATGGAACTAATGGAACAATGGCCTATCGGAAAGAATATCTCAATGATCATCGTTATGAAGATGACAAACAAAAGGCTGAAGAAGCTTTTTTTACAAACAATTTTTCAGAACCTATGGTTCAATTGGATCCACATAAAGTAATGCTCTGCTTAGCTCATAATTCAAACACTGTCGACAAAGATCCGTTTATAGAAAAGGGTAAAATGACTCCGTTTGATTTAAAACGATTTTTCAAATCAAAAAATACATCGATGATAAATTGGATTAAAAATGATATGTAAAATAAAATTATTTTAAATATTAATCTCAGCAATTTTATTATGTCAACAACTTGTGATTGTATTAAAAAATGTTCATGTGATACAATCTCTGAAAACAGGAGCGTATGTAAACGTGCTACACATGAATCATATGAAGCATGTGATACCAATTATTTGAACCCTATATCGTACGATGAATTATTTGATGAACAAAGTAATAAATGCACTGATTACAATTTATTAATTAAGAAACTTGAATTTTCTAGAAATGCATATTTTTCATTTCATACTGCAATTTGTAATTTTATTGGTGATTGTACCAAATTGAAACAGAAAGCTAGAGATGATATTTCTGGTAATGAATTATTTTCTCTAAAATATGACTACCAAATTTTGTTGCAAAATTTGATTACCACTGTTGCTGCAGGAATGAGAAGAAAAATTCGTGATGATAATACAATTTTGGTTAATTTTGAAGTACCGAAAACGCGTCCCAATAAAACAATAGAGCATTCACAAACAATGTGGCCGACTGATATTATTTATACAGATGTTGGAGGAATAGATACATTGATTGCATCGATACCCGCTGTAACTATGTATTTGTGTTCCAATTATCAATTGCAAGTTAAAATTACTGCACCTAGAGGCGTGTCATATAGTAATATTGCATTCGATAGTACATATGTAAAGACTCATAGAAATGCAGAAAATGAAATCTTTCTAAGAAATCTTACTCCTGATTTGGAATCTATTGGTCAGGATTTTGGTTTCAAAAACTCTGAACATGCAAATGAAATATTTGATGATATTATCAATTATTCAACTGATGAGAATATTACTGCTCATAATCTAAAGGATGTTACTGAGCGTATTAATAGTATTATGATGTACATTGAAAACTCCCATAGAACAATCATTCAGAAAATGAAAACCGAGAAAATCACTCAGCAAAAAAGAGATGCTAAATAAATGCATTACAATAAATGCATTACAATAAATGCATTACAATAAATGCATTACAATAAATGCATTACAATAAATGCATTACAATAAATGCATTACAATAAATGCATTACAATAAATGCGTCATAATTATTTATTTGTTTATTTATTTTATAGAATTATATTAATGAGTATCAGAAAACGTTGTTTTTGTATTGATGTTAAAGATGACACTAGGGAAAATAATGCTCCAAATATTGAAGCAATGACCATTACATTGGGCAATGCTATAAGAAATGAATCAAAAAAATCCACGGATGAATCTGATATTGAAGGTTTTGATTGCGAAGAAATATGCACAGGAAAAAAGAAAAATGCTTTTGAAACAAATGAATCAAAAAATATTATCCTGATTTTTGGATTAATTCTTTTTTATTATTTTATTAGACACTAAATGTGTTATATTTTTTAAAAACATCATTTAAATCTGCCACTGAATTCCGGATCTCTATGATCAAGGCATCCTTCAGATTTAAATGTATATGCTTTCTCTTTTGTCATATTTTGTCTTGCAACAGACAAATTACGTTTAATAAAACAAATCAAATCATCCATAATCATTGTTTTAATTTGACTGTTGGGCATTGACTCAAATTCTTTTATTAAAAATTTTAATCTTTCGTTTACACTTCGAAAAAATAACTTGAGACTTCTCGACTTTGATAAAATAAGTAAGTCTTGTAATTCTGATTCATATTCGCATTCCATATTCTTGAATGTGTCATATAAGCAAAGATAAGGTGTGGGTAAATCACAAATCAATCTAACATCATTAAAGTCATTTGCATCAATTTGATATATGTTATCCATTAACATGATGTACAATAAAAAAACGTAATTTTAACCATAGATCAATCAAAATAATAAAACAAATTCACTCGACTTGACAATTCAAATCGTTGATTCCACTATCATGCATTACATAATAGTAGAGAACAATTCGTTGAATTCTTCGAGAAGAGATGGGTCCATTGTCAAACGAATCTGTTCAACATATGGCAAGATCAATGCAGCATCTTCGTCGTTGAGAACGTAGATGTGAGCAATTGCCTCGTCCATGTATTGCTGACCTTCTTCATCATTTTGATAAATCTTTCCAGACTTGTCAGACTTGGCATCTGGTTCAGACTTTTTCTCAGAAGAAGTAGATGACTCAAGTTCAGCTTTCGCCTTTTCCTTTTTCATCTTCTTCTTGTGTTTCAAAGTCAAACGCTTAGCGTCTGGTTCCTTGGTCTTGGGTCGAGCAACATGAGATTTTGTCTCATTGGATGCAGCCTTTAACTTGTCAGCAAAGCTAACGCGAGTCTTTTTGGCTGGAGTTACAAAATCATCATCAGAATCTTCCGACTCCGAAATTAGTGGCGGCAATTCGGAATCATCACAGTCACTATCCAGATCATCGGAAATTGATTTCTCAACATTCTTGATAGGAGTTGTAACCGAAGCGGACAAAAGTTCTTTGTCAAGATTGCGACCAATCAACATTCCTTGTGGTTTTAGAGAGCGTCTCTTTTTTGGAGCATCCGGAATCGACTTATTGGTAGTTGTATCGGGAGTCATAACATTCGAAGCAATGGCAATGTCAGGAGTTTCGTCATTAGACTTATCACTCTCGTTGTCATCACTATCATCGCTATCACTCTCAAAACTCAAGGCCGAAAACGACGAAGTCATGGATTTCTCGGGGACCTTCTTGACCTTTTTCTTTCTTACCACAGGAGGAGGTGAGGAAGATCTGGTTGAAGATTTGACAGGAGTCATGAAATTGATATCGGAAGTTTCGTCATCAGACTTATCACTTTCGATGTCAGCTTTCTTAGCCTCCTTTTTGGCTTTCTTAACTTCTTTCTTGGCCTCCTTTTCAGCTTTCTCAAGCTTCTTAGCTTTCTTGGCCGCCTTTCTAGCTTTCTTGTCATCTTCATCTTCATCATCAGCCATGAGAGCACCAAATGCAGAAGTCGATCCAATAATTTTCTTATTGGGAACAGGCTTTGTAGCCTTCTTCGCAACAGTAGCGACAGTGGAAAATCCATCATCGTCAACGTCGAGAACAGGCTTGGCTTTCTTTGCCTTTTTTGGTTTTGCTACAATAGCAGAGGCAATGGGAAGATCTCTCATTGTCTCTTCCGATGCATTGAACACCTCGGGCTGAGCCTCAAGACTGTTCAGTCTCTTGATTTCATCAAATTCGCGAGCCTCTCTAATGAAATCAAGACACTGCTCACGTCTAACTGCATGCATACCAGAAGATTCAGGCTTGTGTTTGTTGAGATGTCCCTCGGCCCATCTAATCATGCCCTCGGCATCTTCGCCATACGAATTGACTTGATTGGGATCGGTACCATGACATAAAGCCAGGCGAAAACAATCAACGGCCAAACTACCAATAGCACAGTTGAACAGGTTAATACCCAAAAGATTGTCCTTGTTGATACCATATCTGGCTTCAACAACTTCTCTTTCGGTAAGACCAAAATGTTCAACAATGTACCGGAGTAAATCGTTCGTGAGCTCGTAGTTCAAATTCTTGGTAGCGCAATGCATTGCGAATAAGGCGTAACTCAAATCATTGAATCCTTTGTAACGTCTCACGTCACTAAGAACAACCGAGTTACCCTTTGCCTTTCCGGTTCTCATCGTGTAGTTCTTTTTATGATTGACGATAAGGCCATTCAATGGACGAATATGATCCTTCAGAGCTTCACCGAGAACGATCGGAAAACAGGTTCCTTCCGCACGACACTGTTCATGTCTCTGGCGGTCAGTGAGTTTGGGGCCACGAGCCCCGGGATTATTGCGTGAGGCAACAGCTTGGTTAAAACTATTGGGCTTGACATCATAACCGAAAGGTTTATCATCCGATTTACCAAAAGACTCGGTAGAGACTTGGTTTGCCGCAGAAGTGGCGTAGCTTGTAGATTGGGTAAAAGACATTGTTTTTGTTTTTCCTAATTTTGAAGACATTAGTAAAGAATATCTAATAGCGTTGTATATAATTTATATATTTCAATTTTTTTAACATGAATATTTTGTATAATCTTGGCATATAGAAATATGACAGTATAATTCATAATGAGCAATGCAAAATCTCGTAAAATCACTAAATTATGTGCATCCGAGTCTACATACGAAACAGAAACAAGTAATTCCAGCAATTCGATTGATTCAAGTGATTCCAGTGATTCTGATGAATCAGATGGCGAACACATTGACAAGGAACAGGGAGATTTCAATTTTGGCGATTTAGTTGACGGGAGATATGTATTAATTAAAAAGATTGGATATGGTACATTTTCAACAATATGGCTAACATACTTATTGAAAAGTAATAAATTTTTTGCAATGAAAATATTTCATGCAGATGAAATATGCAATCATGAAGGCTTATCCGAAGTTACCAAAATAACAAAACTAACATCAATGAAATTCAAAATGACACAATTGCATGAAGTATTAAAATTTACTCCACTAGGATCCGATTCAAAGATCGCGTCAATATGTTTAGTAATGGATATATTAACATGTAATATAAAGAGTTTATCTAGAGATGATGAGAAAATGGAAGAAAGTATTGTTTTAAAAATTATACATGATACCGCAGAATTGTTAAATTACCTACTAACTTATGGTTATATGTATACCGATTTGCGACCAGAAAATATAATGATAAAAACAAATGATGCACGATTGGATGCATTACAAAATGCATTTACTAATTTAAATTTTGATTCAGTATATTCCACCATGTGTTCTGATATCATAACAAAACATGGTTTTAGTATGAGTAATAAAAAACATAAGAAAAAATATAATATGCTCAAACGCACAACTGTTCAGCAATATATCCAAAATACTATGCCTGGTATTATCAGTTCAGTTAAAGATATTGATCATGCTTATCAATTGCATGACAATATGGAAGTATTTTTAATTGATTTTGCAACAATTCGTAAAATAGAAAAAAAGAATACAAATTATCATGTTCAAAGCAGAAATTATACATCACCTGAAATATTAGTGTGTATTCCATATTCATATAAAATCGATGTGTGGTCATTAGGATGTATTATGTATGAACTATTTGCTGGCGATTATATGATCGAACCACAGGGAACTAGATCATATGGTACTGATGAAAATCATTTATATTGGATCATTGAATTAATAGATAAATTTCCAAAACATATGACACAGTCCAATACTGCAAAACAATTCTTCTTTGCAACAGGTAAATTTCGCGTTAATATTGAAGAGAAGGATTGGTGTATAGAAAAATCTCTTGAATGCGATGGCGCAATTATATCTGATTCCAGTATATCTTTAATCAAATCGATGGTAAATATAGATCCAATAAATAGACCTACATATACCGAAATAATAACATCAATTAATGAAATGCTTTCATAA